TTATAACTCCAATAATTGTTTCTTCTTAGTTTCAAACTCCTTCTGCGAAATAATACCATCATCTAATAATTTCTTATATTTCATAATCTCATCAGCATTTGAATGTGAATCAACTTTCACAACATCATTCATATTTTGATTTTCAGAATATTTTTCAATGTATTTTTTTATTTTTAAAGCTTTTCTATAATTATCCTCGCCACCAAATACAACTGAATTTTCATCTTTTACAGCATCTAATGTACCACCAGTAACTTTATAAGAGCTATTCAATGATTGTCCTCCAGATATTGAAAATTGGATGTATCCACTAACCAGCAAACCTGGTTTCTTAACTTCAACAGATGAAATATTTCTTATTGGTAATGTTTTTTCTCTTTCTGCTGCAAACAACCAACCTTTTTTAGTTATTCTTACTGTTTTTCCCTCTAATACGAGCGTCTTTCCTTGAACTCCTTGTAATATTATTCTTTTATTTCTAGTCTTTTGCCACTCATCTTTTGATATCATTTCTATCTGGTTTACCATTATGTCATCCCCCTTTTAATAACAACTATATAGCATAATTGTATATCATTTCATAATTTTCTTAAATACTCTAGATTAATAAATTCAATAATATAGCTATATTTTTACATATCGTGGTATAATATGGGCATAAATTACTTATTGGAGGGAATAAATAATGAAAAAAATCATATTGAAAACATTAAGCGGAATACTTATAAGTTTTAGCCTATTTGCAGTACCTACAAGTGCATTTCAGACAGGCTGGGTATCTAATATAATTAATGGTCAGGTTGAATGGGAGTACATTTATTCAGATATGACTGCTCCTATAGGATGGACATATATAGATGGAGATTGGTATTTCTTTGGCGAAGATGGTGTGGCAAATTCCAATGTAGTTTTAAAAAGTGGAAATTATGACTATTATTTAAAAAATGACTGTAGAATGGCTCATGATGAGTGGATTCATCCCGATGCAAATACAGCAGTACTTCTCTATACTGAGTCTGATGGACATATAAATTACGATAAAATTACTTATAACAATACAATTAATAAAGATACTTGGAATTAAAAATTGAATTTATTAGAAAAAAGTAAAAATGCTATAATTGCTCAAACCTAGAAATTTAAATACTCAAACGAAGAAAAGAGATAGCAATTCCTCATTCTCCCTGCTATCTCTTTTTTATGTTTATTTTTCCTCTTGAATTAAGTATTTCTTATAGTTATAATAAAATTGCAAAATGGACTGGTGGTGGCTTCGGCTGCTGCCTTTTTCATTTTCTATAATTCTTTTCTTCTTTCTTCTATTAAGTTTCCCAATTCCTCAATATCTTCTAACGTTGCTTGCTTTTTGATAAAATTTCTAGCCGTAGATCTATTCCTTAGATACCTAGCTTTCTCTCTATTTTCTTCTTGCCAACGTTTATTCGCTTCTGTTTGTGGGTTCTTCTTTTCTTCCAATTTTAAACGCCTCCTTATTTATATAATAATATTATCAACGTTACTAAACTTATTCCTATACTTATAATGCTTAATGCTAGAGTCAACTTTTGAATTTTATTCATATTCTCTACCTCCTTAATATTATTTATGCTATAATTATTAAGAAGAAACTTTGGGAGCGGAAGGGTTTTACCCTTCCTAGTGTTTACTTGTGTAATGCAATTACTAGATTTATTATAGCTATCACTAAGTTTGTCAAGACTGTTATTAGCTGTATTAAATCTTTTGCATCAAGTCCCTTAGGTTTCTTCTTTTTTCTTGCCATTTCCTCACCCCTTTCTATACTCTTACTATACTATCGATAGTATAATAAGTCAACGTATTTTTGTATTTTTTTCATAAATTTAGGAAATAAATTTGTAAAAAATAAAAGATAGACTAAGTATCTTTACCTAATCTACCTTTATTGGTGTTTCTAATAATATAATGGATATAATTATAATAACATGCCATTATAGAATAATCCATATTAATTGCAATATTCCTTCTATTGTATATATAGGTAAAACATTGTAAAATTTAAGTAAGTTAATAATTTTATAGGGGGATTTAAATTGAAAAAGTTAATTATTAAAAGCTTAATTTCTATCTTTATTACAACGAGTATACTAGGTATGCTACAAACTTCTGCAAATGCTGTGTGGAAACAAGATAATGACGGATGGTGGTACACTACATTTACCACACCTTACTATGCTGTAGGTTGGAAACAAATTGATAATAAATGGTACCATTTTGACTCTAATGGTTATATGTCTAACAATACTATAGTTGATGGATATCCAATAGACAGTACTGGTGCTAGACAAACTAAAACTTCTGGGATTTGTTATTGGGGAGCTGATTTGTTACATATGGATTTCCATTCTAATTTATCAGGATCATATCGATATTCTGACCCAATATTTAATATTGTTAATCCTCAGTACTTTCCAGATACAGTACTTGACAACTTGAATAATGAGTATACTAATTTTCTAACTCTGTACGCTACTACAAATGATTCATATTCTTATATTGAGTTTCCTTTAAATGGTCAATACAAAAAATTTAATGCTAAATTAGGTCTTACTAAAGATTATCAAAGTAATTTGGAAGATGGTTTAGTTAAAATATCTGTTGATGATAAGGATGTTTATAAAACAGATATTTCATCTGGAGATATGTTAAAAGATATGTCAATAGATCTTACTGGTAAGCAAAAAATCAGGTTTTATTTTCAGTTAAATAAAGTCCACATTTATGGCGCCCAAATTGGATTCTTCAATGGTCAGTTTATAAAATAACAAAAAATTAGCAGTAGTTGGATTACTCCTAGCTACTGCTTTTTTTTAATTTATAAATGATAAAATCCACTTTAAATATTCTGCATCATATACTATTTTCCAAGATATGAAATTTACTATTACAACTATAATTAAAGTTATACATATATATAATTTCAATAATTTTTTTGTTTTATTCATTTTTTCATCATATATACTTATATCTTTATCTTTAAAATATAGTTCTTCATACTGTTCTTTTATATTTTTAAAATTATTAGCAGTATTGTTATACTTAAATATATTAATTGGTATGCTTAATAATAGACTTAAATCTAATTGTAATACATATAGAATTCCCAAGATTTTTACTACTAAGAAAGAACTTTTTGCAATGTATACAACTACCCCAGCAATGCTTACAGCTATTAATGATGTCATATTGTTAACAATTAACTTAATTATCGATTCTGTTTGATCTGTAATTTCTTTAATATCAGCTAATAAAGCCTTCTTATTATTATTTCTTTCCTCGAAAAATTTATTTATATTTTCCTGAGTATAATTTTCAAAATTGTCATTTAGTGAATTTAGCAACGACTCACTATTTTCAAGTATTGTTATCAATGAATTTCCTTGACATTTAGCAACAATTAATGCACTTATTACATTTCTACATATATTTAGTTTATCAATTGAAGGAATGTCATAAATCCAATTGTATATAGTATAAATATTTCTAGCATTACTATAGTCATAATTTATATTACCGTTATAAATTATTTCGATTCTTTTATTACCATTTATAATACTTTTAAATGTATCTTCTATTTCTCCGCTAAAGTTACATATTGATAACATTGCCAAGTTAACAGTAATTTTCATAAATTCACAAATTATTTCCTCATCAACGCTAAATTCAATATTATCCCTATAAAAAAAAGTATGATTTGGATTTAAGTATTTTGTAGAGTCTACCCAACTACAAGATATATTTCTCAGTTCACAAATCTCTTTTTTTAGTGACTTATTACCATCTACGAATTTTTTTATTTCTTCATGCAAATTGCCTCTATTTAATCCTATAATTATACAAAAATCATTATATAATAACATATCTGAATCTATTATTATAATTATATTTTTATTTGAAGAAAAAATTTTTTGCTCAAGTTTTCTATAATATTGTGGTTCAATTTTTAATTCATTCAAAAATGAATTTTTATCAAAGTATACTAATGTATTATGCTCTGAATTCATTTCAATAATGCATTTTACTAATTCATTATTGGATATACTTAATTTAAATTTACATTCTTTAAAATCATCTCCAACAATTTCTTCTTCATATTCTTCTTTATCAGTTAAGAAATCGTTAATGTCAATCTCTTCTACTGCTGACTTGCACTTATAAATACTTAATACATTGGGATATAATTCATTTAAGTTTTTCATTTTTTCAAAAGATAATATATTTTCTAATCCAGTAAAATACGAGAATTCCATATTGATTGTGTTTTCATAACAATTTATTTGATTAATTTTATTGTTATTTACACTTTTTATAAAATCATATAATCTTCTCACATTTATACCTCCAATTTATTTATAATTTATTTTTGTTTATCCTAACCTTCCTAATAATTATATTTGCTAGTCCATCATCAATATCTTCAACCACAATATCGTTACTATTAAAAAGAGATGCTTTTGCTCTCAACGATATACCATTTTCTGTAATCAAAGTTCTACTTTTTAATCTTTTTTCAACTGAATCTTTGTCCACTTTAAATTCAAAATCTATTTTTTTACTTTTAATCTTTTCTTTAAATTGTTCTCTAAAATCTTCTTCTTCAAAAACTGATGCTAATGTTTCATCAATATCAAAATCCTCTGATTTTTCTAATTTGCTTGTGAATGCATATGTTTTTTCAAACATATTACTAGGCTCTAACGCATATTTTTCATTTATAAATCCTACAACTTCTTTTATTACATTGTTCGTGTTGATTTTAGAACTATTTATTAATTCACAATTAAGAAAAGATGTTCTAAAATATGTACTAACTTCTTCGCCATTTTGTGTATCAAGTAATAAAAAACTTGACTCTATATCTTCTAAAATATCTTGATCTATTATAGCACATTTCCTTAATCTCTGACTCTTAGTAAAACCATTTCCATTAAGTTTAACAATAATTTTTATTTTACCCTCCTCTTCGATTTTTTCGGTATAGAAATTTTCATTGAAATCTAACTTAATGATTGCAACTGAAACTAAAGGTCCGTGCATATACCTACATATTAATAGATTGGCAGATGATGCATTAGTTCCTGACATAGCTCTATATAATTCTCTAGATATTTTCTTTGATTCGTCTATAAAATTTTCTTCATTGTCTATTATTTCAATACAAGATTTTCTTACTGAATTATCGTCATTAATAAACTTTGCAAATAATCTAGATTCATGTTTAAATGCATCTATAATATGTTTAATTATAAGTGAGTTTAATTTCTCATCCAATTCAATTTCGTAATCACTTAAGAAATGTCCACCATTGCTTTTATCTTGATTTAATACATGCACTATTGCATTTGTTATAGAAATATTTCCGTCTAAATTCATAATTATCCTCCATTATATTTATTTATATTTAATAGATTTTATGCTATAATAGAGGCATATTAATCAAACTCTATTATAACGAAGAACTCATTATGTATCTGTAATCGAATGAGTTCTTTTTTGTATTGTCATATTTACATAATACTACTTTTATGACAAGTTTTCTACAAATAAAATAGAGATTTGAAAATGTTTTTTTTTGTATTCTCACAATATATAATCAGCTACTAATATTAAATTGTAAACTTAGCTTTGCAACAAAAAATAAATAGAACATGACTACTCCTATGACTAAAAATTATTTTATGTTATAGAACCAGCTCCTCAATATCTCCTTCAACTCCAAACATTTGCTCATAGGTAAGTTTTGAGTTTCAATCCACACACCATTTTCGTTTCCCCTAAAGTAACATCTAACTCCTTTAAAATATTGGAGCACATAATCAGCATCAACGCCATTAAAACTACTATCTCCTTGATATCCATTAGGTAAATAGTTTGTAACAACATATCCAGTGGTTTTATTTAATATTCCTTCATTAAACTCATTCATATCACATTCTGTATTTATTCCACTTACAGATCCTGTTTCAGAATATTGATGTCCTACTCTATTAGTGAAGAAATTAGAGTTTAATTTCCATGGGATATTGTTATAATTAGCTTCCCATAATGGATACTCTGCAATTCTATTATCTACGTTATCCATAAAGCTAGTGTAAGTATAAATACCAATTTGCATATTAGATAACTCTTTAAATTTAGTAATAAATCTTAAAACATAATCCATCAGCCCATCAAAATTAGTTTCTACATCTAACATTGGAATAAGATCACTAGCTTTATCTTTTATAGCATTATAAAAACTATTGGCCTGAGTTTCTGGAGCGCTAGTTCCAACTAAGAAATGATAAAATCCTGTCCTTAGACCTGCGTAATGTGCATTAGAATAATTGGTATCCAAATAACTGTCTGTAAATGTTGTCCCTTCTGTAGCTTTAATATAGACAGCTTCTACTCCTGCTGTTTTTACCTGGTTAAAATTTATATTTCCGTTATGATTACTTATATCTATACCTTTCATTTATATCATCCTTTCTATAATAAAAAAATAAGAGCAATCTATAAAGGCTGCTCTAAATACTAAGCTGTTACTTGTTGTGTGCTTACATCAGCAGGTTTTACTAATAACGCTTGAACTTTATTAAATTGTTCTGTTAATGCTGCTAATTCAGCTTTTAGATTTGTATTATCATCCTGCAACTGCTTAATTAAGGTAGAATTATCTACAACCACATCTTTTCCTTGATTTATCTCCCCTGCAATGCTCTGCCTGATTTCTACTACATCATCTTGGCTTAGCTCTGGAAACTTAGCTAATAGCAATTTATCAAACTGATCTGCTTTAGATAATACCTTCTCCTCTACAGTTTTACTTATTCTAAAGTTCTCATCTACTATGTTCCAAATAGCTTTTCCTACAGTAATATAATTTTTATTCTTTAGTATAGTTTCCTCTAGTCCACTTTTAATTAACTTACTTTCTAATACCTTAATTATCAACTTTAATGCTGTTCTTATCATTTTACATACCTCCAATTATTTGTTAAATATTCCTGTTTGAACTGCGTAAAAAAAGAAGCTTATTAAAGCTCCTCCGATTGCAGTTATAAACCACTTCATCATACTTGTTAAATTTTTAAGATTTTCACATAAATTCTTAAGTTCCGTCTTGAGTTCTCGCCCATCCTGTTCAAGTTTATCTAGTCTATTTCCATGATTATTAAGCCTTTTATCATGCGTTTCTATTTTATCTCTTATTAATTCTTCATTCATATTACACCCTACCTTGTTTCAAACTTTTTATTAAAATAAGAAATAAAAAAGGACTATTGCTAGTCCTATTTTATTTCTTATATGTAATTACTAATTTAATTGTTATCATACATTATATTTATAGCTTCTTTCTCTAAATTAGTTATTTCTAAATCCCACAAATTTAATTTTAATAGCTCCTCTTTTATATGTTTATAGTTGTCATCATTAATTACTGTTGTTGCTACAATAGCGCTATATTCTTCTGTTGGCTGTGAACTTTTAAGTATATCTTTAATTCCATTCACAATTCTATTTCTACGTCTGGTTGAAACATTAGTACCTTGAATATAATCATATAGCAATTCATCAATTTCACTTAACTTGTCTATTATTGCATTACAAATATTAAATCTTGCCTTTACTATTGTAGTTGTATCATTTAAATACAGCACATCAATAGTATTACTTGCTAATTTATTTCTATTTTTACTTTTGTATCTATAATTATAAAAGTAAAAATAATCTTTAGGGTTATTAATTGTTGGGTTAATTATCGGCTCACTCTTAGTATCATGGGTGCCTTTATTGCTATTGCAACGGCCACAAGATGGAAGTAAATTCTCCCATTTTACAACTTCTTCAGGATAAATATCTTTGGGATGAAAATGCTCAACATGCATTGATTTCCCTTCTTCGTTTAGTTTTGTTTCGCAATAGCAGCATTTATTATCAGACATATTGAGCAAACTTTCAATAATAAATTTTTGTCTCCACACAGGAATATCCTTATTATTTCTAAATTCCTCTTTTAATCTTTCTTCAAGTTCTTCTGTTAATTTTATTGGTTTAGAATTTCTTTTTAAAAATATCATTCTACATAACCTGCCATTTGTATTTTTAAGATTTTCCTTATAGGATTGTTTGGATGTAACATTTCGTTTAAGATACCATAATATTTTTTTATTCCATCTATATCATCTTCATCCATAGCTTTATCAAAAGCTTTTATAGTATCTAGATATAATTGAGATGAAGTGCTTCTTAATCCCATAACATCAGTCAATATTTCTTCTATAGTCCACCCTTGTAAACCATGCACTCCAAGTTCCAAGTCCTTTTTATACACATTCCCATCCTTATCCACTGATAATGGAATAATTTCATTAGGCAATACCGATTGTATCATATTAGGACTGTGGGTTGTTGCTATAATTTGTGCATTAGGCAGCATATTTTTTAATGCGCTTACTAGTTGTGATTGCCATTCAGGATGCAGATGCAAATCTATTTCGTCAATTAGTATCACACCATCAAAGTTTTTTATATTGATTCTCGGTGCTTTAAATCTAAACTCAATCTCCTTTATAATCCCAAGCAATATATACAAACATGATTTATATCCAGATGATAAATATTCTAGGTAAATTTCCCCTTGTGAGGTATTAACTAAAATATCTAGTGAATCTGACATAATTTTTGAAAATATAATATTTTTATCCAATATACTAAAAACACTTAAAGCTAATTTAAGATTTTCTTCTTGTTCAGTCGTTAATCCATTATCTTGTTTAGAAAAAAGATACCTATTTATAAACCAACTTTTTATATAATTCGCATCAATTCCGTTTTTAGCTCTTAAACTTGCTTTATAATTGTCAACTTCTTCATCAGCCATAATTCCAGCAAGTTTTTTGTAATCTAATCTTCTATCTGTATTAAAAAATAGAACTGATAAACTATTCTCTGATGATTTGTACAATATATCATTCTTAAAAGCATTGAATTCTGTTATATCATATTCATCTCTCATGATGCCATTTATATTCGATAATGTATACTCTAAAGTTACTGTTCCCTTATCGTATCCAACATGTTTTTTTAAAACATTAATATTATCCGATGTAGTTGAAAAACAATGAGATATTGATTCAAGAATAGTTGTTTTTCCTATACCATTTGTTCCACAAATTAAATTTAAGCCACTATTAAATTCTAAATTTATTTTCTTTATTCCACCAATTCCGCTTATATTTATACTTTTAATTTTCATACTCCTTCTCCTATCTAGATTACTATTTGGAGTCAATTCTAATATTATCCTACTTTTTTTTATAGTACCAATATTTTTCAATTAATTCAACCTCTTTTCTTATAAAGTAAGCAATAAAAAAAACACCTCATTGGTGCTGATCTATTACTTTATCTCCTTTTATTTGCTACTTCATATTTTCCTATGACGCAGTACTTTCTGTAGTTGTATCTTCCATAGCTCCAATATCCACAAGGACTAATTTTACTTGCTCTTGTAAATTCAAAAGATTAGGAACATCCTTATATTCATAGGTGCCTCCTACTATTAAGGTTACCCATACTTTTACACATCCACTATTCTTGTTAAATTGCATTCTAAACACTCTCCTTAAAATTAAATTCATTATACTAAGCATTGGTTTTTCCCATTGCTACTATACTTGTTAACTCTGCATTTGCTTGTGCTAAGTCATTTACTTGATCCTTTAAAAGTTCAATTTCTGTTTTTGGTATATCCTCAAGTATTGGTTTATTTGGTGTAACAGAAACATCAACACCTTTTAAAATTTGACCTTCTGGAACATCTACTACTAAAGATTGTATCGCCCCTGTAGGCTCTTCAATGTTTTCTCCCATCATTGTCATATATTGTTTCCCTTTACTATCATAGATTAATAATACTTTCATTTCATCATATCCTTTCTAATTTTATTCCCATGCCCACCAACTATATACATCTCCTACCCATAATCCTCTTACAGTAAATGTGTTACTACCAGCACTAGCATTAAACCATCCAGTACCTCCAGTAATGCGCATTCCATCACCTTTATCAGCAAAAAATACATATAATCCTCCAGTCCCCTGAAGATTCCCCATTATGAATATTCTTGGTGTAAATGGTAAATTAATTGTCATTGTTTCAGTTATTACTGTAAGTGAACCACTTGTAAATTGCTTTCCGCCTAGACTTTCAATTGTCGCAGTTCCAGTACGTAATATACCCGCTGCTGAATTATATGTTTTCCCCACTACTACATCAGCATCTGTTGCAGTTCCTGTAATAGCGGCTATTATTTGATCTCCACTTAAGTATTGACCTGCGCTTATTTTTTGTTGTGATGTACTAGGATTAATTGTTACTCCCGCTTTTGTTGGAATGCTTTGAGTTACCTTTCCAGTTCCATCATGATATCCTTTAGGAATTGTATAGGAACCATTTATAGGCAATGACTGAACTATAGCTCCATTATTAGGCATTGTTCCGATTAACCCTGTATCATTATCATTGCTGAATTTTTTAGTTGCTAGTACATGAGAAACATCAGCATCACCCTCTGCACTAGCTTTGATAAAAAAACATCCCTTACCACTGTCTCCAGTTGAGTTATACCAAACTGTATATGCTTTTCCTGATATTAAATTTGGTGATGTTGTCGTTCCTGGTTTATATAATTTTTTACCATTTATAGTTGTTGCAGCTCCACCATTATTTGCACTTGCTATAAAAGTCATTGGATATCCATTTACTAAAGTTCCTTTGATTGCAAGTGTTATGGCTGCAGCAGATCCTCCTGCTGTTTGATACACCATATCTGACAAGTGCGTCTCGTATTCTTTCATTACAGAATCAATTTTTGTAAAGTTATCTACAAAATCTTGCCTTTTAACATTGTCAGTTCCTTCAAATAATTTAAGTCCATAATTACTTGATAATTGCATTTAATCATCCTCCTTAGTCGTATATTTCTAAATCATCCCACTTAATGCTTTCAGCATTGTTATAAGATAAATTTTTACTGTCTAAATAATCCCAAGATGTATAAGTGTATTTAAAGTCATATACCAAATGTGCAGGCTTAATATTATCTAATGCATTTTTTAAACCTTGCATATTCTTTGGTATTCCTTTTACTCCAACGAATTGTATTGTAAAAGTATAAGGTCCAGTATTCTCTATAACATTAACCTCTCCACCACTAAAAGCCTCAGCAACACTTTTTATTAATGCTATTGTACAAGTTCCTTGACCTCTTTTTTTAGCCTTTACAACTTCCCTACGCTGTTCATAGCTATAATTAAGATTGGTTGTTATTCCATATTCTTCTTCCCATAGATCAATTCCCCATGTAGCAGTATCGATATAAAATTGTTTTTGTAAATCTTCTAGGCAATATAAAAGACTACCTAATTCATCACCCTGTGATTTATAGATAGCCTGCATAATATCATTATTTTCCCATATAAATATTGGTACATATTTAGTTAAATCAACAAAATATTTTTCTAAATCCTCTTTAGTTGGAGTATTTTCTGCATACTGTATTAATCCATATTGACTTATTCCATACTGCATATTATACCCCCTCTAAATCATTCCATGTCATACCTTTTTTTACATAGGTACTATTAATTTGTTTTCCATCAGAGTCTTGGTTGGCTCTAGTAGAAATAATATCTATTGTTGCTATTGACGCTTCTGTATATCCGGTTGGAAGCGAAGTTACAGTTGAAGATTGCCATGTTACAGATGTAGAATTCATGTAATCTCCTTTACTAAAACCAACTATATCTATAGAATCATATCCTTCTGATTTTTGAATATATAAATCCCATGTGCTGGTTGCAGATTTATATATATATGCATTAATGTTCCCAATTTTATTTATATACGATAAAGTTGGATCAGATGTATTTTGGCTATTAAATTTTATGATTATAGTACCAAATCTCTCTCTTTGATGAATATAAAAAACTATTGGTTGATTTTGATAGCTTGAATTTACTTTTATTTGTGCAAAATACATAAAGCCTGCAGTTCCAGCACCTCCATTTATATTAATAATTGAAATGCCTTGATTAAATAATGTTCTTCCTGTTACAGTTCCACCTGTTAATGGCAATTTAGTATTATCATAAATCGTTACATCACCACCACCATCAAAATTAACACCATTTATTTTTCTTGCAGTAGATAATTTTTCTGCCCTATCTACTACTCCATTATTATTAGTATCATATACGCTTTTAAGCATATCACCATATCCAGCAGTAGATATTTCATCTTTAGTTGCAAATTTCGCATTTGCTTCTGATTCTGTATAATATCTATCATCATGTGTATGAGGCTTAGGAGCTTGATTATTAACGCCAGAACTATCAAGTGTGGCCACCCCATTAGCGACTCCCATTTCACTTCTTTTTACTTGAGAGTCGTTAGTTACATTCCCCAATCCTATTTGGCTTGCAGTAGTCGAATGAGGATTATTTGTGTTACTCGTATGATTGGTTAATGTGCTTAAATTTGCTGTGATTTGTGACTGTAATTTCCCCAATGCTCCAAGTACAGTATCAGACGCACTAATTATTGAATTTGTGGTAGTAGATAAACCAGCTAATACACATGATCTTATTGTAGATATTAAATCAGTAATATTTACAGCTATATGAGTATGTCCCACATCTGATTTGTTATTTACTGAATTCCACAAAGTCCTTTCTGCTGCTGTAATATGCTTTACTGTATCCGAAATATGAGTATAAGCAGCATTCCAGTTATCAATTAAAGCTTGAGTAATAATATCTATAATCCCTTTATTAGAATGTGTATGTTTTTTACTATTCATATCATCATGGTCTAGCTTATCTTGCTTTGACATCTTACCATCAACGCTAGATGAAGCTAAAGGAATAGAGTTAGCACTAATAGGAATCCATGCACTTCCACTATACCTATAAGTAATATCTGTATCTTTAACATTAACTGTCCATCCATCATCAGGTGTTGGATAGGTTGTTGCTATATCAGAATAAGTTGCTACAGATTCTTTCCAATCCATATTACTAACAACCTGGTTTATTTTATTATCAACTTCATTCTTTGTATATTTATCATCCCAATTAGGCTTATTAGTATTAATTGTATTTGTAAGTGTATTTTCTGCGGCTTTAGCACGAGTAATTTCAGAATTAAGATTGTTGGTTAAGGTGCTCTCTGCATTAGTAGCTCTTGTTACTTCAGCGTTAAGATTAGCTGTCAACGTACTTTCAGCCGATTTAGCTCTATTTACTTCTGAATTAAAGTTATTATTCAAAGTGTTTTCCGCTGCTGTCGCTCTATTAACTTCATTAGTTAAATTACTAGTTAATGTAGTTTCAGCGCTTTTTGCTCTAGTAACCTCGGAATTCAAGTTATTTATTATAGTATTTTCTGAACTCTTTGCTCTTGATATTTCTGTATTTAAATTATCATTTAGCACCTTTTCAGCATTAGTAGCTCTATTAATTTCATTATTAAGATTTTCTTGGGTTTCAACAACTGCATCCTGAAGTTTATTAACATCTTCTGCTTCAATCTGGTCACCTGTAGTTTCATAAGATATATATAATTTAGGCGCACTACTGAATATCTTAATTATTGTTTTCCATGGAGTTAATGATGGAGTACTTGAAGAATAAGTGTTTATTTTATCTCCAGTAAGCTTAGAACCTGTATAAACATTTATTGTACTTGTAGTTACATTATCATGTATTAACGCAGCTTCATATACCCCATTTACTGGAATAACTTCTTCTTCTATGGTATAAACATTTCCGCTAATCCTATTTAGTTTTTCATTAAATTTTGTTATATCCAATTCTAAATCACCCCTAGCGAAACAGAACCAATAACTGCAATTTCTTCATCTCCTAAAGTTATATTAGATGTTCCATTGTTTATTTTAAGCTCTGCATAATCTATTACTCCATCGATATCAACTAAAATTCCTCCCAGTTTTGCTAAGCTTACTTTCTTAGTTGTATAAACTTTATTACTTAAATATTCTTTTGCTGCACTTGCAAATATGTTTTGTACATCACCTAATATAACACTGGAATCTATTTCTACATTTGCGGTTATATTTATTGTTATTTCTTTTACAGTAACTACTGTCAATGTACCTGCTAATATTGGTCTTACTTCATTTATATGGCTATAAACTTCTTTTATAAGTTCATCATTTGCAGCTCTTTTATTACTGTTTGCTATTATTAATTTTACATTACCTGCTCCTGGTATACACTTTGCAAATCCTACACCTGTAACTTCTAATGCCCACTGTTCATAGTGATACTTGTTACCGCTAGTAGCCGGAGTTTGAACCTTTAATATATACCTATTATATAGAGCTTCAGCGGTTTCAATATCATAACCATTATCAATTTTTTCTTCATTTGCTATTGTAAATATTCCACTATATTTTACAGGCATAATATATATGTCACCCTCAGAACAATTATAGGCACTACCATAATCACTAGCCGCTATATTTGCATAGCCTACTCCATTTTCGTCTATAATAATTTTTTCTTGTGTCATATAAGTTTTTCCAGATTTAGTTGTAACTATAGATTGTTCTGGAAACACCGCATTTTTATTACCAAGAATTTTTATAATTCCAGTGGCTTTTGTAGCTTGTTTTCTGTATATTCCCATTTCAGCGCATCTCTGTTCTAAAGTGTCTATATAATCATTTTCAAGTGCAGATTTTGCAAATATCATTTTAGGAATTTCGTCTAGAATTAAAGAAATTTGAGAAAATACATAACTTGATGGTGACAAAGCATTTCTTATAATACTATGTTCACTTGTATCGGTATCTTTTAATGTGTTAATCATTTCTGAATAATATTGCTCCGCGCTTTTATAAAATGTGTCCAAAGTTTACACCTCCACTCCTTTTATAGATTCTGAATAAGATCCATATATGCTATTAACGTTAAAATTTATAATTGCTTTGTTATCTTTCATTGTTATCTCTAAATCTTCTATTGAATTCACATATATGTTATCCACAATAGCTTCTTCTATAAACTCTTGCGCATGCAAACAAGCAAAACTATAGCCTTTTCCTATAAGTTCGTTTATTTTACCACCAACTTTTCCATTGTAAATAAACCATCTATCTTTATATATTTTTAAAGATAAATAATTTCTAACTTTCAAAGCTTCTAAGCCATCTAAAATTATAAACTTTCCATTTTCATCAAATAGAAAATTATCATTTTCAAAATTCCAAGCATACTCTTTTAACAATGGAATTCCTTTATCTTCTATATCTTCTTTTCTATTAATAGCGTAAGTTGGAAAATTAGACATTTGATTCACCCACTTTTAATTTGTTTGAAACATAATATTTATTTTCACTTATAGGTCTAACTATAACTTTATCACCTTTATTTAATTTATTTTCAAATAAAATAGAACCATTAGAAATAGTTTCAGATCTATCTCCAACAGTTCCTCTTAAACTCTTAAAATATTCTATATGTTCTAACAAATCATAATTAATGATTAAATTTTTATCTGTCAAAATTAATCCCCCAATATTAATTTGAAAGGGTTCTAAAGATTCAATAATTCCTATTTCATGTTCTTTTATATCTATAGCATTTCTAGAATTTGAATCTAATGCAGCTTTTAATTTTTCTTCTGCCAGCATATTCATTCACCTCACAATCCTTCATCATATTTACTGAATCCATCCGAACTATATATGTTCCACATTTGCGAGCCTTTTGTTTTATCTCCAGCATATGGAGTATTATCAAAACCAAAAATTTGTTCTTTCGGCGTATTCCTATCTGCTATTGCTGATTTATAATTGTAACTGCTTCCAGAAATGAGTTCGCACCAATATATGATAAAATCTTTTAATGAATCGAATTTTCTATATAACATACTTCCTTCACTTGAAGGCGGTTTATAATCTTGTATCGCATTTTCACTACTAGCAGAGCATTTTACACCACCAAAATTATAATATTTTGTAGCAAGTTTAGTGAACCCACTACCAGTCCAGGATTCTTGGATCATACATGAAATAATTACTCCAGGAAAAATATGATATTTATTAAATAATGTTTTAGCATACGGCGCAACTGCTGCCGCAAATTCTTTTTGACTTGTACAATTTACAGCAGTATTAATTGAAGCATCCTGATTGCTACCAGCACTTTTGGTAGCTATAAAATCTTCGTCTTTTAGCACCCTCCGCACACATGCATAACTAGTTTTGGCATCAGCTATTTGTATTACTCTACCGCTTTCAGGAGCATGAATAATTTTTCCATTACCAATATACATTTGAACATGATTGGCGTGCGGAAACATTAAGTCTCCTTCTTTCCACTTACTACTATCGGATGCACTAATTGCCTTCCCTTGCCCCATTTGATTGTTGGTAGTAGTTCTGGTTATATCTATACTAAAGTGTTTATATACAGCTTGGGTAAAGCCACTACAATCGTAAGCTTCTTTGCCTATCCAATTTTTCCAATTATCATTAGCACCTTCTAATGTTGCTATTTTAGGATTAGCCTTAACTAACTCTTCCGTTAAGATTTTTCCAGTTCCTCCATATAAATATGGATAACCTAAAAATGTCTTAGCATACTCAACGACTCTATCTGCAAGGGATCCCTTATTTTCTCCATCTCCATCATCTTGTTTTTCTTCTATATCACTAAAGTCCGTTAAGTCTTTGTGCTTACTTGTAGATAAACTTAAAGTACTTATAAAATCTCCACTAGCAACCCATTCCCATTCAGATGCTAGTATATACATAAATCTATCATAGAATGTACTATCGGGTAATTTACACATTACACCATATCCAACTTTATAGTTTATATCTCCTAGACATTTCACCTGTACCTCTTCACTTGGGTTTCCTTTTTGATCTAACTTCTTTTTTATCTTAGTTTCTACTTCTACGCTATATTCTTCATCTTCTTCAAGGATTACATTATCCTGTATTGTTCCATATCTATCTTCGTCAAAATCAGACAACGTAAGGTAATTAATTTGCTTATAGTCACTATCAAAAATATTAATTTTATTTACCATATCTTGCATAGATCTATTAATGGTGTAGTCAATTAGATTACCATCAATAACATCTTTGCTACTTTCTTGTATTGTAACACCACTATAATATTTATCACATTCAGTTATTATAATTTTGCAATTAGTATTCATATGCATGTAATAATATACATCCGTTTTTTTGCTCACCTCTTGCATTATTGCCATTAATACATCTTTAGCACTTTTGTTTTTAATAAGATGGGTTCCTATTAAAATATTACCATCATCACCTAATTCACTATCAATATCAAATGCTTTTAAATCAATGTCCCCAAAGACAGTGTATAAAGCATCTTTGACACTGATATTATCTAAATTTCTAGTTATATTAGATTTTATAATCCACCATGCCAAATCATAACAAGTAAATGTATAAGTGTTGTTTTTTAAGTTGAATTCACTATCTGTAATTCTTCCATAGAAAATTAAACCTCCCTTATACCATAGACAAACTTGATCTCCAATATCAAACTTATAAAAATAATAGTCATTATACTCATAAGCTATTGTAAAATTCAATTCGGTTGTTATATTAGTGTGTGAACAATACATTTTAATTGAACTACATATATCCTGTATATTAATTGTTTTATTCACATCATTCCATTTATAAATTTTTAGTGTTACATTATCCATATACTCACCTATATTTTTAATCCTTGGCCAACTTCTAAAATTAAAGGGTTTTTCAAATTATTTTTATTCATAAGGTAATTCCATTTACTAGAATCCCCATATAATTTAGCTGCTATTGTAATTAAAGTATCACCTTCCCCAACATAATAAGTATCTGAACCATAACTATCTATGACATATTGTGAATTAATTACATCATCAGAATCGGTTAGTTTATTTTCTCTATATTCTCTTAAAGTTAGATTGAATTTTATATTTTTTGATCCATCTTCTTCAGCAAAATCAAACTTCTCTATCCTGCAATTTAAATGTGATATTTTTTGAGTATCTGTTCTATACGACATAAGTAAATTATTTTGATTTACCATCCAATCATATAAATAATTCGTATAGTACCCAGGAGTATAATCATTATTAAACACAAAATCATAATTGTTCTTTGGATGTGGTAATATCCCATCCATAGTTATTTTAGTAAGATTTCTTATGGCACCTGTATCAGTTTCACCATGTCCAAATAATTCAGCAGTACTTATATTCATGCTACTAGAAAACTTAGGAAAAGGTGTTAAAGGAAATAAAATACTGAAATTATCTTTTACTTTGGTTAATATTAGTTTTCTTCTATCCTCTCCCATTGTGCTCATCCTCTCCTTTTTAATAATTTACAGCATTTCTAGTATTATTTAGCTTGTTTAATTTATTTGCAATTTGATCCATAATGTCGTTAATATCTACTGTTTCTTTAATTGTATCTACATTAAGATTTATTTCAGTTTTATTTGATGCATGGCTATTTGTGCTAGTATTATTAATTGTATTACTTATTTCTTTATTATTAAGCATACTTGGAATTGTATTCCACTCAGAATAGGATTTATATTTTTCGTAAGAATCATCGTGATTGTAGAATTGCTCGTATGCATACAAATTCTTGTATTTATTTCTAGTTGCAGCATCCCAAGTGTAAGTATTATCACTAACACCATTAAGTTTTGCATCAGCTCTTTCACTTTCTGCCAGATTCTTAATCTCATTATTTTTATAATTGTTATCTGCCTCATCATTTCCCATAATCTTTTCGTATATATAATTCCATCCATTAGCGGAAGATTTCAAAAGAGATTTACTTGCTGCTGGAACATCTATTTTATTATCCTTCGAAGTAAATGCATTAAACATACCATTTGCAACTTTATGTAAAACACCATTTTCACCAAAAAAACTATTTGTTGCAATTGCGAAAGCTCCAATTGACAGCGTAGCCTTATTTAATATACCTGGTAAACTATTAGATACTCCCCCTAAAGTAGCTAAACCACCAGTCAATTTTACTATTGGACTTAGCACTCCACTAGCAACTTTAAGACCGATTAAACCAACTCCAATTTTTATTAAAGTCGTTACAGTTTCTGGATGCATTGTAATGTAATCTAAGCCTCCTATTAATCCATTTCCTAACTTACCCAATCCATCAGCTATTTTATCAAACGATTCGCTTTTACTAAATTTGTTAACACTTGTTATAAGTTTTTCTAGTCCTTTAGACGCATTATCAAATAAACTCCCATCCTTTATAGCTCCATCATCACCTATTCCGACCATATCAGCTAAAGTTTTTTCCCAATTCCCTTTTAATGTTGATAGCCTTCCACTAAGTGTCTTAGAAAATTTATCAGTCATTCCAGATATACCTTTTTCACCCATGTAAGATTCTAAAACTTCCATAAGCTTATCTTTATCAGTAACTTGACCTTTTTTATTTGTGAATTTGCCTAATCCATTTGTTTTAGCGTAATCCTCAAGACCTTGTCTCTTTATACCCGTAATTGTCTGTAGCCTTTCCCATTCTCCCCCTAATGCATCTGAAATCGCATCAACTGCACTCGATAGATCTCCAACTCCTTGTATCTTTGCAAAAGATCCCATATCTTCATACATTTTAAATGTTTTTTCATCATCTTTCATTCCAAGTCCTTTTGCTCTAGCTAAAGCACTTGCAACCTCAGATTCAGTAAATGGGGTTTTATTTGCTTCCTGTGTGGCCCATTTGAATTTTTCTTTTCCTTTAGTTTCCCCATAAGTTGCTTGCAAAAATGTACTTGCGTTTTGATATGTCATTCCAGCTTTTAATGATTCTTTAGTGAGATCAGCTGCACCTTTAAGACTTAAATAACCTGCTGTTAGTTTGCTTAATGTACCTAATGTAGAATTGGAAAAGTTACTAATGCTATTACTTAATGATCCAAAGGCATTACTACCGTCATTTTTTATTTTTCTAAAAGTGGTGGCCCATGTTTTTCCGGTTCCAGCACCTGCATTGTTAGAGCTCCTTTCAACCTCGCTCCATGCTTTTCTAAAAGCTTCACTCTGTGATAACCCTGCCTTTTTATATTCTTGTGCCAAGCTTGCCACTTGGCTTCTCATACTACCAACCGAGTTTGCAGACGCGGCTTCAGCATTCCTCATTTCTCCGGTTAAGCCATTTACACTACTTTTAGCACTTGTAGCCTGCCCGATAAAAGCACTAAACACCCTAGAAAAGCCGTCTTTTATAGTCAATTCACTTCCAAATAATCCGATAGCAATCACCTACTTTCTTGTCAAAAATGGATTTAAGGCAATTTTTTCATCTATATCTTCATCATGTAATTTATGCATAGACGCTATATAAAACATTTTTTCATAGTATCCAAGATCAATTAGTTTTTGTAAGTCATGACCTTTATTAATATAATAGGCGAGCATACGTACCTCATCATCTTGGTCTATGAGTTTTTTATTTCTTTAATAAGTCCCTTTTCTAAATGCATTCCACTTAACTTACCAACTTCAGTTGATATCATTTCTATCTCTGCTCTAGTAAAAAGTTTTCTTACAACACCTGTTGGATTGGCTTTACAATCTAAGGCTTCTTGGAGTTCCTTTGATTTTAAATTAGGTTCTATAACTGCCTGATACACAGCATTTTTATTTATATCAAAATTTGTTTTACTCATTTTCTCAATCATATCAAACGTATCATCACCAATACTTTTTATAGTGATCATTCCATCCCCGATACCTTTTAAACTGATAACTTCTAATTTCTTGGTTTTTTCAGAATTTTTCTCATCTAAAATTCCTTTATTTTTTAATATATCTTTTATATCCATTAATAAATCATTCCTCTCTTTTAATAAAAAATAATAGCCTATACCTAAAGCATAAGCTATTCTATATCAACGTTTTGTGGATTATATTTAAAATCATAAGCATCTTGTAATAATTTTTGTATATCAACATCCAATGGACTAAATGAAGTTATTTTACATTCTTCTATAATAACTCTCCTAGTGTTTCCATAAGTTTTGTTCTCAAATTCACCTATAAGGTCAAATATAAATGGTTTATTTGATTTAATACAATCATTAACCTTTTTAGGAAGGTCTCCAATTACAGTATTAAAAGTTAATGATCCAGTACCATTGGCACCAGTTATAATATCCCCATTACCAAGTTGACCAGCTATATATACAGTTTCCGTTGTCAAATCTGATTTGGCTTTAGCTGTTAATACTTCTGCCATAAGATCTCCATCCATCCACAGCTGAAAACTTTTGCCATGTATAGCGTAATTCTCATTAAATACGTCCATTATTTACTCACCTCCTAATAATTTATTTCAAACTCCAACTCTCCCATTGTTTGTAATACATAAACCCTGGCTTTCATAAATACCTTTCTTTTTGTATCATAAGATAATATATCTTCATCCTTCATGTCAGTTGTATCTACACCTAATGATTCTATATACTCTCTAATTGCGTCAATATTAAGATAACAAGTATTACTCATATCGCCATTAAGGGCACCTTTAGTCCCTAAAGGTTTAAAATAACTTTTATTTATAGTATCTCTTAATAGTTTTCTATTAGAATAAGAGTTACCTTTTTTATCTTGCCAGCTTGTTTTGAATGCAACTTTTAAATCATCCTGCATCATGCTTAATATTTCCGATACTCTCCTATCTTTTAAAATATCTTTTTCTTTGCTATCATCTATAGTTATCTTTGTATTAACATCGTCTGTAAGAACATATGATTCAAAATCATTGTCATAAACAACTCCAACTTGTCCTAATTCGCTTATTGATTCAGCATCTTTTGTATCATCTACTAAAGTAACTTTTGTCACACCACTCAATACTTTATTGGTCAGACCCTCTCCAATAGAACATACTGCACACATACAAGCATGATCAACAGTAAATTCTTCTCCTGTAAGAGTCTCTCCATCTATTGTTATACTAGATATATAATTACTTACTATATTTTCATAATCCGCTTTATAGTTAGCCAAATTAGCTTTAACAGTATAGTTTTTAGCTGTTATCTGACCCTTTATAAAATCTACAATAGCCTTTTTATCTTCATCTTCGGTAATTGTGGGACAGGCTAAATAATTAAACTTAACACCATCTATTTTTTTTAATGCTACACTTATAGTTTCAGGTGGGGTATAACAAACTACTTTTAATGTGCTTACTCCATATTTATCAAAACACTTATCTATTCTTTTTGATTTATTTTCTTCACTGTACTCATCTGTTACTGCTCTTTTCCTATTATAAGATTTAACACCTTCAACACTGTCATTAAGTACTAACATTACAATTCCTCTAGTACTTCTAGAATTTAATGTTTCAGCAGCTGACTTCAAATAAATATTTATGTTTGACATTAGTCGATTTCCTCCTTATCTTCATTTAAAATAAAATTTAATTCATGCATAAATTCCGTATATCTATCTGGAATTGGAATATTCTTAATATCCTTAGAATTATGATATTTAATAGTTAAAGTTAAAATAATGCAATCTTCACTTTCATTAAATACTTTTTTATCAAAGTAAATAAAGGTATCATTTATTCTCAAACCATAATCAAATAACTCCTTGAGCTCATCTTTTACATTTAATATTTTTTCTTGATCTAAAATTATATCTGTGAAAGTTATAATTATATTTACAAAGTCCTTTGTATAATACCTGTATGAGTCATTATCTAGTGGTTTTACCTGCACAAAAAACAGAGGACCTTTAACCTCTGTTCTACTTTCTTTGATATTGATTTTTGCTTCTGTAAAATTATTTTTAAGAGAAATATAAACACTATAAAGCAAATCTACATATTTAATCTTATCATCCATTTATACCTCCCTCTCTATTCTTTCATTAATGCTTGATGTTAGTATATCTTGATAGATATCAACATTATCTCGTATCATATGCTTTCCAGGAACAAATTCTTTAACTAGTTTTTTCCCTATAGCTGGCACATATCTTCCAACTTCCTGTTTGTGCCCATCTTCAACGGCTTGAGCATATTCAATACTAGAACCAATTTTAATGGTCCAGCTATTTGGCATTTTTATAATTTTCCCATGAGTCATTGATCTTCTTAATATTCCAGTTTTAACTGGAGTAACTGCTTGTACACTTGCCACACATTCAGTAGCTTTAGTCTCCATTTCATCAGAAATAATATTATCAATTTTTTCAGCTGCTTTTTGAGCTTCAGCAATTAAATCTTCAAAGCTATTCATTGTTATCTTCCTTGAGAATGTTAACATCTTTAGTTTCATTTAAAAGAATTTCATAATATTCATCATCCCAAGGTATTGCTTTAATTTCATAGAATTTATTGTTATATTCTATTATAGAATCTTCTTTTATTTCTGTAATTACATCGCAGAACATTTTTCTACTACATTCAATGTCATATCCATACTCACGTTTTGCTTTTTCAGAATTATAAGGTTGTATATCAACTAGAAATGGATTATCACTTATTTTTTTATACCCTTCTCTATCTATCCTGTGTTCATCTTCAAAAGAGTCATATTTATAAATATAAATTTCTTTATCGTAAAACATATATTCACCTGCTTAATAATACAATTTTACATATGGAATAGGTAACAAGGCTTTAATATCATCATTTATGCAAAAAGCTTTATCTTCACCATATGTTAAACTTCTAGCCCCTTGCGTAATTGATTTTATATTTCCATTTCTTTTACACTCATATGCATTTGTTACTATTAAAGTTATTGCAGTACTATAGTTATCCTTTATATATTGATCCTCTAACAAATCATTGTTTAAATAATTTTTAATAAGAGTTACAGCCATGCTAATGTATATATTCAACTTAGAATCTTCTTTATCTGTAGTTAATCCAATTAATGTTTTGATATCTTCTAACATTACTTTTTGCCCTTATCATCTGTTTTTTCCTCTAATATTTTAAATCCATTAGCAATTAGCTTATCTTTTTCATTTTCGGCTTCAACAACTTTAACCACATTTAATTTTTTTAATTTATACAAAACAATCATCCTTCCTTAAGAAAAAGCCAGGAATAAAATTTCCTAGCTTAATGCTTCCTTAATATTTATTCTGCAAAGTTTTAGAGCTTCATCCATTATCCATAAATCATGATACTTTCTATAATCCAATTTCCATGCATCCGCATCTTGATTTGTATCAGGATCAAAAATTCTAACCTTATCGGTCTTATTTACTGCAATTGGTGCTGTTAATGGAGTTATCATCCAGTTAATATTTTTAGCAGTAGCAGAAACTTTAAATCCACCTGCAGTTTGACCAGATGTCTTACCATCATAAAACTCATATGCTGTTTTTAATCTCGCACTCGGAACTTTGATTATTGGAATATTATCAATAGATTGAACTTTAGTTTGGATATCTCCCTTTTGGAAATCGCAAGAACAAATGTATTTGTTAAACTTATCGCTTTGATCTAAAATTGATGAAATTAAAGCCGACATAGATATAACTAAAGGGACATCTCCACCAACAATGTCTTGAATGGCAGCAATATCAGCTTTTAGTAATTCAAATACATTTGATGCAGTTATTGTATTTCCGCCAGTTGCTAATACACTTGTAGAACCTTCAGCAACTGTCGCTTCAATAGCTAAACTTGCAATCTTAGAGTATCTGAAAGAATCAATTTCTGGAACAACCTTAGTTGCTTGGAATTGTCCCATTGCATTAGTAGCATTAGCAACAAAGTTAGATTCATTAACATCCATACTATCTAACATAAATGTTCTACCTCTATCCATTGTCATAGTCTTAGTTTCATATTCTAAAACTATTGCACCATCTGCAAAACCTTTTGATCTGTCGTAATCTCCTAATCCATCCATAGATATCTTAGGAATTTTTACTTCTTTACCACCATTGTAAATTACCTGACCTGCATTAGCATCCATCCATCCTGATGTTAATTTAGCTACTGCTTGTTTATCTAATGCTTGTTGAAATAAAGTTGCATATGCAATTGTGTTAACTGCCATAAAATATCACTCTCCAATTTTATAATTTTTATTTTTTACATCATCATTTTTGCTAAATCATCTGCGGTTAATTCACCAGCACCATTTTCACCTGGTGGAGTATAATTACCATCAGTTATTGCCTTTTTTACACCACTACTAACCATTTCGTCAATTATACTTTTAAAGTTTCCAATGCTAGCTTCAACATTTTCCACGTTGCTAGTATTAAAGAACTCGATAGTCTTTGTAGGGTCAAAACCAGACTGTGTTAACAAATCTTTAATTTTAGATTGATTTGCTAAATTCTGTGCTTCAACTTCCTTCTCATTAAATTTTCTTTCCAGCTCCTCAATTTTAAGTTGCTCTGGTGTTTTCTTCTTACCAGTGGCCTTAAGAACCTCATCGTTAATAAGTGTTGGTAAATTGTTAGTCTTCCAAGTTTCTAGTGCTTTATTAGCATGTGTATCTTTTTCTGAATCAATAAAAGATTTAAAAGCTTTATCGCTTTCTAACTTGGCCTTAAAGGCGTCTAAAGTCGGCTCAACTTTAAAAGTTGATTCGATATCAGTCCCCTTTAATAGATCATTAATATCATCTTCATCTTTTGATGCTTCAACTTTCTTTAATAACTCTGCTTTTTTCATGTTATATTCCTCCTATCCCCTAGACCATGCAAGACGTGCCCTAGAACATAAATATTTTTGAATTTGCTATACTTTATTATTTGAAATTTTCAGCCTTTTTTCGCCATGCTAAGGGCAAAATAAAAAGCCTTAATTTCTTAAGACTTATTTAACAACATAATTCTTTTCTTTCTTATATACATCTACATAAGTTTCATCTTTGTCTCCATTGTAGGTTATTTCAAAATAAGGTGCTCCCTTAAAAGTTGCACTTAATAATGCTTTTTTGTTCTGTAATGTTTTGCAACTCCAAACAACAAATATGTCTTCTTTCTCAACATAACAATCTTTTATATAGTCAGTAACAATTTCTTTACATTTTTCTATAAATTCATTCATCTTTCAATTCCTCCTAAAAATTAATAAGCCTTTAACGTAGGACTTAAACGAGATAATTAGATCACCACCTTAATTTTAGGCATAAAAATAGCACCTACCTATTCAACTTAAGTAAGTGCTTCTAAATTAATTTGTATTTTGGTATGACAGAATCAACATCATCAACATTTATTACTTGTTTCAATGTATCATCTATTTTTACCCTGCTAATATGTTCAATAGATTTGCATTCATTGCACCAAACATCCAAATAACCCATATTATTAACTTCATCTACTAATACATATGCATAATCTGTATTTCTACTATTACATTTTGGGCATTTCCCTGATTTTCCTGTATCATGTATTGATTTTATACATTCCATCCATTTCACATACATCACCCCTTCTTCTTATATTCATTATACCATTCTTCTTCAATTTTATAAGCCTCTTCCTCAAATTTATTTCTATTTTCCATTACATATTGACCACCATATTTTTTGTACTGTTCAACATGTACTTTTTCATGCACTATAGTTCTTAACAATTCATCTCTATTTTTAAAAGCACCTGGAAATAAATCTATTCTACCAACATCTTTGGGGTCTGCTGAAGCAAAAAAAGGTAAGTCAATTAAACTCTTATCTCTTTGTATTTTTATCTTTATTCCTTCTAAATCAATTTTAGCTTCTTTGCAGACTGATCTAATATGTTTTAATTGCATTGGCTCTTCAAGTTTTGCAAATTCTCCAATATTGCTAGTCCTTCTTTTCAGCTTTAAATGTTCAGCACCTGGACCATTAGCCCATTCTTGATAACTTTGCCAATTAATATTTTGCTTAGTTTCATTGTCAATTCGCATCTTAGGATGCCAATCTTTATCCAGTAATGATATATAAACACATCTACAAAATGGATGCTGCGGTATTTGTACAGGCTTTTTATCAATATCAAATACTTTAGTATCATACTGAGCACACTTTGAGCAGACTTTACCATCAAGAGTAGCCATATACATAACTTTCTTTATTCCATGATCATGTTGCCATACATCATTAGCACCCTCTTGAACTCTACATATATTATCTTGAACTAATCTCTTTGTTTCATATGCATTCTCGTTATATTTTTTCTTTATTTTATTTTCTATTTCATTTACATTAGTTTCACCATTAAGAAATTTTTTGATTTCATTTCTTAATACCTTACTCATATCATTTTTATTATTATATAACCTATCTGACCAAAGTTTATCCTCAACTTTTGTATTTATAATATTTTCTAACGCTTTATCATCAATTTGAGTAAGTTTAAAATCTGTACCTAGGCTATAAAGATAATTATTTGTATTATATTTATTTCTACCAACATCGTGCAATATATCTTTACTTAAATTAGTTTCAAAATCTAATTCGGATTTAAATTTAGCAATAATTAAATCGCTTAACTCTGAATACAAATTCTTCTTTTCTTCTGCAACTAAATTCATTATATTATCAAAAATATTATACGATAATAGTATCTTTGCTATTTTATTTAAAATATCATCTCTATTTTCCTTCTGTCCTTTATATGCTTCATTGATTTTGTTATCATTTTGATCGTATAGCTCTTTGGCAAACTCCAATGTTTTATCATTAAAAAATTCTTGCTCTGGAGTGAGCTCTTTCTTATCCATTATTGTTAATTACCTTATCCAAATCTACTTCATGATTCAGTTCCTTTTGCTTTTCTGCATCAATAAGCTTTTGCTCTCTTTCAGAATTGAATATAAAACTAAACAATGTTCTCATTGTAGCTTTTGATAAAACACCATCTGGAATTTGAGATATAATTTGAGCTATTGTTAAATCATCCTGAGGAATATTTAATGTAAATTTGGTTTCTATATCTCTATAATCATAATTTAAATTTTCAAGTTTATTAAACAATTTAAACATAAAATATAGTCTGCCTTTAATTATATTCTTCATTGATCCTTCAGAGTTCTTTATTCTTTGTTCAAGTCCTATAAGTCTATTTCTAAGAGCAGAACCACTGAGATTTGATTGCATTTTTTCATTTGTATCAATATGATTAGACAATTCATACATTGTTTTCTTCAATGTATTAAGAGTATTTTGAACAGCTGTATCATTAATTTCTTTAGTTACAAATGATACTTTTCCAGCTGCATCAACCGAAATGGCCCCTTTTTCTTTTAGATAATCAAGTTGTGTTTTTCCATCTTCGTCTTTATTTTTCACATCTATTTGGCAACCAGAAAAGAGCAAATAAGCTAACCTATAGTCAGATATTTCATTTACAATATCACTTAAATTCGTACAAAAAGCATCCTGTAAATCCTTTAATTCATTAAATAAAGTATCCTGCTCTTTATATTTACTCACTACACCAACTCTTACAGGAACCTCTCCAAATCTATTAGGAGTAGGTTCATCAATCTTATTAAAACTTTCATCAACATGATAAATATAATCTGGTGTGTAAATATCTATATATTGCTTTGTATCAAATTTCTTTTTATAAAATCTTAAGAACATTGATATATTTCCGAAATCATCTTCAAGAATATAGCCATCACGAGGACTTATTACTTTTGCATTGAAAAAGAGTTCATTATTTTTTTCAGTTGTATAATATAATTCGTAGACACTGCCAAATGATAACATATCCCTAAGAACGTTCTCTTCATGATTCTCATCCCAATGAGCCGTCTTATGTTCAATATAATCAATTATATCTTTATTATCACTTTTGCTACCATAAGTGATTTTGTTACTAACTAAATAAGCGACTTCTTCCATAATAAACTTTTTGATGAAGTTAACTTTAATTTTTAAATTACTTCTTTTTGGATTTCGCTTATACTTTTTATATGCATCTGTTTCTCCCACTATGCAATAATCATACATCTTATCGTATAGTATTTTTCTACTTCGAAAATCACTCAGGACATGACTTAATAATTCTGAGTTGTCCTGTATATATCCCACATTAGCACCTCCTCCTAAAATAATGAATTTCTATCGAATATTTCAACTTTACTAACTACTTTTATTTCTTTTAAAGCATTTTCACCCTCTGAAATCATATCTATAAAATCATCATGAGGAGTATATTTTTGACCTTGGAACTCTAATACTTGTTTGACTGCTGCTGAACTATCCTCACAATCAGAATTTATAACTATCTGTCCATTATTTACTGGATCCATAACAGTACTTATTTTTTCATCCTTGTTTGTTTTCTGCATTTTATTAATAAATTCAAGGCGCCTACTCTTTAATTTAGGTTCTTTATCAATTAATTCTTGCATTTTAAGAACATCAGCACCCATGAATGTATTTTTCTCAATAACAATATGCGTAATATCTTCATGACTTCTAATAAAATCAACAGCCTTTTCGCAATAGTCATTATATCCAAGTCTTTTCATTAGCAAATCCCGAACATAAGTAAAGTCATTTGTAGCTTTACTCATTACGCCCATAGCAGTATAGTCATTTTTCTTACTTGTGCTTGCTGCTGGATCTATAACTAAAGCTGTCTTGATAAATTTGTGGTTTTCTATCTCCTCACTAGTCCTAGTAGCAACAGATTTAAACCACTTTTCGCCTATAGCTGTAGCATCGTTCATAAGCTCAGACATAAATGCGGCTCTATCTTCCCAGTATTTAATAGCTAAATCATTAAAGCAATCCCATTTTTCGGGCCACCAGGTTTCAAATTGCATCTCTTCCTTGTGATCCTCATAGAATTGCTTAGCTTTTTCTTTTCTTTCTTCTTTATTTAGTTTTTCATCGAAGTATATATCATGACATTGTAACCACAAATCATTTTCGAAGATATCTTCAACAGTCTGGTCAGTTTCGAGAATTATCGCGCGTCTTAAAATAGTATAATAATCACCATTTCTGCTTAGCTTAGACATTAAGCAATCAATATGTAATACTGTTCCAATAGCAATGATTTTAGTTGCAGCTTTTATTTTTTTACCATTCCTATAAACTGCTTTATCTCCAACCTCTTCAACTTCTTTTGTCCATTTACTGTATTGTTTCTCCCTAGCTGCATCAGTTAGGATATTCTTCTCGTCCTGAAAATCATCGCCTATAAATACAGTTGGTCTAATTCCTCCCCAGTTCGAACCTCTAACAGATGTTCCAGAACCAACGGTCCTAATATAAGTTCCATTAGTAAACTCAACTTCATTGGCATTAACTGTATATCTTTCTCCATTTACTTTTACAGCCTTAATGTCAATCAATTTACCAAAAGTTTTAATAATCTTCTGGTTCTCATTAAATACTTTCTTAATAGAATCCAAGAATTGAGTTGCATCTGTATCGGTTTTAGCTCCAAGTAGAGTAAAGAGAGATTTTTTGTAGCAATGTAAATATACACTGACAGCCATATCAAAAATGGTAGTTTTTGCGTATCCTCTTGGTTCTATAATTGCTGCTTTATCTCTTTTATCTTCTACAAATATTTCATTTGCAATATCCCACAACTCATAATGACCTTTAGAAAGTTGTCTAGCTACATTTGGTATATGATCCACTGGATAACTTCCATCATCATTCATTCCTTTAGGAACAAAAGTATCACTCATGAAATACAAACAGAAAAATTCAATGTCTTTGTCACTTAGTGCCTTTGCAAGTCTATCTAAATCCCTGCTATTAGCCTTTAAAAGCTTATCTGCCGTACCTGAATCATAATATTTAGTGAGGTATTTATTTAACAGATATACCTCATATTTGAGCTCTGTATGAAATTTTAAGTTGTCAAAGTATATCATGCTATTCCTCCTTTTAGGCATAATAAAAGAACCCTCATTGTGAGAGCTCTAAATTATTTTTATACATCAATTGTTATATAATATTTATCTAATTCTTCGATTATTGTTTTTAATTTTTCAGCTAAGTCCATTATTTCTGAATCAAATACCTTAATTTTTAAATTTACATATTCCATCATTTGTACAGTATAATTAGGAAAAGAACTTATACGCATATTAATATCAGAATACATGTTAAGTATAGTTCCATATTCTTCTTTTAATATATTATAATAATCATAATCCATATGTCTTAACTTGTTTTTATAATTATCCAATTGTGTTATTAGATTTGACATATTTTCATTGTATTTATTATAAGCATTATGAAAGTAGTCCCTTGCATCTGTATTTAGTTCTTCAATACCAAACAACAAATTCGTATCTCCAGTTTTTTCAGATTCAACAACCTTTTCAGATACCATACCAATAGAGAGATTATAACAACTTAGATTATAAATGCTTTTTCTTGTTTCCAGAATTCGCTGTATAAAATCCTCTCTTAATTTGATTTGAATGTCGATTTCTTTTTGTTGTTTAATATTTTTTTCTTGAAGTTCTTTTTCCTTTTCGATTTGATGTTCTATTGCTATAAATGCGCCTAAAACACTTACTATTACTCCTAAAAAAGTCCCGATAAATTGTAAATATTGATATGCATTTTCTTTTTCTTTAAAATACCATAATACTTGATTTCTAAAGAAAAATGTATTAATAGATAAAATTGGTATTATTAAAATAATAATAGAAAAAATAATCAACACCGCAAATTTACAACTTGTTTTGTTTATTTTCATTTTATCCCCTCCATAAAATAAACCATTATACAAAAAGAGATAAAATCCTTTTAGAAATTACAATTCACAACCATATTTTTCTTTTAATTCAGCCTTAGTTTCTTTAATTTCTTTTAATAGAGCTTCCATTTTGTCATTATTTCTTTCGAGTTTAAAAATTATAGAAAAATTTTATGGAGCTTGTCGACCATATTTTTTGATTTTTCATTTTAGAAGGCACCCCCCATCCATAGATTTATGCTATAATATCAATATAATCACGCTATAAATATCGGGAAATAATCATTAATATTTATTCGATAATAAATGCATATTTAATAGTTTATACACTTATTATTCACTTGTTTTATGCATTTCTTTATACATAATTACTGCACCCTATCTAAAACAAGTATTTAAGCCATTCCTTAATATTTCACTTTCTTTAATTATTTCGCTAAACTGCAACTTTGCGAAATAATTTCAAGTATTTATATATTTTCTTATTTTTTAATTTGGGAAATATCTTCTATATCATTATCCTCTTTTATTTCATTAAGCATATCATCTATGTTAACGTCAACCTTAGTATTATCTTTGCTAATTTCAATTTTATCTTTGAACATTCCTAGATGTCTTCCAATAAGTTCTAAAGCTTTTAATCTATCATGAAGCTTAACTTCTATTCCATTAGCTCCTTGCTTTATACTTGCTATAGCTCCAATCTTATCTTCTGGAATATCCTTGGTTGGCACGATATTAACCTTCTTATATTGGCCCATATCTTCAACTTCAAAAAAATCCGTTGGCTTTGCAAGTGCTATCTTTCTTAGTTCCTCTAATACCACATCCTGAGTTATCTCAGTACGTTTCTCTCTGTCTTTCATTCGTTTATCTATATACTCTCTTATTTCAGATTTTTCCAGCAATAAAAAAGCTTTTTTATTTGCATATGAATTACTGTATCCTGACCTTATAGCTGCTTGTGTGACATTAAGATCAATTAGATACTCATCACAAAACAGTTTTTGCTTTTCTGTTAACTTGGCCATTAATGCCACCTCACCTTCTTTGTAATATAAATAAACCAGTAGATACTATATATTCTCAAGACATGGAGGGATTCCACTTCCTTTCAAAATATATTTTTGTTTCTACTGGTTTATTATCATGTAATTAGGAGGGCTTAAATTCATCTTTTGCTCAAACCTAAATTTCCTTAATACTATTATACACTATTGAAAATCAAGTGAACAGGACATTAAACCGGACATTTTTATTTCTTTTTCAATTCTTCTAACCTGCCTCTCTGTAATACCTAAAATATCTGCAGTCTTAGATTGCGTATAACCTTTAACAAATCTGTAATACTGAATCCGTTGACTATTATTCTTTAAAAGATTTAAATATTCATCATCATTAACCTGTAATCCCAAAGATGTTATTAACTGCTCATCTAACTCTATTAGGGCTAATAACCTTTGTCGTTCTTTATAATAATCTTCAATCCTTGGCTCTTTCTTACCACCATGGATAGAATCATAATCATTATAGCTAGATCCTTCAGACCACTCTTTAGGTTTATATGCCTTTAGGTACTTTTCATCTAATTCCTTTAGAGCTTTTAAATTATTATCTATTCTTTGCTTAATTTCCTCTATTGCTGTATCTATCATTGACTCCTACTCCTTTACATCAATTTCGATTCCTGTTTCTATGGTCCACTGTCTTTCACTTATTAGTTTGTCTTTATGTTCAATGTTAATATCTTTAATCAATAAAGGTTCAGCAAGATCCAAAGCTTTTCTATGACAACGCCATAAAATCAAAATGCACATCTGAATTAAGTCAAAGGTTTCTCTTATGATCTCCTTTAAGTTAACTAATGTTTTATTCATATGGTATCTTTCTAGAGCTTCAATAACCTCACTATACTCCTCAGTCAATTTAGCTGCTATTTGATTAAGTGGCAATGCTGTATTATCTATTTTCAATCTATCATTTTTCCTTAAAACATGCATCAATAATTTCATTCCTACATTTTCCCACCTTTACGTTTATTTTTTTTCATTACAAGCCTATCTACTTTTTAAGACGTGTACAATGTTAACACATTTTCTCTATATATACGTATACGCGTATTAGGCGTACGCGCGCGTACATGTATATGTCTATTTATATAAATAATAATATATAATATATTTATGTTCACATTGTACACAGTAGCTTTCAAACCATTATGGTTATCGCATTTATTGCGTGAACAAAGTATGTGAACAAAGCAAAAAATTTAGTTCACGTTGTACACGTTGGTATAAACTGTAAAAAATAATCTTGTACACACCTTTTTAGCCTAATTGTATTAATTTTAAAAGTTTAATTATTTTTGTTCACATTGTACACTTGCTATTTTTAATCGTGCTTTTACTGCTTCTAAAAGTACATTTTGATTAATTTCTTTACTACTTAATGCTTTTATTACATCTTCATCTACCGTATTTCTAGCTATAATATGATGAATAATAACCGTCTCCTTTTGCCCTTGTCTGTGTAATCTGGCGTTGGCTTGTTGGTAAAGCTCTAAGCTCCAAGGAAGTCCAAACCATACAACGATATTCCCGCCATACTGAAGATTAAGGCCGTGCCCAGCTGAAGCAGGATGTAATAAAAGAATTGATATATCTTCATTGTTCCATTTCTTAATATCATCTTGACCTTCCAATACTTGACCTTTAAGCTTGTTATCCTTCAATGTTTTCATAATTCTAGATAAGTCATGTTTGAATGAATAGAATACTAGCACTGGTTTGCCATTGGCTGCTTCAATAATATCTAGTAATGCATTTAGCTTTTCTCCATGAAGCTCTACTACTTCATGATCTTCTGAATAAATTGCACCATTTGCTATTTGAAGTAATTTACCTGTTAATACTGCAGCATTAGTTGCTGTTATATCTTCCCCATCCAGCTGAATTATTAAGTCTTTTTCAAGCTCTTTATATTTATCCTTAGCACTCTTTGGCAGATCTATATAAATCTTATTATCAATTCTTTCAGGTAAATCTAAATAATCTTTAGCCATCATTGAAATGCATATATCAGATATTTTATTATGGATTGCATCCTCTGCACCTTCTTTAAGATTCCAGTTATAAACTATATGTTGGTTTCTATCACCAGGAACAAAGTATTGCTCTCTATAGCCTGTAATAGTTCTACCTAACCTTTGTCCACCATCAAGCAAATACAATTGTGGCCATAAATCTATTAATGAATTTGGTGCAGGTGTTCCAGTAAGTCCTATGATTCTTTTAAAGTATGGCCTTACTTTCTTTAATGCTCTGAACCTCTTGGCTTTACTTGATTTAAAAGAACTTAATTCATCTATTATACAAGTGTCCCACTTCCAAGTTTTAAAATAATTATCAACTAACCAAACTACATTATCTCTACTTGTAACATAAATATCCGCATCTTTTTTAACTGCTTCATCCCTTTGCTTTGGAGTTCCTAAAACAATTGATATTCTTAAGTCTTTTAGATGGTCCCACTTTTCCACTTCAGTTGACCAGGTATCTTCTGCAACTCTTTTAGGAGCTATAACAAGAACCTTGCTTGTATCACCTAAGAATAATAAATTATCTATTGCAGTTAATGAGCTGACCGTCTTACCCATTCCCATGTCTACTCTCAAAGAAATAAACCTGCAGCATTATTATCTATAACATGATTAATTGCATATTTTTGATAATCCCAAGGTTTAAAATCCATATTATCACCTTCTTTCTTTGAATTTCATGAGTTTAAATATATACAATATTTATTTACTTTAAATTTAATAATAAATATATACCTCTAAAAAATATTGACTATGATAAATTATCGTGATAAAATTAAAAATTAGCAAAAAAAATCTAAATGTGATATACTAAATATATTATTCAATTTAGGAGGAGATTTTTTGTTTGATATTGGAAATAAAGTGGTTTATCCAACCCAAGGAATAGGAATAGTAAGTAACATTGAAAAAAGAGAATTTAAAGGTGAAACGCAAGATTATTATAAGATAAAAATTTTTAATAATACTATGACATTAAGTTTACCAGTTAGTAGCGCTGGTGTATCAAACCTCAGATTAATAAGTGATTCAGAGGCTATAGATATAGGATTAGAAAGTATTAATAATGCTATGTCAGAGGCGAACGAATATAAGGAATGTACATGGAAAGAGCGAATGGCTGCCAATTCAAAAAGGATAAAATCGGGATCACTCAGAAGTACTCTAGAGGTTATATATGATCTAACTCAAGTTAAAATAAATAGTAAATTAAATGCAACAGAAAAGCAGGTTTTAAAAAATGCGAAAGATTCTGTAATCAAAGAAATTTCTTATGCAAAAGAATTATCAATAGAAGATTCAACTAATTTATTAAATAATGCAATAAAATATTAATTAATTATAATAAGGTGATTTTGTATAACATAAGCTTAAAATCACTTTGCCTTTTCTTTCTATTTACATATTCAGCATTACTTCCTTAATAAACAACTCTACTTTTTCAACTGTATCTATACATTCAACTTGAAATCCAAGTTTTCTAAGTTCTCTAGCCCTATATTCTTGAATTTTTCTAGTTTTTTCACCAGGCGCCTTAAGTTCTATAAATATTACTTTACCACCAGGTAAGAGCACCATTCTATCTGGTACTCCTATTACTCCAGTTGGATTCCACTTATAAGCTTTACCACCTATTTTCTCTACTTGCTTTTTTAAGTATTTTTCAATTCTACTTTCTTCCATCTTTATTCCCTCACAAAGGCTCTTTGAGTTCCATAGGTCTTTCCAAATCTTAATCTACCATCATAACTTTTCCACCCATCAATGCCTTTTAATATATCATTTATTTCTCTTGATGTGATTGGTGTGAGCATCTTAGGATCCCCATTGAATAATTCGCACCATATTTCCATTACACAAGTTTTAGATCTTGTAATTGTACCTTCTTGGCTTTCTCCAAAGTCTCCACCATGTATATAATTTCTTTTCTCTGCTATACCTAAGTTGTACCAGTTATCTGTAATAGGCTTATTTAAATATTCTTCAACAAGACCTGCTTTTGCACTTTCTTCTGAATGAGCTTCCTGTTGCTTTTTAGCTTCTTTTTCTTCTTCATAATTAAGGTACAAAGTTTCCCCATTATTAAATAGCTCTAAGGCTTCAGCCCATATCTGACCAATCTCATACTCTGTTAAATCTTCAAATACATTTTTATTAGGTTTATTTATTGCTATATCAACTGGCCAAAATCTTCTATTACCTGTTTTATCCCTTAAAAACTCACGCTCATTACTTGTCCCAATAAAAATGCATTGTCTTGGAAATCTGCTTGTACGTCTTCCATAAGCAACTCTGTATATATCCTCAGTCTTACTTAAGAAATGCTTTGTCGCTTCAATATCAGCCTTTTTAGTGGCCATCATTTCAGCCATTTCTAGAATCCATACACCTTGTAATTGTTCATAAGCTTCTTTACCATTTACAGTTGTTAAACTATCACTATACCAATCTTGACCTAACTTTTTAATAATAGTACTTTTACCTACTCCCTGTTTACCACTTAAAATAAGCATATTATCAAACTTAATACCTGGTTTAAATACTCTTGCAACTGCTGCTGTTAATACCTTTCTCGTTACTATCCTTACATAATTGTTATCTTCAGCACCTAAATAATCTATAAATAATGTATCAACTCTCTTTTCACCATCCCATATAAGACCATTTAAATAATCTTTGATAGGATGGAATGAATGTTTCTCAAAACTTAAAGCTAATGCATCAGCACATTTTGCAGTACTTGAAATATGATAATATTTTTCTACAAACTCCCTAAGTCCAGAATCATCTGTGTCATTCCAATCTTCATTATTATTTTTATTTCTCCATGGGAGTTTACCTACAACTACAGCTCTATTTGAAAATTCATTGTAAGCAATCTTTCCTTTAAGTAACGGTTCATTCTCAATTATTAAAGAGAAATTACTTATTGTGCTTGCAAGTTTACCATTTAAAGTATAAGTAAGATTATCAAGCCATTCTGTACTCATATCTTCATCAGACACAATAACGTCAAAATCCTCTTGTGCCTTTTCCATACGCTCTCTGCCTATGGTTTCCTTAACCTTTTTATCATTAGCAGCAAACTCTGTCATTTTAGTAAATGAAGGTAATCTATTTGCTGGTGTATCTTCTTTTGCGTTATCATCTAATTCACCAAATTTATGAATCCTTATTAGATCAAATGCATTACACAAGATACCTGAGGTTGGATCCGTTCCATGATGTGAAAAGCTAAATTTATCATCATAAACTACAACTCCACCAGTTGTTGAACCATCTAAATATGTGTACCTTGTATCATCTGCACCTGCAGCATAAACATCACTTAAAAATTCTTCTATTACCTCACTAATACTATAGGTCCTACAAAACGCACCTATAACACCTTTCTTTTCTAATGGATCCTCTTGTTTCTTAATAGCTGAATTTAATTTTGCTCTAGATCTTGAACTCTCTGGCCAATAACTTACATCTTGCCAACCAAATGTATATCTTTCTAATACATCATCTGGATTAAGCCAAGGAAAATCTTGAACCTTAAATACATATTCACCATCACTTGAAGTTGATGGCCAATACATTAATCTACATGGTTCATATGTTGTATCATCAAACTGATCTATTCCTAAATCATCAGCTATCATTCTAGCTATAGCTTGATATTCATCCGGTAGAACTGGCCTACTTAAAGGAATCACAAGTCTTAATCTTTGGTTATCAGATGCATGAGTATGAGTTGAATACATGACCGCTGAAAAATCCCATAGTAGCTCTATGCTTGACCATACATCACCATTAACATAATCTAAGTCAAGTGTTAATAAAGTTCTATTAGCAACGTTCTCAGCTTTTCTACGACCATTTTTTAATGATCCTCCAACAAAACCTCCTACATCTTTAATTCTGTCTCTATCAGTCTTTGGCATCTTCTTATACTCTGCATAAGTTTCTGGTGTTCTTGTTGTATGGCTTAATTTATCAACTAAGACTGAGTAAAGCATATTTTTATTTTTCCATTGCTTTGATGTTTTATTTCTTCCAGTAGCTAATGTTATTTGGCCATCATATTTTATTTTTACTATTGGATTATCATTCAATATAGACTCCAAAGTATAATCCTCCTTTCTTGCATCTGTTATTGGTAGTATGAATTAAATTATTTGAACACTTATAAATTAATTTTTAATTCTTCTTTTCCATCTGCTATTAATAATGGATTAAGTCTTTTAATTTGCTTTTTATAGATCCTATGGCTTCTTGCATGTATACCTATAATTAATAACTTGCAAACTAATCGTTTATTTTTATAATTCATCTATATTCCTCCAATTGTTTAATTACTTAGTATTGTTCTGCATTTTAGGTGGTAATAACTTTCTTGAAATTTTTCAGCTCTTCTATCTTTTTAATTACTGCCATAAGTCCATCACTTACAATCAAATTAATTTCTCTGTCTACAATGCTTTTAAATGCTAATTCTAAGTTAGGATGATAACTTATTGTTTTCCATTGAGGTTCTACTATTTCACCATCTTCTTTAGGCTTTGGAGTATATTTCTCTTTAACTACAACATTTAAAACATCTGCAGTTTCTATCCTATATTTATCATTAATTGGTATCCCAACAGGTTCCTCATTTAATCCTAAAAACTCTAGATCATCCATTATTTATCCCTCACTTTCTAAATAGCCTACTGTCATTGAATATAAATTTTTGTCTTGGTCTGCCTTTAAAATATAATTCTGGATTTCTAACTTTTAACATGTTTGATTCTTTTACTTGAAGAATAGCTATATATTCTCTTTTATAAGTTATATATGTGGACTTTCTTATACCTAATTTCTTATAATGTTGAATGCTTTCTTTCTGCCATACTACATCCGGATTATCTCTGAAATATTGAAAGGTTAATTCTTTTTTAGTCATAGTTAATCCCTTTTAATCCTTCATATAGTAGCTACACTCGTAGCCATCTGCCCTAAGTGGTAATCCTTTTGCCCACTCAATGGGTTCTCCGAATATATTGCATATCTCCTCAACACTACCTTTGTCTTTAGGTACATCAATAATAATTTCATCATGTACATGCATTACGATATAATATCCTGATGCAGTAACTTTAAACATTGCTTCGGCCAAACAATCTCTTGCTACAGCTTGAACAATATTTTCTACAAGTTTTGGTCCATAAGTATCTAGCCTTTTCCATTGCTTACTTGTTTGCTCCATCCCTTCATACGTTATCTTGTCACCACTAAAAGTTTCATGTGGTTCGATCTTTGGCCTTATATAGCTTAGCTTTCTTCCTGATGGTAATTGTATAAATAAGACTCCTGGATCATATATAAATTTAATCCCATGATGCAGTGTTACTGTTGTTTTTTCTCTAATGGCCTTTTTAGCTGCTTTATCACAATCCCACCAAAACTTAGTTATATTAGGGTTTGCATTTCTCCAATGTTGTACTAGCTCTGGAAGTTCTTCTTCTGGAATACTTTTAGCTTTATCCATTGATGCAAGAGCTCCAACACTTCCTCCATAACCAAGTGCAAGCTCTGCTATTTTTCCCTTTTGTCTTAAGTCAGAACCTTTCTTAATACTTTCTATTGGCACATGAAACATTTGACTTGCTGAAGCTTCATATATCTTTCCATGAGTCTTAAAAACTTCTAATCTCCATTCTTCTCCTGCAATCCACGCAATAACTCTTGCTTCAATAGCACTAAAGTCTGCAACTATAAATCTATTTCCTTGTCTTGGAATAAATGCTGTTCTTATGAGCTGACTTAGTGTATCTGAAACACTATCATATAAAAATTCAATTTGTTCAAAGTCACCGTTTCTTAATAACTTTCTAGCATCATCTAAGTCAGGTAAATGGTTTTGTGGGAGGTTCTGAACTTGCACTAATCTTCCAGCCCATCTTCCTGTTCTATTAGCTCCATAAAACTGTAATAATCCTCTTACTCTACCATCTTCACATCTAGCTATCTGCATTGTCTGATATTTCTTAATTGAAGTCTTACCCATAAGCTGCCTTAGTTCTAGTATTCTTTTTACTTCATCTTTTCCTTGAGTCTCTGCATCTTTTATCAATGTTGGCATAATGTCCTTATTTATACTGCCAACTGCGTATCCTATCCTTTTACCTATCCATTCTTTTAATTGAGCAGGACTATTTGGATTAGATAATCCGGTCAATTTCCTAGCTTCACTTACTAATCTTTCCTGGTATTGTTCATCACACTTAATAGCTTTTTTAATAAGTTCTATATCTACACCAACACCTCTATCATTAATGTGTTGGTCCAGTTCCCATAATCGTTGTTCTTTATCTAAAGTTTTATATTTACTCAATTTGTTTCTTATATCTCTTTCAACTTCAACGTCTTGCTTACAATATAATTTAAAAGTTTCCCATTTATCTGGTGCATGTTCTGGTAAATTTCTAGTTCTTTGTCCATTAGTTTTAGTTGGTTTACAAGGCTTGCAAAAGTACTTAATTAAGTCTTTACCTTCCTTCATTTTCTGCTTATCTTCCGGAAAATGAAGTGCCTTACCAACCATATCAAGACTTCCTGGTAATCCCATTGTTAAAGCTTTAATCATAGTGCATTGCCAATCCTCAGCTGTTATTCCATTTATTAAATATCTTTTCAAAGTATTAATTTCAAAATTGGCATTAAATGCTGATTTAATTATTCTTGGATTTAATAACGCTGTCTTGACTTTTTGTGGCCATTCTTCACCATTCTTAAAATCTATAATTTCTACTGGTTCATCATTGAAAGCATATGCAAATAACAATATTTCAAATGATGGGTGCTCACAATATTTATAAGCACCCACATCCTTAATATCTAAGTCACAATATGTTTCAACATCTATGCTTAGAATATCCATAATCTTAACCTAAGAAATCATCTTCTGCAGAACCTACTGCAGTAAAATCATCTTCTGCTCTTGTAAATCCTCCAAGCGGTTCACCATCTTCTAATTTTTGAACATTACCAAGACCTGCAGCTACACCTTTATTACCATTTGCATTGTAAGCGTAAAAATTAAGAGTTAATCTACCATAGCAGCCTGAATAAACTTCTGTTGCATCTAATATAGGTTGTACATTTGCATCTACTACGCCAGGCTTGTTCTTAGAATTTGCATTTAAGAAATAGCATCCTGCATATGCTTCATCATCTGGTCTTTCTGTATCCCCATCTCTTAAGGGTGTTTTTAATGTTGCTGGCACTTTTCCTCCCCACTTACTAGCTCCATCTTTCTTGGCTTGTTCTGTAGCTTCCTTAATTGCTTTCAGTGTTTCAGTATCAGTCTTTGGAATTATTACAGATACACTGTATTTAGGTTCATTTCCTTCTATCGCATGTGGCTCAAAAAGATGAGCATAACTTAATCTAACCTTTCCTGTAGTTACCTTTGTTCCTGTTCTTGTTGCTTTAACGTTCATAATTTCATTCTCCTTTTTCTTTAATATATTTTTATTACTTTCATGTGTATTGTTTATTTTTCTTACTTCAAATCTCCACTTGTAAGCATCTTTGCCTATTTTCTTAAATAGCTTCTTTCGTGCTTTGTTCTTTGTTTCTTCGCAGATTCCAAATTGAAACGCTTTAGCATAAGTATTATAGATACCATACATTATCAACACTTACCCCATAAAATCTGCTTTAGCAGGGTTGTATGGCTCTCTTTTATCTGTTATAGGTGCTAAAGTTGGTTTGCCTGGTGGTTTCTCAATATATTCACCAAGTAATCTATTAACTTCTTTCTTACCTATTGCTGTCTCCATATTTGCAATACCTGTAAGCTTTTTAGTGTATATAATATTTTCTAAAAATCCTTGTTCCAGTAATATTTCTCCAACCTTCTTTTCATCTATCCACTTTCTATTACTCCTACCTTCAACAACTTTAAATCCTTCAAAGTTATCACCTTTTAATGCTTGTTCTAAAGCAAAGTTTTTTACATCTGTTACCCATTCAATAACTTTATCTGCAATAGTCAAAATATCTGATATCTCTGAATCACTTAAAAAATTAACATTAGTAAATTCATATTTAGCTATTTCTAAATTCTTATCAGCTCTAGCTTTACATACTGCTTTAGCTTTACAAAATTTACAGTGATCTCCTGCACAAAATTCTCCTTCGCCTTTTATTGCGAGTTCTGCTCTTGGCTTCACATATTCATCCGCCCATTTGATTAAATCTTCAACTGTCATTTCATCAGTACTTATCGAATCAAGTCTTGGTTGAATAATTGTCATTCTTACATTTTGAATGTCATATAGAAAACCAAATTCTGTTATTGCTCCTAATGCGTATAGTCTCATTTGTGAATTATCTATAGCTGATACCTGAACACCCTTGCCATACTTTAAATCACATATTTCCATAGTTCCATCTGCAATTATTACAAAATCGCCTGTTCCAAATCCGTCTGGAACCCATTGACTAAAATCTAGCTTTTGCTCTACTATAGCTATTGCATCAGGAGTTGTTGTTTTTGCTGCAGCAACTTTCTCCATGCAAGTATCTGTATAAATCTCAACATAATCTGGCATATCATTTGTGTATAACTCACTATTGGATATAAGCTTTTTCACCTTGCTGTCATAACTTCTTTTAGTTATTTCTCCAAGTTGATACCTTAGACTTAATTCACCAAGTTCATGTGCTAATGTTCCTTCTTCTGCGAATATGCTTGTCTTATTTCCAAATCCTTTTTCCAGTTCAACACTAGGCGGACATTTAAGCCACCTGTGTGAAGAACTTGCACTTAATATTGCATGTTTAGCCATTATAGCAACTCCTCCACATCCTTATATACATCTGCATAACATTCTTCTTTTAAATCAGGAATTTTAGCAGCACCATAATTGCTAACTATGTTTTTAACTTCTGCTGACTTACCTGCTTTTATAGCCTTTTGACATAACGCCCTTACCATTTCCTTAGTAATCTTAGCTTCTAGTTCTTTATTATCTTCTGTTACTTCTGCATCTTTGGTTGCTTCTTTAGATTCTGCGTCAACTCCAGTAACCTTTGCCTCAACTTTAGGTGCCTCATCCTTTTTAATTTCTTCCTTAGGTGGTTCCTCTTTTTTAGTTTCAGCTTTATTCTTTTTAGGCTTTTCAGTTACTGGCTTAACATCTTCCTTAGGTTCTTCATCTGGTGTTGCTTGTTCTTGAATAGGTACAAGCTCTTTAGCAGCTCCGAACATTCCCACAAAACTTAACAATTCTTCTCTTGATTCAAATTCCACATTCATCTTCATAATATAATTCCTCCAAATTTAATTAATTTTTTTAATTCTTATATCATTCTCCTAAGAAATCATCTACATCAAATTTTTCTTCTTTAGGTTCTTGCTTCTCTTTTAATTTAGAATCTAACTTTTCAGTAGTACCAAAATATTTAAGCCTTAATTCAAATTTTAATTTTTCTATCCCATTGTTCCAGTCATGAAAAATTCCCTTTGATGCATCACCAACTGGTGAATACTTTTCACAAGGCTTATTGCAGCTTCTTGTATGGTAAGGACAAATACCATCCGTACCGCCATACAGGAACGAGCAATTATTCATTTCCATTTTTATCTTTGTGCCATACCCCATTAATCCAAACCTCCTAAGAAGATTTTTTCTTCAAAAGCTTCGATATCCGGACTAATATTTTTAACAATCCATTTCTCAGCTTTCTCAATATGAATTTTACTTTTTGAATATCTGCTAAATACCCCTATACTGTAGGAATTGCTAGTCGGAACAACTAATATGTTACCTTCAACTAAATCGTCCATATCAGTAAAGTACGCGTATTCCTGGTCAAAGCTTCCTCTTTGAAATTTGATTAATGCTATATTTTTAATTGTAATCACCTCATTTTGTGATATAATAAACTTGATTATTTTGTTATGCCATTTGGACTACTTTGGTCGGTGTCCTTTGGCTTTTTTCTTTGTCTATTTTTAAAATTAGGTTTGCACAGCTTGTACATATCTCAATGAATTTCTTAGGTCCTGTAGTCTTACCAAATCCAATTCTATTGAATTTAATATCTTGATCTGTTGCTGCTAATATATCCTCGAACTGTTCTTCTGTAACATTTTCTTTAAGCCATTTTAAAAATTTATAAACCATAGCTTAGTCCTCCTACACTCCGTATTTAATTGCAAGTTCTTTTACTATAGCCAAGAAACATTCTAAAATCTTTTTCTCTTCGCCTATAATATCTAACTTATTTAGCTTGTCTCTCTTTGATTTACAAATACCTTCCTCTGCCATTCTTCTACGCTTGTTAGTGAGTCTTATTTCTAATTGGCAACCGGCTCTTCTTTCTAAGTTAGTGTAAATCTCCTTGTAAACATCCTGTATAAATTGATTACCACCAAGTCTATGTGCTATTTTCACTATTAAGTTTTTAGAGTCATTTTTCCAATCTGTAGAATTAAGAGCCACTACTTCTTTAATTCCTTTTAACTTTTCCTTTGTTTCTTCAATATCTTCTTTCATTTTCTTTTGTTCTAACTCACTATTGGCTAATGCTTGAAACATTTTATTAAACATTTGAAGTTCTGGTGATAATTCGGAAGTATTTAACGTCTGTTTAGGATTAAAATAATTTTCTTCTAAAGCTTCATAAACTTCCCACGCTTCATCTGTGTCAAGAATTTTTGCATGTCTTGCTGCCCCTCTATCTGTCCAAAGATATAGGCAATTTATTCTTAACATTGACGGTTCATCATTAAGATGATTCGTTTTAAAATCCTTTAGCACTGCACCCTCTAGCTTGTAATAATGTTTTCCCTCAATAAATCTGTCTATATTTCTATTGAAGTTGTTGCTGATTATTTTATCTTCGGTTCCAAATTCTTCAGCCAAAATCTTAGTCATAATAATCCTTTGATTTTCAAATTCTAATGGCATTAATTTATTCACATTTTTTACCTCCAACTAATACATGATTTTGATATTGTACCAAAGCTCTCATTAATTCAGCTGCTACAGCTTCATTAATGTCTTTTTCCTCTGGATTTGCTTCTGTATCACTTCTATACAATTGAATTTGATCTAATAGGTATACTGTATAATTATCCATATTTAAACCTCCTTAAATTTATTTTTCTGTTCCAATCCCTCACCATTAGCCTTTAACTAGTGTGGTTTGTTAAGACTCAACTATTAAATATTTATGTAATGACATATTACATAAGGCTATCTAGCCTACTATTCATTTGTTATTTACCTAATTTTATTTTTAATTCTTCCATGACTAATGCTAATCCATCTTCTCCTAATTGTTTTTCAGATATATCCAGCATTACCGCTCCTAGGCTTTTAATATAGGCCTCTCTATCTTCTATTGGGCACATGATTACATTAATGGGTTCTTTATTCCTCTTACCAATTCTTTTATTCATAGCTTCACCTTTTATGAAATTATACAATTCATAATATTCAATAGCTCTAAATTTTGCTAATGAACTCATTCATTATTTATGTCTGTATTTACGACATTTTTAATTAAATTAAAATTGATATTTAATTTGTTAAAAATATTAATCAAAGTTCCTACACTCGGAGAATATCTCCCACTTTCTATGTCAGAAATATAAGTTCTAGACAAATAGCATTCATCAGCCAAATTCTGTTGTGTTTTATTTTTATTGATCCGAGCTTCTTTTATTATATTGCCTATCTTTTTTTTAGAACTCTCATTCATCATTAATTCCTCCTCTCTATTTACCATGTCCTTATTGTATTGTATTAACGACAATAAGTAAAGAATTAAATAACAGTATTTACGACCTTTATGGAGTAAAATACATGTTTTTTCTCTCATTTGCTAAATATCGCTCCTTTTTACTTGTATTTACGACTTTATTAGTATTGCCTTTACGTCACCATTGTTATATACTGTAAATATTAATAGTCGGAAATTACGACATGGAGGTATTTGAAATGGATGTAGGAACCAAAATAAAAGAACTAAGAAAGATGCAAAAATTGACTCAAGTTGACTTAGCAAAAAAAGCTTCAATATCACGATCTTATCTAGCCGATATTGAAAGGAATAGATACAATCCTAGTGTTGAAACTCTTTCTAATCTTTCAAAAGGATTAGGCTTAACTTTATCTCAACTTGTTGATGAAAATAAAAGTGATATTAAAATTGAAACAAAAAGAAACTATTTCATAGAACAATACCTGCAAAATCTAGGTTATGAAATCATATATGATCCTGAAGGTTATTTGATTCTAAATACAACAGATGCTGAATATGAAATATCTGAGAATGACATAATTGATTTACAAAAAAGTGCCGATTCATTTATAAAATTTAAAATATCGGAAATAACAAGTAAATGCAGAAAATCTTATAAAAATAATAGAGAACCTGAAATAGAAATCTTAGCTGCCCATAATGATAATATCCGTGATGATGCAAATGCTAGAAATATAGAAAAAATTAAAGCAAAATATAAAGAAATGCATAATAAATAGCTTTAAATAGATAGGTGGGGGGATTAATGACTGCATATGAAAAGCTTATTGTTGAAGCTGAAAATATTGGCGCTGTTGTAGTTGAAATGGATTTAGAGGGTGAGTCAGGTTATTGTCTTAATGAAGTATTATTTATAAATAAGAATTTATGCGAAAAGCAAAAATACTGGATATTGTCAGAGGAAATAGGACATTTTAAAACCACATCAGGAAATATATTAAACCTAGATAGTATAATAAATAAGAAATTAGAAAATGCAGCAAGAGCTGAAAGTATTGAAAGAGTTTGCAGTCTAAAACAAATAGTAAGAGCTATTAAAAATGGTGCTAATGACAGATATGAGGTTGCTGAATATTTAACATTAACGGATAAGTTTTTTGATGAAGCTATTGAGTATCATAGACGCAAACATGGTATGTATAAAGAGTGTGAAAATATAATTCTTTATTTTGAACCAGGATTTGGAGTTTTAAGAAATGATATATTTTAATTCTTTTTTTGAAATAGGAGTTGATTAGATGTCTAAAATTGCAATTTATTCTCGTAAAAGTAAATTTACAGAAGAGGGAGAATCTATAGAAAATCAGATTAATATGTGTATTAAATATGCCCAAAATGTTCTAAATATCGCAGAATATGAAGTATATGAGGATGAAGGCTTTTCTGGAGGCAATACAAACAGGCCTCAATTTCAAAAACTTATGAGAGATATTAAAAATAAATATTTTACCCATCTTATCTGTTATCGACTTGATAGAATTTCCAGAAATGTTGCAGACTTCACTAATACTCTTAATGTTTTAGATAAATTTGATGTCTCCTTCGTAAGTATTAAAGAGCAATTTGATACTTCTACTGCAATGGGAAGAGCTATGATGAATATATCTGCTACCTTTGCACAACTTGAAAGAGAAACCATAGCGGAACGTATACAAGACAATCTTAGAGAATTAAGTAAAACTGGTAGATGGCTAGGTGGACCTGCTCCTTTAGGCTATATATCTATTCAAGTTGAAAATAATGATTTAAGAGGAAAAAGTAGAAAAAAGCATATACTCCAAATTGAAGAAAACGACATTAAAACTGTGAAATTAGTATTTGAGTTATTTAAAAAATATAAAAGTTTTCAAAAAGTTAGTTTGACATTAGAAAATCAAGGTATTTACAGCCGTAAAGGACGCGTTTTTTCAAGAGAGCTCGTTAAGCAAATGATAAATAATCCAGTTTATGTTATAGCTGATAATTTAATTCTTGATTTCTTTAAAGATGAAGGTTGTGAAATTTATAGAAGAGAATATGCCAATGGTGTCAATGGCATAATGCCCTATAATCGAAGAAAAGAAAATGGCAGCTTTGCGCCTACAGAAGATTGGTTAATATCTATAGGTGACCATCCTGGAATAATATGCAGCCAGGATTGGATTAAATGTCAAGATATTTGTGAAGAAATTAAATTAAAAGCATCTAATAGGCAATATACTAGTATAAATGCACTTTTAAGTGGATTGGTCATTTGTGGGCATTGTGGTTCTAGTATGGCTCCTAGAAAGCAATTTAATAAACTTATTAATGGTACTGAAAGTATATACAGGTACTACACCTGCAATTTGAAGAATAAAGCCGGAAATAGATGTGATAACACTTCACTAAATGCATATGATGCTGAAGATTATGTTGTTAATAGAATTAAGAGTATGACTGAAGACGAGATTATGAACACCTATCTAGATTTTAAGCAAAGAGCTGCTGTAAAAACTAATAACAATGATTTAATAATTAAGTTAACTAAAAAAATATCTGAAAATAAAGAAATGATTAGTAATTTATCAAGGCGGGTCGCCAAATCGAACGAAGAAGAAATGATTGATACTTATGAGAATGAAATAAGACAACTGCGTAAAGAAAACAAAGAATTGGAAGATAATATTATTAAATTAAAAACAGAAAATGATACTATCCTTGATATAAAGAAAGATATTTCTGAAATACTTGATATATATGATAATTTTAAAAAATTCTATGATTTCACCCAAACTTTTGAAGATAAAAAAAGACTTATATCTAGTGTTGTTAAATTCGTAGTTTGGGATAGTGATAATAATTCTTTAACAGTAGTCCCAATCGGTTCTAGTCTTGAAAGAAAAGATTTCGGAAATTCTGCATTTAAGTCAACGGAACAGAAGAAATGGCCCATGTAGAAATAATTGCTACAATGGTATATCAACTTATGGAAAATGCAACTATAGAAGAGATAAAAAAAGCAGGACTTGCTGGGCATTATGCTGATCATAGAAAAGCAGTATTTTATACAGATGCAACAGGAAATCCATGAACATTCTAACTACATATAAAATTAATATGTTTGATTTTGGCAAAACTATAGGTGATAAGTTAAAATTTCATCGATTAAAAAATGACCTAACTCAAGATAAATTGGCTGAAATAGTTGGTTTTAGTAAAGGATCATGTATAAAAGATATTGAATTAGGTAGAAAATTACCTGGACGAGAAATCTCACAAAAATTAGCTCTTCACTTCAATCTTGATACGAAATATTTTTACGATACATATTTGGAGGAAACAAATAACTCTAGTGAAAAGTTATTAAACTATCGAAAACAAAATAACTTATCTATAAAGGAAGTATGTAATCTCACTAATATAAGCATTACAGCTTGGTGCAGTTGGGAAAATGGTTCTAATAATGTAAGCAGAGATAAATATAAGTTATTAAAAGAATATAATATTCTATGAAATAAAGGGTCAACTACTCAAGTTGGCCCTTTATTTATTATCACTATACTAGCAAAAATCAAACAGTTTTATTGTACAGTTCTTTATTAAATATGTTTTTTTCTTTAATTTTTTCTATCGCATTACGTACTGCTATAAATTTAGAAAACTGAAATTTCAAATTATCCGGAAGATTATTCCTCATAAACTCTGTTAAGTTGTCTTCCTCTTCTTCTAGAACTTCCAAAATATAATCTTCATCATTTTCATAAGTTTTTCTTTCCATAACATAACACTCCTGTCTCTAATATTATAGCTTTTTGTATTTCAATCATTAAATTTATTATATCATAAATACCGATATATGCAAACACACGTTTGCTTGCTTCTTTACTTTTTCTGTAATTTTGTTCGTTTTGCTAACATTTTGGCACAATTTACTAGTCCTGTTGCTAAAATTATGTTGAGGTGATAAAATTGCTATCTAAAAGATTAACATATCTTAGAAACGAAGCCGAACTCACTCAGGTCGAGCTCTCTAAAAAACTTAATATATCTAGATCAGCATACGCTCATTATGAAAATGGTACATATGAGCCATCTATTCAAATGATTGAATTATTTGCTGATTTTTATGAAGTTAGTACAGATTTTCTGCTTGGTAGGACTAGCATCAGAAAACCTTACCCTAAATAAGCTTTTCTGATATACATATATATTAAGTGTTTTCCAAAATTACAATTCAAAGCTTTTCTATCCAATTAATTTTATTCGTTAATTTTTTAACTTTTTCTCATAACCCCTCTCTTTTTTTCTATAAGACATTGATCAATTCCTATAATCTAATTATACAACTAAAATCGTTCACTGACAGTAACCGTTAGACTCAATTCGAGTTTTGTCCCTTCTTTCAATATTGCATTTTCTTGATTTTTTATGGAATATTAGGTCTAATATGTAAATATTTTACATTTTATTGTGATATACATTTAAAATACATAGTCCGAATTTAAATGTATTTAAAGCAATAATTATAATTGATTATTTTTGTCTTAAATTTACAATAATTTTAAACCTAACTAATATATTTAAAATAATTATTGAAAATTTTGTAGAAAATAGAGGAATATTATAATAATTGTAGAATAATAAATATACTACAATTACAAATGAAAAATCTGTTTAGCCGAGGTGGTTTGCCTGCTCGAGGAAAAGCGAACTGAAAAAGAACTTTCTTTAACTGAATTGGCTCTTAAAATTGGGGTTAGTAAATCTTATCTATCTAAAATGGAAAAGCACCCTAGCGCTTGTAACCCAACTGTAAACGTGATTTTCAGGTTATCTAAAGAACTTGGAATAAGCTCTTACAGAATCCTACACTACTTCAAACAACATTATAATTTCGATAATGAGGAAGACCAGGATAATTAAATATCTTGGTCTTTAAACTGGTTTAGGCAATTCTGTTATAAAACTTGTAACTCCATCTGAATACTGGATAATATTAAACGATGGATATTTATATGTCTTGCTCATTTCCTTTAAATCTTCATATTCAAAGTTATCTATTTCATCTTTAAAATACTCAAAGTCTTCTTTTATAGCACCTTTAAGCAGCATAAAACTGCATCCAGCACCTTTAAGTGAATATATTGTCTTCTTATCTAGCTGATCTAAATATTGGAGCGCTAGAACTGGTTTAAATCCAAACTTTCTACCTTGAGTTAATTTACTTTCTAAAAATCTTTCCGCTGTTTTAGTTTGACTTATTTCATCTATAATTATATGAGTTCTTCGTTGTGTCTCGGATAAGTCCCCTCTAAGCTCACATGCCAGCCATGTTTTAGTAATGAAGAAAGTAGTAATAACATTCTTTGCATAGTCCTTAAACTTACTTTGTTGCATACGAATTAATATAACTTTCCCTTCTTCTGTGGCTTTAGCGAAATTTATATTATTCTTCGGATTCTTCTTAAACATCTTCTTTAAATAAAAATCTCTCATTAGTAAACTTATACGGTCCAAAATCCCTTCTATTTTACTATCCTTAGTTCCACATTTTTGGCTTGGGTTATCTTTTGTAGCTTTTGTGTATTCATCTAATTCCTCTAAAGCTTGTATTTCTTCTTCAAATTCCTCTTTTAATACATCTGGAATACAAGTATTAATTGATTCTTCTCTAAACTTATAATCCTGTAGGCATCTTATAACATCTTTCAAGGTAGTATTTTCCTTAATATATATAACATTAGCTGCAGCACTTAAATAACGACTCATTTTAGGGCTTAAAGGTTCTCCATTATCATTTATGCTATCTACTAATTGTATTGTCATTTCAGCCTTTTTATTAGCTAGAGCCTGCCTTTCAAATAAAGATATATTTTCTGTAAATTCAATCTCATTATATGCTAGAGCTTGTAATCCTTCCTCTGTGCTTAAATCTAATATTATTAGATCTTCTTTAGGCACTACTTTTTCAATTGTTTTACTAGCTTCGTTGTTTCTAATAAAATCTATGTGTACTATACTTTCTTTTCTAGATAAGCAATCTTTAGAATAATGGCATAAGTAAGTTGTTTTCCCGCCGCCTTGCCTTGCCAACAACACTAAACCTAATGAACCTATATCTTTATGATCTTCAAAGTAAGTTTCGTAGGTTTTCCCTTTGAATTTATTGGTTCCTAATGTAATGTAACCTTGCCTTAGTTTCTCGGGTATTTGAACTTCTTCTACATTAACAAATTTCAATTTAAATTGATATAAAAGGCTTCTTGCTGGAATTTGTAAACAAGTGCTCCCTACTTCTTCTACACTCATAGTATTGTAATCTACTCTATAATCTGTTTGTTCTATATCCTTGAATTTTTTTCTTATCTTCTTTTTTACTTTTTTATACATAAGTTCGTTGTCTTCATCCAAAACCCTATAGGCTTGGCATGTACTCAAAGCATTATTAGTTTTTCGTATATTATCTTTGCTTTCTGAAAATACAACAATTTGAGTATCTAGGACAGTACTTTCCTTCTTTTTCTTAGTAGCTGGAGACAATTCTTTTCTGTTCTGCATATACCCTATAACAACATCATAAAGGCTTTTTTTCTCCTGTTCTGGGTTTCCTCCTGTGAAATCATCAACAACATTTAGAAAATCTGTTATCATTTTTGAAACAAATAGTACAGTAGTTTTAATCAAATATTCTATTGATGTCTGCTTTTTATCAACCATTTTATTTTCTTTTAATTTTTCTATAGTCCCTAAATATCTTTCTAACCATGAAAACTGGCTTATAGGTAAGAAATTATAAATTATTGTTACTCTATCATCATCCTTTAAAATATCCATAACTGATAAAATAGAATTTAAAGGTTCGTTTGATTTTTTATCTACCTTTAAACTTAGAGCGTCTTCTTTTTTGTATGATAATTGGTACATTTCAGCATTGTCCGAGATAGGTTTAATTGGATCCTCTAGAACTTCAACAGTAGCTTTATTCCATATCTCTGTTATTTTCTCAAATAACATATTTAAATACACTTCAGGAACCAAGAAATAAAAACTACAATCATTATTTTGAATATCTATAATGTAGGAAATTTTAAAGGTTGTTTCGAAGAATATCTTCTTTTGTTCTTTTCTTATTCTTCTGTCAAGGCTTTTGTAGGTAAGGGCAATAAATTTGCTTAAGTTATCAGAATTGTAATTGCGAATCGATTTATGGCTTGTAATTTTAATATAACGGTAGGTTGGTTTCACTAATTCAAAATAGTTAGATAATTTTAGGCTTTTCATGCTTTTATAAAACCTCTAAGTGCTTGAAGTATAAAATATAATACAAATGATCCTGAAACATATTTACCAGCCTTTCTATTACCGCCTATATAAAAAGCTAATGCTATTAAACAAATTATCGGACAAACTATATCCGAACTCTCTAAAGCAAAATTTCCTATAGATTTTAAAATATAGATCATAAAGCCAGAAATTTTATCCTTTATACTATCAGAAACTTTATCAAATCCGTTTTGAATTGCATTAGATATACTTTCATTCATAATTAAACTCCTTATACATTAATTCCGCATAAATGTGCTATCCATGTAAATACTCTCGGTACTAAACAAGTTCCAACTGTAGCAGCAAGATATTTCATCACAATACTTCCTACATCTGAACTTCTATTTCCAATCAAGGATTTTGCGATTTCTAACAAGCACATGACAATACATATAATAACAATGCATACTTGCAATACTATTACAATTTCACCTTTAGCACTTCTTAATTGGTCCATTTCATCAGCATAAACACGCATATGCATATTCATATAGGCTATTGATGTAATAACTGCCGTTTTTAGTTCAGGATTCTGGAGAATTTCTCCTGCTATTTTGTCTAAAGTATCTAAATCTAATTCTAATTCCTCTAATGTAAGGTTTCCTCTCTGAATTTCCATGAAATCATGAATACTCATAGTAATTTCTTTCATTTCATAAACCTCCATTGAATAATTATTTGAGTATTGTAAATAATAAAGATATTAATAAAAAGTGAGGTGAGAAAATGTTCACATTTACTTTAGGAGCAATTGCATTTTACACTGTTGCAGTAGGTGTTATAACTTTTCTGTAAACTAAACTAAATCTTAATTTATTCTTAAAATTGATCTCCGATATATATAAACAGGAAACTTTTTTAAACTTGTAGCATATGCTATTAGCGTAAGCGAAGCGCAGCAAGCAGAGCTGATAGCTCCTTAGCCTAAGTCTATCATTTTAGATTTAGGCTTTTTAAGTGGCTTATTTAGGTAAAATGGTGAACTTTTCTATGCAGTACAATAACAAATCATTAAAACTCATATTAGGTACCATAGTCTTAAATATTTCAGAGTTCTGAGTCCAATCTTTTATAATATCAGTTATATTTACTTCAGGCTTTTCACTTGATTCTTTTTTATTTGATTTTTTCATAATAAACCTCCTAAAATTCAAAATTAATATTTCTTTTTTTAATTGTAATATTTTCGTTTCTGCCAGGTACCTTGCTTGATAGTTTTTCGTTCATATCTTTTCTTATAAGATCTTTAACATAGTAACTGAAATCTCTTTTTCCTACATGATCCAATAAATCCTGCTCTTTATTCTTAAAGCTGACTGCTTTTACTATTGCCATATGCTGCACCCCAATTCATAATATGCCCTCGCATTTGCTAGTGTAGGTCTATCCTGAAGGGTTACTCCATCACCCAATCTATCTCTAATTTGCTCGTAAACCAATAATGCTCCCCCACCTGTAAGACTAATGCGATTAGTTCTCAAAGAATACTCAACCTGTAAGCGGCTTATTAGACTATCTACAAACTGTTTATAAACTTCAACCGCAAAATTAATATTTGTCCTCTTTCCATCCAAATATAAACCATTCAACATTAACCGTTCAGCATCATTCATCCCTAAATCTAAACTAAATTTATTGTTGACCTTATTAATGAAATCTTTGTATAAGTTTATAGTTCCGGTAGGCAGACTTATAGGATTTAAAACCCTTCTTCTACCTCTCTCGTTAACCACTAAAGCACAATCTGTTGTCCTACCGCCTATATCTATTACTATTCCCTCATAATCATCTGGCAGCGTTACAACGCCTTCTGGAAACACTTCAACATCCTGTATAATGATTTGTTTTTCTGTATTGTTAATTCTTATAATTTTTTCTCTATTAGCTAAAACCATATTAACTAAAGACATTTTATCTTCCTTAAACTGGCTTAAAGGCAGTCCCAAAACTATACAATTGTTGATGATTTTATTACTAGATTGTTCGCTCAACCCTATTGCTCCATAAAGTAATTTTAAATAACTCTGTTTATCCACTTTCTTATAGGTGGTATCATAATTGCCCTCTCCTAACCAGTAAGTTTTTTTATCCATGAATAGCATGTCTGATTTTCCGAGTGGTTCAATATCTGTAATTTTAGAATCGAATATTATTCCAGTGCTAGTCTTAGTTGTGCAATTTCCTATGTCTATACCTAAAATTTCATAATCTTTCATAAATTCTAGCTCCTTTTCATTTATCTTATGGTTTATTCTATGCAATAAATTTAATAAAGTTTCCTAAAGTTTCTGAAATTTATTAAAAAATTATAAAAAAAAATAAGAGTAAGGTTTATTCCTTACTCTTAAGCATTTTTTCATACAAAAGTTGTTTTATATAATTGCTTTTACCTATAACTTTACTATTCTCTAGCAAAAATTTATATATTTCCATATCAAGTTCATCGTTAATGTTAAATGTTGTTTCTGCTTTTTCATACTCATACTTGCCTACTTTTTTAGTCACAAAATCACCTCACGTATATTTTACCATGTATTGGAAATAATTAAAATATTATTATATTGTGAGGTGTATTATGGACTTTATTTCAAGCAAATCTCATTTCTATATAACGCTAATTATTGTAGTTGCAATTTTAACTTTTACTGGACATGTAGATCCTTTGGTTTTATATGGTATATTGATAGATAGAATAATAATTTACTCAACAAAAAAGCTAGAAATTTAATTCTAGCTTTAATCTATCAGTTAACCTGAATATTAAATGTAACATAATTTTCTTTGAAAAGTTCTGGGTATTTAGCTTTACATTCAGCTTCACTTTTCCCAGAAACAGCCTCACCTAACATTTTATCAAAATTAGTGTAGTCAATTAAATTATAATTTAAGTTAAATTCTTTTACGTCTAATTTTTTTTCTACTAATATTTTAATTGCTCCCTCAATATCATTATGCGAAGCTATTTGTTTATCAATATCTTTATCGTTTAAACTATCATTTAATTTATATCCATCTTTCATCTTTGCGGTCCAACCATATTCTGAAATTTCAATTGCTTTATCTGTAGTATTTTCAATTTTTAGGTTGATAACTATATTTTCATAATCTGATGCTTTTACAACTTTAGGTCCAATAGCAAAATACTCTCCATTATTTTGTGCAAAATCATCTTTTGTTCTATCCCCTTTTACAGGTTCTCTAGTTACACCTTCTAATGTAAATTTAATGCCATCTACTGTCTTCTCATTTGGGTTAGTATCTTCTTGCTTAACAGTTTCTTTTGTATCTGCACTCGCAGTCGTTTGAGTACTGCCACACCCAACTAAACTAATTATTGTAAACAACGCTAATACACTAGCTATAAGTTTTTTCTTCATCATTAAATCCCCCTTACATAATTTATTTTACTGGTACTTTAAATGTTGCCTTTTGTTTTTGACTATTACCGCTTGAGTCATGAGAGTATTCTTCCACTTGTATTGTTATTGAGGAACTCTTATTAGATAATCCATATCCAGCTTGTGCCTTGTCACATGTTGCTCCAATAGGAGTTTCTTTTGGAGAATATTTAGTATTTGCTGGATAAAGCTCTGCAACAACTCCCTTTTCATCCATAACAGTAAAGCTACTAAAATATAAATCCATATAACTGTTAGAGTATCCTAAATTTTTGTAAGAGTAATTAATAATTACAACTTGTTCAGGGTTTTTATCCCAAAATTCATTTCTGTATTTTGTAGATTCAACTGAATTAATAGTGAATTCCCATTGACCATCAACTATCCATTTCTCTCCTGCTTGATATATCCTTTCTATTCTTGCACCATCTGATCCTAGTTGATATCCGTCTATTGTTGTATCATGTGCCATGTATCCATTATAATCAAAATAATACCATTTTCCGTCTATTTCTTTCCAACCTATGTACCATGAATCCCAATCAGAATACCACCATCCAGTATTATCACGTTTCCATTCTGCACTTGCACCTACTGGTAAAACTCCTACAATTAATAATCCTGTTAGTAAACTAGCTAAAAGTCTCTTCTTCATTATTAAAATCCCCTCTCATACATCTTTATACCATAATTGTATATTATTTGGTATCTTTGTCAAATATAAAATATTTAATGCACAAAAATAGAGATAGCACATCCCCATTCTCCCTGCTATCTCTATATTGGTTGCTATTTTCTCTTATTATTACTCTACTTTTCAGGAGCTCTGTAACCAGCAGCTTCTGCTTCTTCTACTGTCTTAAACCATTGTTCAACATTCTTAGTCCTGCTATAATATGTACTACCAGGCACATGATATATATGATTCTTACTTCCCTTTATAAGTCCATTCCCATTTGCATCTACATATTGATTTCCACCTGAACTACTACTTTTAACTGTACTACTATTTGAATTTGAGTTATTAGCTGAAACTGAGCTACTATTTCCATCTGAAATACTTGAGCTCTTATCTTCCATTGCTCCACTCGAAGATAAATAGTATCCATCAACAGTTGCATTTGATGCCATTGAACCATCAGAATTTAAGTAATACCATTTACCATCACTTTCTTTCCATCCGGTCTGCATAACTCCAGATTTATCTAGATAATAATCCTTACCATGATCTTTTATCCAACCAGTTTGTAAAACTCCTGCTGAGTTAAAATAATACGACTTATTATTATCTTTAATCCATCCTGTCTTTGGACTTCCATCATCACCATATAAATACCAGCTTCCATTTTCCTGTATCCATCCAGACTTTTTCGTTTCTTTGACTTCTTTAGTCTCTTGTTTTTCTTGTGTCTCAGTATTTTTTATTGTTTCCTTTTTAGCACTTGCAACATTAGTATTGCTATGGTTACTGGGATTAAATATTCCCACTAAAGCAAATGATATAATTGTTGCTAATCCAAAATATTTTAGTACATTTTTTCTAGTTCTCTGCTCTTGTTCCTTCCAAAAAATTAATTTACTTGGCTTAATAAGTCCTGCTATAAGACAAACTAAGCAGACCATAAATAGTAAAATTGTCATTATTTATCCCCCTTAAATTTCATCTTTCCATACTTTAATTTCTACATTTTCTACTTAATTCCTTTAAAATGCATGTTAATAGTATCCAATAAATTATGGAATTTTATGAAGGTTAACAAAGATAGTATACCTCATTTACTTATTCCTTATATTTCTTGACCTGGATAATCAATTTAAGTTATACTAATTATGCAAAATGGACTGGTGGTAGCTTAGGCTACTGCCTTTTTATTATAGTCTTACGTACAATTTATTCAAATAGTATTAATAATTAAAATATAATGTTACATTAATCCAACAGAGATAGCTTTACTGTCATTCACCTGATTCTTTCGCTATCTCTGTTTTTATGCAAAAAAATAAGGGTAATAAAGATTTCTCTTTACTACCCTATAAGACTTAATGCATAAAAGAATCTTGTAATTATCTTGTATCTTGGCAGTCTAACGCTATCTATTATCGCTGTTAGCTTTATAGGAATTATCATATTTGTTATATTAAAAAAGAACCCAGCAAAGCTTGTACACTTTTACTAAGTTCTTTTATAGTTATTTCATTAGTTTAAATTTTTACTGAAACTATTTTTCATTCTTTATTTCTTCAACTGATTCTAACCAATCATTCCATGAAGCTGGATCTGCAGTCATACCATTTCCTAAAAGTATCATATCACCTAGCAATCCACCTACATCATCAGACTTTGTTCTTTCATAATATTTCTCTAAAAAATGTATCATTGCTTTATACGATTCTTCAATTGTTAAGTTCATATTATCAACCTTCCTATTGTTTTATTACGGCTTTACAGGACTAGATAACCCTGTATTAATATCAAAGCCTATAGGTAATTCATTAACTCCTCCATTTCTAATTTCAGTACCTCGTACTTGCACCCAAGTTTGAGTTCCATCCTCGTTAACTTTGGCATACCACTCATTACCATATTTATCGCTTCCTAAATAATTCTCTTCGTTATTTGCTACATCCTCTAAAATTTTTCTATTTTCTGGTGTATCTTCTGTTAGATGTCCTGATGCTTCTCGAAAAATATGGTCTTTATTCTTTTCACTTATTGTAATAGCCGCTCCTGTAGTAGTATTTGGTTGAGTAACATCATCTGCTGAATTAGTTAATTCAAATTTTATAGGAATTTCGTTGATTCCACCGTTTACTATCTCATTATTAGTAACTTCTACCCACGTTTGTGTTCCATCCGAATTAATGCTAGTATACCACTCATTCTCATAGTCGTCCATACCAATATAGTTATGTGCGTTATTAGCAATAAGCTCTAATATCTTTCTATTTTCTGCTGTATTACTGGTTAAATGACCTTGCTTGCTATTAAATATTCTATCTATGCTATCTCTATTTATTTTTATTTCATAGTTATCATCAATATCCGTTGAATTGCTAGTATCTTTAGTTAATCCGCTAACAACTCCAACACTCGCACCTTCAATTGGAGTATAAACAACTGTACCATCATCTTGATATTGACAACTTATAGGAACTGCAACAACACCATCACCAACTGAATCACTAGCCTTTCCGTCAATGCCAGTACCAGTGATTACATCAGTTGCTGGAACATAAACAGTATTAGAAGTAGTAGTGTAACCTATACCAATATATCGACCAGCAGCATTACCAGCGGCAAAATGATACAAATAATCAGACCAAGTTAATCCATCATCTTTACTAAATTGAATATTAGCATAAGGAGCATTATACATATTTAAACGATAGTAAGTATCAACTGCAGGAGTAATAGTACAAGTATAAACACTAGATTGATAATTCTGAACTTGAATATTAACAGTATCATATGCTTGAACTTTAAAAGAAGGAAAAGCAATTTTAGTAGATTGAATATAAAAAGGAACCATATAAAAACCATTAAGCATATAAGGCTCAGAAACACCATTAACAGCACCACTAGACGTATTAGAAGTAGTATAATTAGTAGAAACTGGAATACTAGAATGCCTAAAATCATTCAACATAGATTGCAATTCATCTAATCCAGTACCATCAATACCTACATACTTTTGACCACTACTATCTGAATAAAATTTTAAAAAAGTATTAGTGAGAGTTGAAAGAGACTTTTTAATAATAAAATCCGAAGCTTCTTTTTTATAACGATCAATAATATCATATCCGGCATAACCCGCTCCACCAGTAACGACACCACCTAAAGACCCCTCCGCAAACTCCACAGCTCCTATGGCAATAGGATTAGCCTTAGCAATGTTAGATCGCAAAGGCATAACAAAAGCACAAAAAATACAGAAAAATAAAATAATCTTCTTAAAATAATTATTCATAAATCCCCCTTGATAAAATTATTATAAAATAGCTCTATGTTTTATAGACAAACATTATTATTTTACCAAAAAAGTATATAATTTCATAAAGCGGAAGTCAACATATTATGTAAACAATTCATATATTTTGTAGTATTTTCATTCAAAAAAATAAAAGGTAGACTAAGTATTTCTACCTAATCTACCTTTACAACAGAGTATATGCAATTTAGCAATAGATATTATATCATATTACTTTATGTCATAAAACCAACTTCCTAATATATCTTTTAATTCTAAGCATTTGCTCATAGGTAAGTTCTGAGTTTCAACCCAAATTCCTTTATCATTTGAATTTGCATAAATACGAATATCCTTAAAATATTCCTGTACATATTCCATGTCCACTCCTACAAAACTACCATCACCTCTATACCCGTTTGGAAGATAAGTAGTTCTTACATATCCAGTAGTTTTATTTAATATTCCATCATTAAACTCATTCATATCGCAATCAGTATTTATTCCACTTACTGTTCCTGTTTCACTATATTGATGCCCCACTCTATTAGTAAAGAAATTAGAATTTAATTTCCATGGAGTATTGTTATAATTTGCTTCCCATAATGGATAATCTGCAATTCTGTCATCTAAGTTATCCATAAAGCTAGTGTAAGTATAAATACCAATTTGCATATTAGATAGCTCTTTAAATTTAGCAATGAATCTTAAAATATAATCCATTAGTCCATCAAAATTACTTTCTACATCTAACATTGGAATTAGATCATTTGCTTTATCCTTTATAGCATTATAAAAACTATTGGCCTGAGTTTCCGGAGCACTAGTCCCAACTAGAAAATGATAGAATCCTGTCTTCAATCCTACATAATGTGCATTTGAATAATTAGTATCTAGATAACTATCTTTAAAAGTTGTCCCTTCTGTAGCTTTAATGTAAACAGCTTCTATTCCTGAATCTTTCACCTGTACAAAATTTATATTCCCATTATGATTACTTACATCTATACCTTTCATTTATGTCATCCTTTCTATAATAAAAAAATAAGAGCAACCTATAAAGGTCACTCTAAAAACTATGCTGTAACTTGTTGTATGTTTGCATCAGCGGGCTTTACCATTAATGCTTGGACTTTATTAAATTGTTCTGTTAATGCTGCCAATTCAGCTTTTAAATTATCATTATCATTTTGTAGCTCTTTAAGTAAAGTAGAATTATCTACTACTGCTGCTTTCCCTTGATTTATTTCTCCTGCTATTGCTTGCCTTATTTCTGCCACATCATCTTGGCTTAGTTCTGGAAACTTAGCTAATAGCAATTTATCAAACTGATCTGCTTTAGATAATACCTTTTCCTCTACAGTTTTGCTTATTCTAAAATTCTCGTCTACTATGTTCCAAATAGCTTTACCTACAGTAATATAATTTTTATTCTTTAGTATAGTTTCCTCTAGTCCACTTTTAATTAACTTACTTTCTAATACCTTAATTATCAACTTTAATGCTGTTCTTATCATTTTACATACCTCCAATTATTTATTAAATATTCCTGTCTGAACTGCATAAAAAAAGAAGCTTATTAAAGCTCCTCCAATTGCAGTTATAAACCACTTCATCATACTTGTTAAGTTTTTAAGATTTTCACATAGGTTCTTAAGTTCTGTTTTTAACTCTCTTCCATCCTGCTCAAGCTTATCTAGTCTATCTCCATGATTATTAAGCCTTCTTTCGTGAGTTTCAATTTTGTCTTTTACTAATTCTTCATTCATATTACACCTCTTTCTACTAGTTATTTTCATATAGCAAAAGACACCTACACTTGGTAGATGTCCTTAGTTCACTTACTATTATAAATGATTCTAGTATTAATTTTTTATAGTTATTATTTAGGATTTCTAAAATTTTTAATTTTATCTTACTTCAAACCAATCTATTTTATCATGTACTACATAGTCTGTATAATCACCCTTTTTAAATTTATATACTGGTGATTGTGAATCATCTAAATCTCTGTTTTTATACCAATTTATAAAATTAGTTATTTCTTGACTTGAAACATCATAGCTCTTTATATTTCCATCTACTAATTCTATAAATAAAGTTCCATCTCCTACAGGATCTTGAGGTTCAGTTGGTTCATTAGTTTTTGGAATTACATTTACTGTACATGATGCACTTACGTTATATCCATCGTCTATAGTCGCAGTAATAGTACACTTTCCTTCTCCTGTTGCTATTACTTTCCCTGTAGATTTATCGTACTTTGCAACAGATTCATCTGAAGATTTCCATACAACTCCTACTGCTGCTGGAGTTGTTGTTGCTTTTAATGACTGTGAATCATCTACTTTTAAATCCATTGATGATTGATCTAATGAGATTGATTCATTACATGGTAATAGTTCGCCATCTGAGTCTATATCTATTCCTACAAATCTTGGACCAGGTGAAGTATTGGTATAGATATCAACTTTATGTACTTTTTTTTCTAAATTTAATTTTTCTAACTGCAACACATATGTTGTTCCTGTTGAACTATTTATATATTGATTTATCGATGATTCTTGATTATCAATGCTCACTCTAACGTCTGTATTATGTGAATTGTGATAAGTACCAATATATCTAAACTTAGTTCCATAGAAGAATATTTCTATTTTATCACCTGCATTTTGAGTATAAATTTGATACCCTTTATTATTAGAATCTGTCCATCCGCTTCCGATGTAATTAATTTCTGGAGATTGGTATGTAAATCTTCTCCACCCGCTCTCAGGGGATGATAGTTGCTGTCCAACAGTAGCTGCATTAGCTATATTTCCATTTTGAATCGTTCCAACGCCTATAATAGCTAATAACATTACAAACATGATACCAAATTTCTTAAAATAATTTTTCATTTATCATTTCTCCCTCATTTTATCTTGCTTCAAGTCAATCATATATTTAAAGAATTACAGTTGCTGGTACTTTAATTGTAACTGTTGCACCTGGAGCAATATCCCCAACATTAACTATAATATTTTTAGATGTTGAACTTGGATCAATCTTTCCTTGAGTTGTTGTTATTCCATTTACTACAAAATCAATATGAGTAGGAGCCGGATCATTTACTATTACTGCTTTAGCTGTCTTTGTACCAGTATTAGTTACTACTATAGTATATGTAAAATTATCTCCTACCCATACTTCCTTTACATCTGCTGTTTTTACTACACTCAATGTAGTATCAGCTGCTCCATGAAATATAATTGTAACATCTCCGCCAGCATTATTAGTGTTATCACCTTTTGCATGAGCAATATTCACTATATCCTCTGAATCTGTTGGATCTGGATCCGGATTTGTTGGTTCAGCAGTTTTTGGAGTTACAGTTACAGCACATGTTGCAGTTAAACCATCAGCTGTTGTAGCTGTTATTACTGCTTGCCCTTCTTTTAGAGCTGTAACTTTCCCTGTTGAATCTACTGTGGCTACTGATTCATCACTTGATTTCCATGTAACTTGAACTCCTGCTGGAGTCGTTGTAGCAACTAAATTATCTGTTTGTTCTATAACTAAAGAGTCAGATGTTTTATTTAAAGTTATCGTTGGCACTATTGGATTTGTAACATTAACTGTACATGATGCACTTAAATTACTTCCATCAGTAGTAGTCGCTGTTATTGTGCAAACACCTTCGCCTACTGCTATAACTTTCCCAGTTACTATATCATATTTCGCAATACTTTCATCTGATGACGTCCACGCTACTCCTATACCATTTGGATCTGTTATTGCTGTCAATTGTTGTGATTGTCCTATTGCCAAATTCATTGATGACACATTTAATGAGATACTTGAATTATTCAATTTTTCCAATAATTCTAGTTCATCAACAGATAAATTAACTGTGCCTGATACACACCCATTGTTACTAGTAATGTTTAGTTGATATTTAATATACGGTATATTATTATTTATCTCGAAAATCCTTCTATCAGTGGTCTTCCAATCTGTTACTGTTCTACTATCTAAAACAATCCACTTAGCTCCATCCCATCCTTCAAATGTCCATTGTTTGGCTCTTTCAGTTAAACTATTTGTATTATAATCTAAAGCATATGCAGATATAACTTTTTTTTGCGGAAATTCATAACACAATTTGCCTGTAGTATTGTTTGTTCCCCAAGCATGATAATCTCCAGGTGAACCATAACGAACCACTCCATCAAAAGCTTTGTATGGTGCCGTTGCATTATAATAATTATCACCACTTGCTACTCCTGATGGGCTTGTATTACTTGTCATTACAGGTACTGCATTAATATATTTATTTGAGATATCTTCCGCTTTAGCACTGTTGCTTCCTAAAATCCCGATAATCAGACTTATACTAAATATTAATAAACACAAATATCTTTTAAAGTAATTTTTCATTTATCATTTCTCCCTTATTAAATAATTTGAACAATAAATGAACGCGCGTTCTTTTCTCTATATTTATAGTAACTTCTATACCAATTTAATCCAAGGAAAATCGTGATACAAATTCTTTTATATATTCAAAATCAAGTAATTTTTTACAAATATAAATATAGTACTTCTAAAAATAACCTTTTCAAGTTACAAAATAAAAAGAACTCCATGAAAGTTCTTAATCACATATATTTTATTTAAGCGAATATTAAAAATCTTACCCCCACTGTTCCTCCAGTTTTTATATTAAATGTTTTATTCTTAATAAAATCGTAAGCATCGTAAGTATCTATTTCTTGATATATTCCATTTATCCCTCTCATTGTTATCCCGTTGGCATCACAAATTTGTTTAGTATCTGTTCCAAAACTAAATGTCGTATCAAAAGAAAATAATGAACCGTATGTGTAACTTATGCCAGTACCAGTCCAACCAGATGGTCTTGTTGGATCACTTAGTGATTTAGAACTTATTGTCATAATTAGTTTAGGTGTTCTGCCATTGAGCAATGTTTTAAGAGTGGAATCGTACGGGATAAAATAATCGTGCTTGTGGGCGTCGCTATTATCATATTTTGTGGCATATTGTCCACTAAATGTATAAGTTTCTTCAATAATGTTTATAGTAGCATCCATTACATAAGTAATATACATATAATCATAATCCGTACCTCCTACATGATGTTTCATTCCGTTTGCGCCTAATACAGTATAATCCCCTGTGCTTGTATCTCCAAAAGTAGCTCCATCTTTATTAACCTTAAAATAACTTGATATATTATTAAATGCTGTCATAACTTCTGTAGTTGATTGGGTTATTATTGTGCCTATAGAATTATTCCAAGACGTTGAAATAGAACCCTCTTCAAGTTTTATATCTGTAATATATGCATCTGTACTTATATTTTGATTTCCGCCAGAATAACTGTAATAAAAAAATCTCATTGAACATGCTTTCATATTTGAGTCGGAGCTATTTAATGTCCATGTAAATTTTGTAGGTGTTGTTGTTAAATTAAATCCTTTTTCTGGCAAAGAATCCGGCCATAAATCATTATAAATTGTTACTGTTCCGCTTGTGCACCAGCCAACAAACGAAATTGTATAATTTGTATTTAGTTTTAAATTTAAGTTGTATATCCATCCTGTTGGTATGTTAGTTCCTGATGGAAATTTAAATCCATAACCTGATACTCCGTTAGTCATATTGGTATTCAAAAATGTTGTATTGAATTGCGATTTAACGCACAAATTTGCATTACTAATATCAGTTTGACTTACTTTAGAACTTATCTGCCCTGCTTGTACATTAATCTGCGACTGCAAACTACTTATAGTAGTATTTTGTGCTGTTATTTTACCATTAAGCGTACTTACTGCACTATCTATATTACTTTGCTCTACCTTTAAAGCTATTTGATTTTGTAGTACAGAAACAGAACTTTGTAAGCTACTAACAGAACTATTTACAGTTGTAATTTGACTGTCTATATCTTCTGGAGCAGGCGTCCATGAAGTTGATTCCGTTCCTTCTTCTACCTTAATATCGCTTATCCAAACACATGAAGTACCAGCAACGTTATTATAATCTATCTGCAGTGCACTAAAACTGGTACTATCATTTTTAGTGGTAAATGATCCAGTGAACTTGGTCCAAGTCTTATCTGGTAAATTACTAGATGTAATATTTATATAATTTCTATAATCTACTAAAGTACTACTTTTGTACTCAGGCATATATACTCTCAGAATTTTAGTTAGATTCCCATCACTTGAACTACTGTCTCTATATGCCCAAATAGTAAATGTATATGTTGTATTTGCTTTGAACGGTATTGTGTACCCATTGCTTTTTATACCGTCATATCCACTTCCTGTTGTCCTTATTTTAACAGAATTATGATTGTTGAATTTAATGTTTGTATCTCTGACACCAAAACTCATAGACCAATAGGACGTATCTGTATCAACTATAGAATTTCTTATTAAATTTCTACCACCTATACTTAAATTATCTATAGCACTCTTAGCTGCATTAGCCGTTGTAGTAACACTAGATACATTGCTATTTAAAGTTGTTATACTTGCATTAATTCCATTTACGCCTGTTTCTAACGTAGAAACTCTATTAGTAACGCTTGTAACTGTGCTGCTATCTGCCTTATTACCTAGCGTAGTATTAATTGTACTTACACTACTCTGCAAACTTTGAACACTTGCCTTAATAGAATCTGTTGTTTGATTAATAGTAGATACATTACTATTAATAGTTTGAGTTGCATAATCTTTTACTGATGCAATAGAGTTGTCCACATCTTCCGGCGCTGGAGTCCAATCGGTAGGTTTATTACCTTTTTCTAATTTTAGTCCATAAATTAAATATGCATTGTTATTACTGCTTTCGAATCTGCAAGTTGATGTTGTTAAGGTCCCTGAATTAAATACAAAACAATATCTAGTCCATGTTGTAGAAATTGCTTGATTTTGTGTGAAGTTCTGCGATATAACAGTTGAACCACTATTTACGTAAGCGTTAATGCTAGCCAATGCTGTATCTGATTCTGATTTTATCCATGCTGACAACACATAATTTGTATTCGCTTCTAAAGTAACTCTTTGGCTTAAATCTGTCCACCAAGTAGCAATTCTAATAACTCCAAAACCATTTATTGATGTAGATACTGTATAACTACTAATTCTCGAACCGCCATTATTATCTACCCATCTAGTATCATTCACTACATCATATTCTTTAGTTCTTAACCATAAATTCCTTCCACCAATTTGCATAGTCGATATTGCTGTCTCTGTATTTCCTACCCTAGTAGTTAATCCACTAGCAGTTAATTCCAAACTAGAAACTCTACTTACTGTATTAGTAACTGTAGTAGTTAAAGTTGCAACATCTGTACTTGCCTTATTGGCTGTACTTACTGCATTGCTTGCATTAGTACTGGCTGTATTTGCAGTTGTTACAGCATTACTAGCGTTTGTACTTGCTGTTGTTGCTGTAGTCTTAGCACTGTTAGCTGTTGTGTTTGCAGTATTAGCGGTGCTTACCGCACTACTTGCATTATTTAATGCTGTAGTAATATTGGTATTAGCGGTTGAAATTTGAGTCGTATGAGTATCTACTGTAGATTTTGTACTGCTCAAAGTAGCACTTATAGAACTTAAATTTGTTTCAAGTGTTGATGTTCTTGAAGTTACTGACGTAATATCTTTGGTATTAGCATCAATATCTGTTGTAAGTTCTCCAATACTTGTTTTCATAGAATTTATAGTATTAACTGTTCCATTATAAGCATCTTTTAACTGTGTTGTAGTTCCATCTGTTGCTGTAATTGTAGTATTAGATATTAAAGTGCTTATCTGTCCTTGTATGGCTGTTATGGAAGTTGTATTTGTATCTGTTGTTGTTTTTACTCCATCTACTTTAGTATTAATATTATTAAATGCAACATCTAAAGTCTGTCCTGTAAGATTAATTGCTACCTTACTTGCATTTATATAGCTTGTATTTGTAGTTTTATTAAATCCAGTTACAAAACTACTATAATTTATTTGCTGTTCACCTATAGCACTATCTGCAACCATATTAGTCTTAATAAGCTTATCTGCTATAGCATTTGCTTTTACACCAGTTCCATCTATAAGAGTTGTAGTTCCATCACCTGCAACCAGAATAAAATTAAAATTTCCCTGTGCATCCTGCCCCATTTGAATTCTAACTTTACCTTTTTTATCTTTAAACTGTTGTGTAGCTCCTGCAATAAGTAAACTGCCATCAGAACTTGTTACACTTATTTTGCTAGTGTTTAAACTACCAGTGTTTATTTTAGTAGCATCCAAGCTCTCTATCATGGCATTCTTAATAAATCCATTATCAACAGTCACTTTACTAGATGTTAACACGAGGGATTGAATATTAGCACTTGTAAGATTTCCGTTAATTAATGTCTTAACGTTTGCTAAATCCGCACTTAAATTTGATATTGTTGCATTAGCTGCAGTTAAATCTGCAATATTAGCTTTATTTATTAATGCGCTATCTATATTTGCTACGCTCGCAGTCAAGTCCGACACTGTTGCCTTAGTTGCAACCAAGTCAGCTATTGTTGCATTAGAAATATTAGCATAATCAACAAGAGCTGTATTTATTGTTGCTACATTGGTATCTAGTTTATCTATCCTAGCCGAATTAGCTTGTAAATCAGCTATACTAGCTTTATTTATAATTGCCTTTTCTGCTATTAAAAGCTTAACAGATAATCTTTCTATATTCTTATTAGTAGAACCACTAGCACTAAAGGAATTTGAATTTTTAGTTTCTCCTTTTGCACTTGTTTCTGCACTAAGTCCACCATTATAAGTTAACTTATTAGCAAATACAAGAGCTTTCCTTGTTACATTATTTTTATCTACTAATGTAATAATATCCAAGGCATCTAAAGACAAATCCCCTTGCCACTTTAAAGTGTAGCCAAGATAGCTAAAGTTCTTTAACTTGTTGTAGATATCATTAAGAATAGATTCTGTTACCCATGGATTCTCAAACGTAAGTTCCATAGTATCACTAGATAAAGCACCAACTGATATTGTATTTTTATCATTTACACTATCATAATCATCACTTTCAGAACTATCGCTATTACTATTGCTTTTGTTTTGACATGTAATCATTCCAATTTTATAAGCCTGGTCTTCTAACTTATAACCAGTAGAAAAATAATTATCTGCTGTAATAGTGCAATCAACTTCATGTGGATATATTATTGTAAATTTATTATCTCTTGTTATATATGCATTACCACCACACACACTTGCTACATAAGCTAAAACCTCTCTGCATGTATAACCTTCTAATTTAGTTACTGTATAGTTTTGTACTGTTCCAGTGAATTCTACTCCTGTAATAGTTGCTAATTCATTTACAACTTCCTGTAGCGTTGGATTGTTCCCTAATTTGCTGAAATAACCAGTTTCAAATTTAACCATATTATCATAGCAAGTAAGTTTTACTGTATAATCTGTTTTACTAACATCATCAATATTAAAGGTACCAAATGGAATATACTCTATAGAATTATTTATCTTAAGTCCAATTTCAACTTTTATTTCACCTACACTTGCGTAGGCTGCACCATCATTTTTTAATGTTATATCAATGCTTTGAGAAACTGTATTCCCTATAGAAAAGCGATCACTAGCCTGTACAACTGTAGGCACTATTTGTATAATATCGCTATTATTAAATACTCTATTTCCTAATGTTATTCTACATTCAAAACTTCTCGAAGGTTTTTTAATAAACGTTTTATAACTATCAGATACGTTATACACATTAAACCTCCTTTCCCCTAAGATTTAATTCATGCTATTCTAATATCATAAAATCTAATTCCATTAGCTCTCCTGGTGTGAAATTTACATTAGAATTAAGTAATTCGTCTATATTAATTCCTCTCACATCAAGATCTACTTCTATATCAAGCAATTCATTATATTTTTTATCGCATTCTTCTTCCTTCCCCTCTATGAATACAAATTTGTTATCCTTAATCTTTGGTTCTCCATGTTCATCCTTTATAGCATATTCTTTTATAATTTTCATTTTTTCAGTTTCAAAGATCTTAAGTTCCTTATTAATAGAATTAATGTTCTTAGCTATAGCGTAGCTCACTTTGACTGGTAGCTGTTTATTAGATAACATACCTAATACTTGTACTTTACTTTGTAATTCTCTATTTGTAATTTTCATTTATATCAATCCTTCCAAATCTTAATATAAGAAAAGCACCCTTTAAAGAGTGCTATAAACTAAGCTGTTGCTGCATTATCTGCGGTAGTTGCTGTTAATTCATCCTGTGCCGCATAAACCATAGTTTGAAAATCAGATATATCTTTTCTGCATTCTGTTTTATTAGCTGTATAAACGCTAGAATTAGTAATTGAGGTAGAAATATTTCCTGTATTACTTCCATCCGTAGAAATACTTGCACTCATAAACAAGGCTTGTGTCTCTCCCACCATTGATGTTCCTGTAATTGTTATATTCTTATTTGTTTTTAGCATAAATTAATCACTCCTATTTCTCTATAAAATTCATTTTAAGACCTTTCCATCTCATTTCTTGGCTGTCTTCATCAAATAAATATGCAGGTGCTGTTCTATCTCCTACATACATAGTTTTTGTTATAATACCATCTTTAGGGTCTGGAAATGTGCATTCAAAAAATTCAGCATCTACAGCATTTAATAACGTTGATGTTTCATCTTGACTTAATGGCCCCCATTCCATCTCTAACTTCCTTTTAGTTGCGATTCTATCTCTTATTAGTTCTCCATTTGCATTTCTATTTGTTTCACCATCAATATCATTTAAAGATGGCTGATAACTCTTAGGAGCAGTAATCTCTACTCCATTAACTTTAAGCATTAATTACCACTCCTTTAAATTGGTATTACTGTAATCTTACCTTGTCTTTGTGCTTTCCTTAACTGATCTATTGCGATCTTTCCAATAACATCACTGTCCAACATAAAGATTACATCTCCACTACTGTTTTGAGTTGACCCTGAAGAATTATTTCCACCTATTTTACCTGCAATCTTTCCTGCTAAATCATCAATCCAACCTGTGTTTCGCTCTAATGGCATTACAGCTTCTTTACCTGCTTCACCTACCATTGCTAAAGTTGGACTATCTATTATACCCCCAGTTGCAAGTGCTGGTACATGTTGAAGTCCCATGCTAAAACTTTTCCCTGCATACTTACCTGGCATCCAATCTGGAATATCAATTTTTATTGAATTTAAAGCATCTATTAGTTTGTTTACAAAACCTATTATTGCATTAATTGGCTTTTTAACCATACCTTCTAAGCCACTAAATGCTTCACCTACAATGTCTTTCAATCCATTCCATGCATCTCTCCAACTCCCTGAAAATGTTGTATTTAAGAAAGTAACTATACCGTTCCAAACTCCTTGAGACGTTGTAGCTATTTCATTCCACTTTCCAGCTAACGTAGTTTTGATTTGATCCCATAATCCAGGTGCATCAGTATTTATTTCGGTCCATTTGTCATTTATATATTTTTTTATATTATCCCATGTATCACTTGATGTTTTTGTTATGGTGTCCCACTTTTTAGAAAGAGTTGTCTTAATGCTTTCCCAATCATCAGACGCATCTTTGTTAACTGCATCCCATTTTTTAGATACATAGTCTTTAATATCATCCCAAGTTTTATTTGATGCAGTTGTAATCAATTGCCACTTGCTTGATAGAGTAGTTTTAATATTTTCCCACTTAGTCTCTGCATCAGTTTTAGCTTCATCCCACTTTTGGCCTATATAAGTCTTTACTTCTCCAAATTTAGTTGATGCGCTTTGACTAATTTCTCCCCAATTGATTCCTAGCCATGCACTAACTCTATTCCATGTTTCAGTCGTTTTGGCGTATATTTCATCCCAATGTTTTGCAATTTCAACAGCCATAACTCCAAGCGGCCCAGCTGTAAAAAGTGCCAATACATCTAGTCCCCATTGTGAAAAGAAATTTTCAAGTCCATTCCACGCATCCTTAGCGGTATCACATATCCCCTTCCAAATTGGTGTTAAATATTCTTTTACAGTATCCCAATTCTCATATAATGCTACTCCCGCTGCTATTAATCCGCCGATTGCAATCACAGCAATTCCTACTGGACTTGTTAGTGCTCCTAGCGCTATACCAAATGCGCTCATTGCTGTTTCAGCGATAGTTGAAATTATAGGCAAGCTTGCTATTTTTGACGCAAAGTTTTTAAATATATTAGGGAATGATTTTATTTTTTCTCCTAATGATTTTATTTTTTCTCCTAAGGTAGTTACTTTTGTTGTTGTTCCTTCTAATACCATTCCTTTTTCTAATATTGACTTTGTACTTTTTTCAGTTGCAAGTGCACCCTTTTCCATTGTTAAAGCTTCAGTTTCAAACCCTTTAATTTTGGCTGCTGATTTTTCTAACGCAAGCCCTTTCTGTAATACTGATTTAGTATTCTTTTCGGTTGCTAATGCCCCTCTCTCCATTGTTGCAGCTTCGGCATCAAATGCTTTAATTTTTGCAGCCGCTTTTTCTAATGCTGTTCCTTTTTCTTTAACCGCCTTTGTATTTTTATCCATAGCTGATTGTCCAGATTTAGCGGCGTCTTTTTCAGATTTACCAAAACTAAAAAATTTATCTTTTAAATTTCCTAACTTTGTGTTTAATGCCGTAACACTATCTGTTATAAGGCTACTAAGTTTCATTCCTGTCATTACAGTTACCCATGCTCCAAAAGCTATTGCTAAACCTTCAACCAATGCTTTGTTTTGGCTAACCTTATCAATTAAATATCCTAGTCCATCTAATAGATATCCTAAAACATCTGCAACCTTACCTATTATCGGTGCTAGATCCTTAAATATATTGCTAAAGTCAGAAAAAGCATTTCCACTAATCTTTAAGATCAATTCAGCAACTTTAGCAATTAATTGTGAGATTCCATCAAATAAATGTTTTCCACCATTATCCCAGATAAATTTAAACCCATCAGCTAAATTGCCTAATCCATTAGAAACATCAGTAGCGAATTGTATTACTGTTGGAAAAATTTCATCTGATACTTTACCTAAACTTTCTCGTATTCCTTGCCCTATATCACCTATAGTGGTTAGTATCTTTCCGAGAGTACTAAGTAAGCTATCCATTAGTGTATTTCCTGCATCGTTACTTTCCCAGGCATTCGCCCACTTATTAGCTATATCAGAAATAATTCCAACTATGTTATCAAGTATTAGTAAAATTGCACTACAAATAGTATCTCCATTGCTTTCCCAAGCTTTCGAAAAACTTTCTGTTATATCTTTTATAGATCTTAAGCAGCCATTTAACAGATCTAGTATATCTTCAACTAACTTCTTACCTACATCTGATTGGAACGCTTTATTGAATGAATCTGCAACTTGACCTATTATAGTGAAGATATTTTTTAAGATTTTTAATATATTAGTACATATTTCTACACCTATACCGCTGTTCCAAACATCCCTAAATACTTGACCTATAGTAGTTAAAAGTCTTAATATACTATCAAATGCATCAAATAAAGCTTGTATGACTTGCTTTCCTAAATCTCCGTTATCCCAAGCTGTTTTAAATGCTTTTGCTATATCTCCAATAATATTAAATATAGTCTGTAAGAGCTTTAAGATATCAGTACATACTTTAACACCTGTTCCGTTGCCCCAAATGTCTAAAAAAGTCTTTCCTATATCCTTTGCTAAGTCCCAAATACTACCCAAAGCGTATTTGAGTGCATCCATAGTTGCTTTACCTTCATTGGCCCAAGCTTCTTTCATAGGATCAAATATTTTAGACATTATGTCTTTAAACTTTTTAACCCATTCAGCGGTTACAGCCTCAATAGGTGCCATATTGGCCATTGGTGTTATTGGTGTAACAACTCCACTTCCGGCGGATGTAGGAGTCTTTTCACTTAACTTATTTATTTCATCAAAGCTTGCCAATCCATTCTTAGCCATACTTCCAGCTTTTTTAGCTGCATTACCTGCTGTACCTAGTGCATTAGCAGCTTTTTTAGCAGCTTTTTCTTGTTGGTTATATGCACCTATAGATGATTGAAGATTCTGTGCAGCTTTAAAGCTTGCATCATAGGTAGTGCCAGCTAATTGACTAAAGAAACTTGCTATATATGCTGTTGCTGTTCCTAAAGCACTCATAAGAGAGTTTAATGCAGGCAAAATTGCGTTATATATTGGCATAAATGCTGCATATAAATTACTCTTAATTTGGTTAAGACTGGTTGTAAACTGATTATTAGTCATAAGAGCACTTCCTAAAAAGGATGCCATTTCACTGAGCCCTTTCATTAGCATTGGTAGTATAACCATCCATGTAAAGAACTGCCTCATAACATTATTTAAACCATGATTCATATTCTCAAATTTCTTATTACAATTTTCAGCACTTGATCCGAGATTTTTTAAACCACTGAATAATCCTTTCGTTTTACTAGCCACATTAGAAATATTACTTCCAACTTTTTTTGCAACACCAGAAAAAGTATTTAATTTTCCACTAAGCTTTGCAGTAGAATTATTAATAGAATCAAATACACTTTTAAGTTTCTTTGATACACTCTCTAATCTACTTGTTGCGTTTGAAGAATTGTTTATTTTACTTGCAGTTTCTGAAGTGCCTCCTCCTACAGATGCAAGTTTTACATCTAAATCAGCAAGTGTAAAACCTAGCTTATTGGATCTACTTATTAAATTGTTTATAAGTGCTTCCGTCTTTAGCATTTGGTCTTGGATTTTATTCTTAGTATTTGGATTAAAGGCCATGCTGTAAGCTTCTCTTAGTTCTGCAAGCTTAGCTTTCTGTAATTCTATTCTCGCATTTACATTGTCAAGAGTAACTTCAACATTAGATATATTGGCTTTTAATTCTTCTGTATTTATAGTTGCTGTTTTAGGCGGTGCTCTTGGTGATGATGTTCTTCTTGCATCAGATGTTTTAGGTGCAGCTTCTCCACTAGATCGTGTTACTGGAATTCTTATGCTCCCTACACCTCTACCTATAGCATCTGCTAACTTATCAGCCTGTGCTGCCAATTTTCCCATTAATCCTTGTGTTTTACTTTCTATTTTTCTAACCATTTCATCAGTTTTAGAACTAACTTTACTAGTTAAATTATCCAACTGTTTTTCTAGATCATTTGAATCAATTTTAGGTGTGATATTATTATCTTTATTGTTACTTCTTTTTCCTGCAATCTTTTCATTAATTCTATCTACTTCCTTATTTAATCCTGTTAACTGTTGCTTAATTTTAGAAATAACCGTTTCAAAGCCTTCTGCTGAAGCAACAAGCTTTACTCTTAATTCTTCTATATCCAAACATTATCCCTCCCTTCTGAATCTTTTATTATGAAAGTTTGCGAATTCTTTCATCCTTTGTTTATTTATCTCTAACTCATTAAGCCTTTTTTGCTCTTGAATCTTTTTATTTTTTTCTTCAAATAGTTCAGCATAAAACTCAACAAATTCAGGAACCTTATTCTCATCATCAAAAAGATTAGCTACATTAAGACCTATGCCTAGAGCCAGTTTATAATCCATTAAAGCTCTTTCTCTTAAAATATTTTTTCTTCTGTTACCATAGGCTTCAATGGATTGCACTATTTCTTCTAAAGTCATTTCCCAAAAAGAAAAAATTGATATCTCACATTCAAGTGCCATCAATTTTAATTCTTCAAAATATTTTATTAGGCTTAGATTGCTGGTTCTACTGTCTGTTCCTCCTCTTGTTTCTCCTCCTCTCTCTTCTTTTCCTTGTTGAAAAAACCACTTACCTGAAAAATGTCTGTTATAATGTCTAGCATATCTATTAAATCTTTACCATCTTCTACAATTTCATCATATAATTCATATACTTTATCTAACGAATAACCATGTTCGTAAGCTTGTAAGCTGCATTGTAGAACTAGAATAACAAAGCCTACTTTTGGTAATCTTCCTTCATTTGATTCCATTAACACATCAAGTGGACTTCTTCCTAATTTGTTTTCTAAATCAACACAATCTTTTGCTCTTAACTTTAATTTCAATTCTTTATCCTTAACTTTTAATGTTTTGTATAATCCCATCTTTCAATTCCTCCAACTTATTTAAAATTTAAAAGAGAGCCTTTAAGACTCTCTTAATTACTCTGGATCTGCAACTTCAATGTTGCTTTGAAGTGCTAATTTTGAGGTGAATTCTATTACTTCATTAACTTTACCACCACCAAGTTTTACACTACATTGTGCTTTAAAGGTGAATGCTGTTCCATCTGGATAAATAAGCTTAAACGGAACAACTGTTTTATTATCGGCAAAATTTCTTAATATCCTGTATGAACTTGTTGTAGACTTGTTTTCATACTTAAAAGAAAATTCTAAGTCTCCATAATCGCCAATACCAAATTCATATTGTTTTGTAGTATCTGTTAAGCAAGTATTTTCTACTTTTTCAGGTTCATTTCCCATATCAGGTATAGTTTTTAATCCTTCTAGGTCTGTATACTCAGTAGCTTGATCATTTGTTTTATAGCTTAATTTTGCTCCATTAGCTAACATTTACATCTTCCTTTCTCTTAAGGGTTATAAACCCTCATATTATTTATATCTATAATCCCTTCAAATCTCATAACTTTATGTTTAAGTTTGTTTGTATCTGGTACATCTAGCGATTGAGTCCTATTCAACCCCAAACTAGAAAGTACTTCATCAACTGCTACTGCAATATCCGAAGTACTTCTATCATTCCATATATCTATTTTGTATCTTATATAAGCCAATTGCTCTTTATCATCTGTTTTAGTATGTGTTTTATTTTCTTCCTCAATATACTGTATAACAGGAAAAGTTGTCCAATCACTTGGATATGTGTCATTAACATTGCTACTTAAAGGCTTAATAGAATTATAGATTATTGGTTTTATATTAATCACCTTTAGCCACCTTCTTTATAGTGGAATTAATATCTTCTTTAATACCATTAATTACTTTATCCTTATTATTTTTTAATGCAGGATATAGAAATGGTTGTGCGTATTGACCTTTTGTTCCATAGCCAATAACATTCCCTCCTCTATCCTTTATAATCTTAAAACCATATTCTTCTGCTTTTTCTTTAGACATAGCATCTGCTGGTATTATCCATCCTTCTTGTTTATAAGAAATATTAACATCAGGACTTATTCCATCATGATGCGCTTCTCCATTAGGCCCTGTTCCGAATTCAACATAAGCTGCATGATCCGAATTAGTATAAACTATACCAGTTATTTGTCTATCTCTTACCTCTGCCTTTACTTTTATGCTATCACGCAAATCTCCAATATCATCGGGGCATAATAGCTTTGCTTCTGCTTGGACTGTCTCCTTCATATTCCTTTTTACCGATTTTTCAAGAGTCTCTTTAGCATTAACATTAAGTTTATCTAATTTACTAAATAAGCTATTTAATCCATCTATCATGTTATTTTCTCCAATTCGATTGTTAAATGAGAGAAAGGCTTAATAGAGATAATCCTATAGTCAGGTTTATTTTCTTTAGAGACATAAACACAAATTCCATCACCCTCAACTAGCTCTATATCGCCATCATAAAGCATATTGTTTATATATTTTAATCTTTCTCCATAGATTTCAGCTTGTATTTTACCACTTGCTGGCCATATTCTAGCTTTAATGTCTATAGGCTCATCAGAATAACTATCATATTTACCTCCTTCATCATCTTCAACTTTCTTTTTTCTTTTAAGGTAATATGGCTTCTTATTGGTTATTCGCATTTGCCATTCTCACCGCCTTTAGCCTTCTATAACTTGTTAGTCTAGATTTAATATTTTCAGGAATTTCGGCAAAATATGAAACAGATACACCGCCTTCACTTCTAGACACTTCTCCTTCATGTTCTTGTCTATTGTAATAAATTATAGCAAGCTCCTTCTGCAATCCTTCCATACGTGGTAAAATAACATCTCTATTACAATAATCTAATATTTCATTAGCAGCATCATCTAAAATAGTGTTTAGTAGATCATCTTTAGATATATCTGTAATGTCTATGCCTAATCTTATCTTAAATTTTTCTAACTGTGTCAAATAATCCACCTCCAAATAAAAGAAGATGGATTATTTTCCACCTTCTAAAGCCTTAATTAAATCCTCTTTTTTCATATTAGAAATGCCTTCTATGTTCTTTTCTTTAGCTAACTCTTTTAATTGGTCCACAGTTAATTGATTGAAATCAGTTGTAGACTGATCTTGCTTCTCTTCTAACAATTTATAGCCATCATTAAGTAAGGACTCTCTTTCAAATTCTTTCTCAACAACACGTTCTACATTATCTCTTTTTAGCCTAAATCCCATAACAAATTCTCTCCTTACTTAGTATTAAGATAAATTGATTTTTCTTGATTCTTCTTAACCCATAATTCATGATATCTTCTGTAATCCATAGACCAACCACTGAATTTTTGGTTTACAGTTGGATCAAATATTCTTAGATCATCTTGCTTTGATACTGCAATCGGAGTTGATTTAGGGCATATAATAAAATTGATATCTTTAGAATCAGTTCCTTTTATATATCCACCTGCTGTTTGTCCATCTGTTACACCATCATAGAGTTGAATAGTTGTATACATTCTATTGTCTGGTACTGCTAATAGTGGAATACCATCCATAAAAGGACATTGAGTGTTGAATCCACCTGCTGTAAAACTTTGAGCAGATATCTTATTAGCCATTGCTAACTCATATTCCATTTGTGCATCATAAGAAAGCATTATTACTAAGGCTCCGTTAAAACCTTGCTTTCTTATTTCTTTAACCCCTAATTTCATTTTTTTAATTATTGTGTCTGATTCAGGAGTATATGCATCTTCGACCATAGTAGTTGCTGATATTGCTGTAGCTGCTAACTTAGAGATTCTATATGCATCTATTTCAGGTATAACATGTTCTCTTTGGAACTCTCCCATTATAGTTGAAGCTGTTAAAACGAATCCAGATTCATCAACATCATTCTTATCAATTCCAAATGATCTACCTCTATCTTGAGTCATCTTATAAGTATTATATTTATATTCCAATGCTCCATCTACAAATCCCTTATTGCCTGCTCTCTGATAGTCCGCTAATCCTTCCATTGCTAGTGTAGGTATTTTAACTTCATCACCACCACTATATTTTACTTGTCCTGCGTTAGCATCCATCCAGCCTGTACAAGATTCTTGAATAGCTGCCAAATCTAATTGATTTTGCATTATAGTTGAATATTCAATAGTATTTACTGCCATTTATATCATCCTCTTTTCATTAATTATATTTGACCTCTTACAGCTTTTGCTATTTGAGCTTCTAATGTATTTTCTTTACCTTGACCACCTTTTGGAGCTCCATTTCCTCTTAATCTTTCATTTACAGCTTTTTCTACTGCTGTTTGAAATGCTTTTTGTACTGATTCAATACTTTTATTGCAAGTATCAGCACTTTCATAATTAAGAATGTCAACCAACTCTTTAGGTATTCCTTTTTCAGCTAGAGTTTCATAAGCCTGTGCTTTTAATTCTCTAATAGTTATTTCTCTTTCTCTCTTTGCCAAATCATCATTTAATTCAGCTACTCTTTTTTCTTCAGCTTCTTTTGCTTTTTGAGCTTCATACTTAGCTTTTTCATTAGCTGTCATCGCTGCAAGCTTTTCAGCTTCTGTTTTGGCATCTTCTAATTTTTGATTATAATCTACTTCCCATTTACTTTTAGCTGTTTCAAGAGCTTTAGCAATTCTTTTATCAAACTCACTTTGGTACTTTTTATCTTTCAATATATCATCAAAAGTTTTATCTCCCTCTGAGCCTAGTTCTCCTTCAGAATTATCTCCTGCACCTGAATCATTACCTTCTGCGCCTTCTCCTGTACCAGTTGAATTATCTCCACCTGCTCCAGTTCCTCCAGCACCTCCATCTGCTTCAAGTAATCTTCCCAATCCTAATCTTTTCCTTAGATTTGCATTTTGTATAAACATATATCCTCCTCGCCCGATACATTGCTATTGCCCCATATCGTTCATTATTTATAGTTTCAATAGTTTCACGTCATTTCGGACAAAAGAAAAAAGCCTTAACGCTGGCTTTGCGAGATAATTAGATCACCTCTTTAAACTTTCCTTTTAAAGTTATTTATTATGGCTTTACTAATGGTTTCTTCATCAATGTGGACTACAACATTATTGTTCGTATCAATATTTTTATAGCATTCTTGTGCAATCTTTTTTGATAAATTTAAAATCCAATCTGTATTATTTGCTGATTGAACCATTTCTGTATTTCCATAATCACCGACACAACAAAGTTTAGGCACATCTTTAAATATGTCAAAATCTCCATCAACTTCAATATTATCTGGTCTAAGTTCAAGAGCTACAGTCGGAACACATCCAGCACTTATATTTATTTCAGCGCCTACAACTCTATCAGATATATCTTTATCATCAAGTAATATTTGTTGGTGCGTATAATCTTTTGATTTCAATGTAAATTTCATACTATAATATCATCCCTTTCTTTGCTTTATAATTTCGTAAAAATACTATTTAGCGAAATAAATCTGTATATTTTATTAATTTTTCAAGTATTTTATCGTAATTTTAGGCACTTTTATTCATTTATGCATTGTTTATTGTATTTTTATGCTTAACATTTCTGCATATTATTCATTTTGATTCCGAACATACTAAAAGCCAAACCAACTTTTAATTACTTTAGGAAGTTGGTTTAAAGCAGAAAAATATTCTTTTAATAGTTCCACAACATCACAACCTTAATTTTAGAAATAATAAAAGCACCTACCTATTTATTAAGTAAGTGCTATTTATTGGTTTGCTTATAAACCTGATCATATATTTCTTGAATTTTTTTACCATCTTCATTTAAATAATCTTCATTATCAAAACCAATTTCTAATTGTAAATCCTCAATATAATCTAACAAGTCAATTTTAGTATCTACATCTATTTCAAAATGCACATTGTCGTTCTCTTCATTGTTTTTACTTATCGCTTTTTTTATTTCTTCATCATTTAGATTTTCAATTAGATAACTAAATAAGTTTTTATCCAAAAATATGTTATACACTTTTTAACCTCCTTACTTTATCTTTATCTGTTGGATTGCTTTGTATTAGATTTCCCGTATTAGGATTAATTGAAACCGTTGATTTTTCGCCTATATATTTTTTACTTGTTTCTGCTATTTTATCAAGCTTTCTAGCTTTAGTTTCAGTTATTTTAATTGGATTCCTTAAAGCATCTAGCACCCCTTCCACGGTTGTACCACTTCTAGGTAATCCAGTTTTAGGATCATTACTAGTTCCTAAAATTCTATCAATCATATGTTTAGAATAACTTTTTATTTCAATTCCATCAGATGTTTTAATTCCAATAAGCTTGTTACTAAGTTCATTAATAACTGATTTATAATCTCCATAACTTGAAAATGCTGAAATATTACCTTGAGTTCTAGCTTTATAATAATCCTTCATAGTTTGCCATTCATTACTTTTATTATACTTCGTTTTTCTGAATTCTTCAAAGGATTCAATATTATTTTCTCCTATAATTGCTTTATATTCTTTGTACATTTTTCTATCTGAAGATTTATTCTTAATCATCTTTTCAAATATTTCAGCTTTTTTAGCACCATGTTTTTCAACCACATATTTTTTATACCATTCATTATAGCTCATGTTATGCGGTAATATATAAGACTTTCCTGTTTCAGGATCTCTTGCTCTTCTTTGTAAATTATTAAGAGTTTCTTCATCTCTGTATGCTATAGTTGTACTTCTACAGTGAGGATGAAGTGGTGGAAGATTTTCTCCTGGTACTGCTTTAGAAACTTCATAAAGCTTTTTATCATGTTCTCTACATATTTGTGAAGTTCTTAAATCTAAAGTAGCAACAAACACATACTTTTGTATATCACATTCTTTATAACTTTCTATTTCAGCCATATTACATACATAAGTAGTCTCTGTTCTTATTAATCTTTCTGCAGCATATTTACCATCATCAGACAAATCTTCAATTTCTTTTGCCATTCTCCTGGAGCTTTGGCCACTCATCAGCCCAGATGTAATTGTCTCTGCTAATTTATCTGCTAGAATATCTGTATTATGCCATATTCTTTTACTGTAGTGTTTTCCACTCCAATTGTTCTTTAAGATTTCCTCTATTGTATCAGTTGGCATTTCTGCAAAAGAAAAACCTAATCCAGTTCCCTTCTGTATATCATATATGTTTCTATGATAAGCATTATTCATATTATCTATATAGCTTAATGTACTTTGTTTAATCTCTGTATCAGCTGCAATTTTACAATTAATATAAATGCTTTCTTTTAATGCTTCTAATCTAGTTATTCTTGCCTTATAAGCTTTCATGTTAAGTTGAGCTAACATATATGCTTTTAAATCTTCATCTTGAATTTGACCAACCTTGCTTCTAATGCTCTCTAATTCTCTTTGAGATATATTGGAGTTCAATAATTCCCTAGCTTCACTCTCAGTAATCTTGCCATTCTTGGCAAACCTATAGAATATCTTCTTAATATCATCATTTATATCCTGCATAGCTTTATCATATGCATTTACAATTAATGCAATAGCAGTATCGCTATTCTTATGATATTCATCCATTCGAAGATTAGCTCTTTTTCTCCAATACTTAGTTTCCCTATTCATCTAAGTCATCTTCTTTGTTATTTCCAACATTCTTAAAATCATATGAACCAAAAGCCTTTTGTTTCTGTTCCATGTTCTTTTGATTTTCTTCATCAAGCCTCTTTCTTTCTGCCTCAACATCAATATCTGGATCATATCTCTTAACTCTTGTTTCCCAACTAATAAATCCTTCTGTTTCCTGAGCTATTTTAGCTAATAATTCATCATCCACTGGAAGAGAGCGCTTCATCGTAATATCTATATCATTAGCTTTAAAATCTTTGGCTTTAATCTTTTGTACATTCTCTATAAGTTTAAGCCTTTGCCTTAGACCTCTTTTAAAGTACCTTTCTTTAGTTTTTCCTAGTTGCTCCATTCCAAATAACTTGTACTTCATTGCAATACCGCTGGAATTTCCCACGAAGTTTTCATCTGTGAGACATGGAACTTTAGAAAATTCGTGAATATCATCTTTCAATGCTTTTTTGAGGACCTCTATTTCAGTCTCATTTAGCTGTTTTACTAGCCATTTAGCATCACCATCAGGCGGAAGTTCTATTATCTTCATTTCCTTAAGTAACTTTGCAGTTTTAGTCATTTCTTCTTCATCATCACCAAGACTTGCGCCTATTATAGCAAGCAACGCATCAACAACCTGTTCTTTGTCATTTACTCTATCAGATTGTAGTAAGTTATATGCATCTATAAGAGTTATTACACCTTCAAAATCTCCTCTTAACTTTTTATTATTTTGATATTCTATTATTGGAACTTCTCCAAAAAAGTGTTCATCTAAGTCTATTTCTTTTGGTGCTGTACTGGATAAGTCATTAAAGAAATAATATAAGATCTCTTTATCAGTATAGACATTAACATTATATCCCTTTAAAGTATCACTAATATCTCTTTTTTCATAATACGTCACAGCAAACATAGGTTTATGCTTAACTGTATTATCAGCAACTAAGAATGCATTTCTAGGGCTTATTATTGCTAATTCTGGTGTAGGAACTTCTTCATCACTCATATACATAAGCTCATAAGCTACTCCAAATATAGACATATCTAATGCTAAATCATTATTATGTCCATCCTCATCTATATTGGTAAACAAATCATTTAACTCTTTATCACCATTGCCAGTATAACTAACTGGAACTCCGAATACATATCCTGTAGCCATATCTGAAATATATTGAGCATGATTAGCAACTATTTTATTATTGGGTAATTTATCATTACTCAAAGTTCTATTTAATATTTTGTGTTTCCCATCATAATATTTATTAAGCAAATCAAATCTATCTATCATTGCTAAGTGATTTTCTATACACTTAGTTAATAATTCTATTGGCACTGAGCCATCTTCATTAAGTAAATCTCTATCTTTTATAATTGCCACATTATCACCTCAATCCTAACTTAGATTTGTTTTTAACTTTTAATTTGTTATTGATTATTTCATCTTCCATTCCATATCTAACAGCATCAATAGTATGGTTATTTTTATCCGGATATTCTCCTTTGAAATTACCATCTTTATCTTTTTCAATTTCATATCCCAAGAACTCTCGTTTAACATCAGGACATTTAATAGGATCTATTATTATTTCTTCTATTTCTTCACTTAAGAACTTAATACCATGTTCTACACTATCAGGGCCTTTCTTAGCACCTATTATATTAAGCCCAAGATTTTTGAATTCATTTATTGTTCTTGGTTCTGCACTATCTGCTGTTATCTTTTTATTTAACGGATTTAACTTTTTAATTTCTTCTACAGCTTTACTATTACTTAACTGTATTTTATAGACTTGACCAAAAATGTATAATTTCTTTCTAGTCTTATCATAATGCATTAAAACATATGCTAATGGATCAGCTGCATATCCAAAATCTAATCCATTCTTTAACCTATCAAATATATCTATTTCTTCATCAGTTATTTCTCTAACAGTAATATTTCTAAATACTTCTCCACCTGTTCCAGTTACAGCTCCTAAATAATCGTGTTCATACTTAGTAGAATTGACTTTTTTAAGGTGTTCAGCTTCAATTATAAATTGTTCTCCAAGCCAGTCCTTAGAAACAGTTAAATAAGTACTGTGATGAATAAACTTATCTGATCTTTCTTCTAAGACCTCCATATTGCTCCAGTTTCTTTGGCTCTCTGGTGGATTAAATGAATAAAAGACAAAAAATTTAGGACCACCTCTCATTAATGATTGATTAATGTTCCTAATCTTATCATATCCTTCAAATTCATCTACTTCTTCATACCAGATATACTTTATATATCCTTTAGGTACCTTAGTCGATTTAACCTTCTTTGGATTATCAGCACCTTTAAATCTAATAACTTGACCAGTAGGCTTATATATTATAGTTAATTTACTTTCTGGTACATGCCATTCATCACTAACGCCTAAAATATCAATTGCCCATTTTATTTGATCTCTAACCGATTCTGATAATGTATCCTTTACTCTCCTTAGAATTAATGCATTAGACATTATTCCTTCCTGAGCATCTTTCATCATATTCAGAACAATTTCAATGGAAATAAATGATGATTTAGTAGAACCTCTACCACCTTTAAACCAGTAATGTGTATGCAAACCTTGCTTGATATCTTTATGTGCATCATAGAAACTTGGAGCTATTATTGACCTTAATTTAACTTTAATCATCTATATCATCCACTATCTGAACAACATCTTTATTTGTATTTTTATTTCCCTTTAATCTTTCAATTTCAACTCCCAGTTTTGCATTTTGAAGCTTCTTGTTTTCAATATCAAGTTTAATTCTTTCTTCATCAGATAATAAATTGCAATGTTTAGTCAGAAAGTCTAAAGCTTTCATCTTATCAGCAAGTTTAATCTTAACTCCATCTTTACCCTCGCTTATTTCTGATATTAAAGTGCCATCAACTTGATTACTTTCTCCAAGTCTCACATAGTTATAAGGTTTAGTAATAACATTACCTTCATCATCTAACATAGGATGGCCCTCTTTATCTTTAACTACATAATAATCTTGTCCAAACTGCACATAATCAGTAATATCAGCAAATGCAATATCAATATACTTTTGAATGACACCTCTACTCAAGAACTCTTTATTAAGTTCTAGCGCTGTAAGTCTATCTACCTGTTCTTTTATCTTAGGATTTCTTAGCAAGTTACAACCATTTACCATAGCTGTTTCATATGAACAATGATAAGCTTGCTGATATGCTTTAGTTGCATTCATTCTCTTAGCATATATAACACAAAAAAGCCTTTGCTTATCATTTAATTTAGTATTTTCTAATACTTCTTTAATTTCATCCGCAATAGGCTCTTGATTACTATTCTTTTTAGTTTTTTTACTGGTATTTTTATTTGTTGTACAACATTTATTTTTTTGTTGTACAACATTAGAATCGTTATCCCATTTATCTCTTTGTTTCCATACTGCAATCTTCTTTTCGTCTTCATTCAGTATGCTTGCAATCTCTCTATTTGTTATATTACCTTTATGTTCCTTATATATTTCAAGAGCTTTATCTCTGTTTGGACTTCTTTGTCTAGCCATCTCTCATTGTCACCACCTCCATCATGTTCTTCTATCACTATTTTTAAAACATTCTTCTATCTCTTTCTTACTATATGGATAATAATATAAGGTCATATGTTCACAACCTTTTATATTACACTCTTTGCATAGACTAGGAGACTTACTACACTCCACTTGTCCTTGGTTATTGAATTTTAAATTTAGGATTAGTTTCTTTTTCATGTTATAGTCTCCTTTCTAAATTTAGTCCATTTATTGCATAAAAAAGAACCCTATTTCCTAGGATCCTTAAAAATGTCATTAACAATAATATTAGATTGATTTTGCTTATATTGTGCTGTATATTTCTTTATATTTTCTTGCCCAACCTTAATCCTCTCATACAAATCATTGAAATTATCATTCATTATTTGATCTCTTACCTTCCGTTGCTTCTTAGTAAGATTACTTAGAGACATTAGCCATAAATAAGAACTATCTTGTACTTTATTGGTCTTGTTATATTCTTTTACAAACTTTTTAAATCGTTTGCGTTCTTTGTGCTTTGCAAACACAATGTTGACTTTATCTTTTAAGGTGTCTTTTAATTCTTTTAATTTCTTCTTGACTTTATTATACATGTTAGGAAGAACTAAAATAACAACGCCTGCAACAATAGCAGATATTATTCCTACAATAATAGCATCTCCCTTAGTAATATTTTTATCGTTCCAAAACATATAAATTTTATCCACTTTGTCTCACCCCTCCATAGAACTAATTATACAAAAAGAGATGAATTCCTTCTGAATCTTACAAATAAAGCAAAAGAACCTTATTTCTAGAATCCTCATTTAATTAATATATTGTATATAATCCAGATTTTTTGCAAACTGTCCCATTATCTTTTAATCCCCTATGTTCGCAATACTTATCAAATGTTTCCATAAAATATTCTGGCGTTCTTGGGTCTAACAATATTTCTTTAATGTCGATATTCTCAAAATCATAATGTAACACCGCTTTAAGATATTCATTTTCTTTGAGTATATCCTCTATGTCTCTTTGATCTTTGCTGAGCATAATACTAGTTATTGCTGGATTTATTTGAATTGAAAATCTATACTCTTTTTCATGTATAAAGGCCTTCCTTTTATAAAACTCAAAAGGTATGCTATAAAAATCATAATTGCTCGCAATATTCTCTCCATCTTTATTGATTCTATATTTCTTGAAATCTATATTTTTTATATATTCTATTTTCTTATAATTAGGTGTGTTAAATAAAAATAGATCTTTACTATATTGTGTTCCATCTTGTCCGTAATAATAAATTATTTTGCTAGTATCAGTCAAAAGTTCAATAATTGAATCATAAACCTTTTTAGCGCTCACCTTTATTCTGACACCGGTTTTTTGTGGACTATATATTCGCCACATTGCATCTGATTCATCCGCATCATCATATTTCCAAGATTGTGCATACTTAAATCTTTTGGCTGCATAGATTGTATTTCTTATAAAGCCTTCATCTTCTCCATCATTATCTACATAATTAAAAAAATCATCTATAGCTTTCCCTTCATATACATCATCCCACATAGTTATATTGGTTAAATATAACCGTTTATTTTCTATTACGTCAATAAAATTTTCAAATGTCATGTACTTGTATAGATACTCAGGTAATTCTTCTTGTATTTTTTCTTTCATAACTCTCTCACCTTCCTCTATATAGATAATTATACAAAGTTTGGTGTTTTCCTCTTTACTTAATATAAAAAATACCCCATATCGACTACATACCACTCAAGTATAAACTTAAGCCTTCATCTTTACAGGGTATTTTTATGGTATAAAAGTGGGATTGAGAATTTATGAGAGGTTATATAGTAAATAGTCTTGTCCACTTAACATACTAAATACGTTTTTCTTAGAATCTTTACACTTTACATTATTTCATATTTAAAGTGCAACTTTATATACAAATTTAGTGCAATTTTAGTGCATTTCCTTATATTTACTATATATTAAATACAAAACTTCTAATTTTTTCTTTCAGTAACCCTAATGCTACAGGTACCATAATTATTATATATGGAAAGCAAAAAGCTACAAATGCAACTACAATTGACATAATTAAAGTAAGCCATCCACCTACCTCACCTTTGTAAACCTCAACAATTCCCATTATTGTACATGCAAGAAATACAAACATTATAACTTTTGAAATAAGCGCTACTATTCCTGCTCCAACAGTTGAAACATATTCACAGAAAGAAATAATAGGTACAAATAACGCTAATAATATTTTTAGCAATACTATTAGTATTTTAACAAATATGCTCCTTTTTCCTTCCTGTTGTCTTATTGCTTCTTCTTCTGATGATTCTTCTCCAAACCCATATTTACTTTTATCATTGTAGTTATCAGTTTTGTTTGTACTTTCCTTATGTACATAATTATTTCTATTATCGTAATCCATTTTTAGTTTTTCATCATTTAATACTCTATATGCCTCTTGGATTAGATTAAAAAATGTATTTGCATTAGTTGCATTATTTACATCCGGATGATACTTTTTAACAAGCTGTCTATATGCTTTTTTAATCTGATCTGAATCAGCATTTTTATCTACCCCTAATATTTCGTAATAATTCATATTATTTTTCTCCACCTTAATTCAATATCTCTCTGTAATTACATAATACTACAATTAAGGCTAAATTTCCATTATTATATACTATGATTAAAATTTCTGATGTATTATTCAGAATTCACCTATCCTATTCTAGATCATTTTTCAGAATTTCATCCATTAATTTTAATCCTCTACCAATATATTCTTTTATTGTCCTTTGAGATTTATCCATAATAGCACAAATGCTCTCTATCCTTCTTCCATCAATAAACTTTAGTTTTATAGCTTGTCTTTGCCATTCCTTTAATGCATCTAAAGCATTCTCTATATGTTCACATTCTCTCTTGTTAAACTTAACCAATTGCTCTAGTTTTGATTTCTTTTCAGTTAATTCTACAGCTTGATTCTCCGCAACACTTGTTATCTTATAAGTCTTCCCTGTAGCTTCTCCCTGTGGTTGCTCTGGTATTCCTATACACTCTTCAAGTTCTTTTATTTGAAGTTCATACTCATTCTTCTTCGCTAATATTTTTTTGTAGTTTCTCAATCTTTGTTTTATATCTTCATACATATCAATACTTGCCTCCTGTAATATCGTCTTTAGCCTTGCCCCAAACCATTCTAGCTGTAACATAAGAATTATCTATCATTTTTAATATTTGTGCTACTCTATCCTTTAATGCTGGATTTTTGGCTATTCCTTTACTTTCTCCAGTTCTTATATCAAATAAAATTGTGCTCCATCTGTCATATTGTCTAAGAGCCTTTTTATGAAGTGTATAAGCTTTTGCATGGTCATTGTCTTTTAATATATCTATTTCATCCATAAGATTATTGAAATTATTAAGGTCCTCAGTTGTTATGAACTTGCTATTTAATTCATTCATAAGATCCCTCCACTTCTTCAAATAATCTTTTTAAATCATATCTCCACCTAGTCCTGTTTTTAGTTCCTAATACCTCAATTCCATTCTCTTCACACCATGTAAAAGGAAATGACTTTCTATCTGATGTTTTCATATATTCTTTAATTTTCTTTGCTTCAATAGCAAATGTCTTTTCCATATCCCTAAAGTTAAATAAAAAATATGTTTTAATCTTTGGATGATCTATTTCAGACATTTGTTTTATTTGGTTTTCTCTTATACAATCAAATGAAATGCGTACACCTGCATGAGATTTTAACTCTAGCAATATTAAGTTTTCTATAGTCATTATCATAAAATCACACATATTCTTAGCTTGAAATCTTACATTTTCATTCTTAGATCCACTAAAATTTGCAGTCCCATCTTTAAATCTATATATAAAACAATCTTCTGGAACTGATCTTTTAATATCTTCTTCAAATAATTTACCAGGATTCTTCTTTACCATATTATCCTCCTTTTATTTGTAATTGATTGTCATATGAGAATGAAATCTTAGTAACGAGACATGATAACATCCTCATATTTAGTTTTTTTATTTTTCTATTCTTTCAAATTCTATTACCCATACCCATGGATTAGCATTCCAACCATATTCCTCTAACTGGTCTTTCTTTAGTGTGCTATTCCAAAGATTTTCCCAAACTTCAAACATCAGTTTACTTTTTGATTCTCCAAAATAATTTTCAAATATTTCGCTATATATGCCCTCTTTTAAAACATCTTTAGTAGTCATATTTTTAAGTCTTTCAACTCTTACATTTGTGACCTTTAGGAATATTCTCGCTGCTTCTTTTGGCATGAATAATGATGGTTGCCATCCTTTTTTATAAGAATATTTAATTAAATCTTCATACCGATCACTAGATAACACAACTTCTTTCAATTTTTCATTAGGCTCTGCTTTAAATAAAAACTTAGCTCTTTTATCAAAATTGCTCATACTCTGCATCATCCAAGTTTCTCTTACATAAAGAATATCTCCTTTATCATATGGAGCATGTAGCATAAGAGTTTCATCATTCATCCAGATTTGATTATAGCTCCACTTAAAATCTCCATGAGTTATCTCAGTAACGTCTTTTAATGTTTTTGCAATTCTTCTTGTACACCATTTCCTGCCCTCTAAAATCGACTTAACCATTTCTGTATTGAATAGAATTGGCTTTTCCAAATCTCTCACCCCTTCTTTATTAATATCAATCTGTAATTGCTCTACCTGTATTTCACCCTTGCAGAGCTTTCTCCAGTTTCTATTGTTAGTTTTAAGATATCTCATAAGATTACCTTCTTTAAAAACTCTAATTACTTTTCTATATAGTTAATAACATTCTTAATTACCATGTTTATAGTTCCATCACCATTTGGTACTATTTCAAATTTGCTAGAATCATGATAAGTATCTTCATTGATGTATAAATCTATCTGCTTATCTATATTAAGTCTTGTCCTCTTTAGTTTCTTTTCTACCCAAGTCTTGTCCACTAACACCTCATCGTTTAATCCTTGTTGTTTTATATAGCTTGTAAAGTCTTCTCGCATTTGTGGATCTTCTACAAACAATATCTCTGAGAATTCATCTATATTTATTGTATCTTCTTCTTTTAACTTAGTTTTTATAGTGCTTCTAATCTCTTCCGCTTTTACTGCATCATCCGTAATATTTTTTCTGGTCCAGTTCTCAGCTGCCTTTACAAAAGTTTTTGTCATATCTCTTTCATTTGTGACAATGCTTGCACCTAAAAAGGTATTTATAAAGTAATTGGCTCCATATTCATCCTCTTTACTGATTTTTTGCTTATCTAAAACCATTAAATTGTACCTTCCATCTTCCCTAATTGGTTTAATGAATGCAGCCTTTTGTATTTTTTGTCCTCTGCCTGGAAGTCCTGCTGCTTGTGGTACAATCCCAACTCCTACTTTTTTATCAATGAATTGGACTTCATGAGTAAAGTTTTTAACATAATCTAATTTAAGTATTGCAATCATAGGGCCTTGATCTGTAGTTATTGATGCAACTATTAAATCAGCGCTTGGAATATTTGCATTGCCTAACATTATCATGAATAATTGCTTGGCTAACTCTTTGGATGAATTTATTAAATCTTTATCTATTCCTTTTAGATAATCTTGAACCACTTCTTTTACAATACTTCTTTCTTGATTGAACTTTGCATATCTAAGCTCTTCATCTTTTAAACACTTTTCAATATGCTTGTTTAAAAACATATACGTCTCTTCGTCTAATTCCAAACTATATTCATTTAATATTGCTTCCTCTCCATTGCTATCTAGCACATGAATTACAGCTTCATTAATATTAATTTCATTAACATATTCCATTGTTTATCCCTCCTAAGCTATCTTTCTTACACATTTGTAATAAAAGGCTGTATGTTTTCCATTCCAAACTACATTTATAGTTTCGCCATTGTTATAAATGCTTACTATTTTCCCTTTATATGTTTCTTTTGCGTATTCAAATTCAACGATATCTCCTGCATTTAAACTTTGATCCGGAGCCTTTATTTCTATTGTTCTTGAGATAACTTCATCCTCTTTATATACTGGTTTTTGCTCCCACTCTATTACCCATCCACGAGGTGTTATAACTGTAGTTCTATCACCAGGCATTATTATGTTTGCATCACCTTTACGCTTTATATATCTACTTGGATTCATCTCTTCTAATTTTTTAAGCTGCATTTCATTTAGTGTTTTGTCTTGATTAACAATAAGAATTTCGTCTGCTGGTATTAATCCTACATCTGTACCTAAGTCAAACTCATGCACGCCTTGTCCATTAAAATACTTTGTCCTATCTTTTAATTCAACAAGTAATGCTCCAGAAACAGTTTTTATGATTCTATTACAGCTCTCTTTATAAAGGTTTATTATATTCTGGAAGTAATCTTCTTTTATCTCTTGTTTCTCAACTATAACTTTTTCTTTAGGCTTGATAATAGGTTCTTGAATAGGCATATTGAATAAATCAATTTGACCTTCTAGAATGTTTAACTTTTTCAATTACCTCACCTTTTCTTTTCACTTGATTTTCATATGATAATAAAATTTTATGATAATGACTTTTTCTCTCTATTACTATTATTCATTTTCTTTCTCTAGCTTACATATAAATTAATTGATGGCACTAGCAGCTAATAATAAGCAAGTGTTAGGGCCTTCCTTCTTTAAATTTATATTTCTGGAAATTCCAATATAAATAAGAAGGGAGGTGATCTTTGTGAAAAATAAGAATGACGCTAATATGAAAGTCAAATTTAAACTTTCAATAAGATTAAGTCTAACAAAATTGAATATATTGGATATTTTCATACTGCTAGATGTAGTTTATAAATTGGTATCCCTTCTATTCTAATTGCGAAAGATTCCTAGCATGCTAGTGTCTTTAAAATAAATCTGTTCTTTTCTTCATCAAATTTTAATATTGCGTAGGACTAGCCTACTTCATTTAATTTATTTTTCTTACATAGTTCTGGTAAATTTGCTTCTACTAATGCTTTCGCAAATGGTGGCGGTACTGCATTCCCACACCTAGCAACTTGTTTAGTTTTCGGATATGTCTTGCCAGTATAATCGTGGTCTATAATATATCTTGATGGGAATCCTTGAGCTGCAAATAACTCATGTGGCTCTAGCATTCTTAATGTTATATCAATTATTTGATAATCAATGCCTTTAATAGTGACTAATCCAAATCTATCCTTACTCACAACTGTATCTAAAGGTTTGTTTATATCTTGTCCTACACCTTTTCCATAGTATTTAATCAAAAATGAAGTATCCTTATATCCAAAAGATGTTTTACCACAATATTTTTTTAAGAACTGACTTACTTCACTCGAATGATTGTTAGGCTCTACACCTAATTTAACTTCAACAAGTGAATGGCATGCTCTAGCTGTTATTGTATGCAAACTGTCATTTAATCCACTTGCTACTGATCTACTTTCACCAGCATAACTTTTTGATATGAATGCACTTACCAAACCATATCGAGGTGAACTATCTAATGTCATTATAGGTTCATCAATATTCTGTCCTCTTACGCTATTTTTTGATGTTTCAGTATGATATTGAATTAATGTAGGTGTTATTAAACAAGCTTCTGCCTTGCTTACTATAGTGTTTAATGGTTCGTGAATACTTCTTGACCTGTCTTTTGTAAATCCAGTTTGTCCAATACTTACAATGAAAGGTTCTGGATTATTAAACACAAACTTTTCTAAGCCTAAAGCAATTCTTTTGAGTGTATTTTCTGCAAGTGGTTTACTTCTTTCAAAAATACTTTTACCTGGTATATCCCAATCAATTATTTCAGCTGCTGTTCTCCATGGTTTTAACATTCCGCATTGAACTTCTAATCTATTTGGATCACCATGTGTAGGTTCTGGCCAAACTATTGGTTTTCCATCACATCTAGCAACCAAGAAAAATCGCTTTCTATTTGTTGGAGCTCCATAGTCACAAGCCTTCAATTCTCTATGTTCTATCTTATATCCCAATGATTCTAATTGACTTTTCCATTTAGTAAAAGTTTCACCTTTTTTACTCTTTATAGGTCTCCCTTTCTTTAAAGGCCCCCAAGTTTGAAATTCTTCCACATTTTCAAGAATTATCACCCTTGGTCTTACTGTTCCTGCCCATTTAAGAACTATCCACGCTAGTCCTCTTATTTTCTTTTCTACTGGTTTTCCGCCTTTAGCTTTGCTAAAATGCTTACAATCTGGACTAAACCATGCTAGTCCTACAGGTTTTCCTTCTGTCGCTTCTTTGGGATTTACTTCCCAGACATTTTCACAATAATGCTTTGTTGTTGGATGGTTGGTCTTATGCATTAATATAGCATCAGGATCATGGTTGATCGCTATATCTACACTTCTTCCAATTGCTAATTCAATTCCTGTACTAGCTCCACCGCCACCAGCAAAATTATCAACTATTAATTCTTTCATTTTTTCCTCCACGTCTGGAGGTATGGCCATACATTTTATCTAGAATTACTCCGATTTAATTGCATATATTTTATTTTTTATTTACTAAATTAACTCCATATATTTTTTTATGAATAAAGATTTATTTATTGTTAATAATAAAAATAACCTTGACAATTGAATATTTCATAGGAAGGTGGTGGGACCTATGAAACAAAAACAACTTATCGCTTTAATAGCACTTTTACTATCAGTTATTATGTTGGTAAATAGTTTCGCTCTTATAGCTCAATAATCAACTGTTTCATATCTAAAGTCCCGTACGGCGTTAAACTAATTGTTTGATGACTGTACACACAGAGTTAAAAACAAAATATAAATAACTCTGCTGTACCCACTTTCCTATTTAGATAAAAGCCTTATTGATAACCATTATCATTTCTATATTTAATACACCCTTTTTTAGTATTGTGTAGAATTACTTAGTTATTTTATTAATTACTAGTCCACATTCTTTTGAATTACAATCACATTTTTTTACACAACTATTTTTATCTGAACATTCTTCGCAACATATATATCTATGTTTATAACAATCAAATTTACAAGCAAATGTATATTCTCCTTTAGGTTCTCTGCCGCATTCATAATTTATTTTGTATTTAGGATTTACAATACACTCGGTGCATTTATCGCTATTTCCATGTATGCAACAAAAGCAATCTATGCCACTCTCTATCATGGTATATATATTTCTCACCACATTCCCTATAAAAGCATCTAAATCAATGAAATCGCTTTTCCAACTTTCAGCATCATATTTATCATATCTAGTGCTAAATGAGAATTTTGGTCTATTTTCATCATCTACTGATATATTTTTGTCAAACTCAATTTGAGATAAATTTAATTCTACAAATTCTGGTATGTTTTTAAGTAACTTATCAATATATTTATATACCCCTCTATCTTCTTCGCTTACCATAATTGTGTAATATTCGTTATCATTGTAAGCTTCTTTTCTAAAGTTTTCTTTAATCTTTTGCATTATTATTTCAGCTTTTCTAGGTTGCCTGTTTGGTGCTTGACTAAATAATTGGCCTCCTACGCAAAACATTAAATTTCTTTCGCTAATTGTTATAGTTTCTTTTCTCATTTTTATATCTTCCTTTCAATTTTAATTCTTCGCACTTTCTACATATTCAGCACTAACTATCTATAAGTTTTAATGCTTTTTCCCTATTATCTTTTCTATTTCTCCAAGCTAATCTCCCTTCTTGCTCTTCTGGAAGTTCAATATTCTCTAAATAAATACCAATAGCTTTTATAGCAGCAACATCTTTCATTAATGCTGAAGCTCCACCAAGTAAATTCTCTATTTCCCATATAGATGGCAATGTATCACTTTTATCTGCATATTCAGGAACTTCAAATCCATATTTTTTAAATGCCTCCCATAGTTCATCACACCATTTGTCTATCTTCGCATCTTTTGTTTTATCTAATCTTCTGCCTATATCAAAACCTATCTTATAAGCTACGTCCCTAAGTTTATAGTTTGAACTGGCAATCCCTCTATCTCTCAGATCTCTCTGAATTTTAGCTTCTTCATATCCTCGATATAAAAGACTTAATATGAAATCTATATCCATTTTAGATGGATTTATATTTAATCTAGGTGATTTTGCTACTCTCCATCCATTATCACTTCTAGTAATTAAACCAATTTCTTTAGGCACTTCATCTTTCTTTATAAAGCCTTTAGGACAGGCTATATACATTCTGTTACAACATTCTAAATACTTCTGAAACTTCTTATCTGCTAACCATACACCACGTGTCAATTTAACTTCATATAGCCTTATATCTTTAGTTGAATATCTATGCGGTGTCATTGCGATCACATCTGCCCTTGAACCATTCATTCCTGGTATTTGAATTTCAGTAAAAGTTAACATACCTGCGCTTCTTAGATATTTTGCTAGATCTTCCTGAAGTTCTCTCTCATTTTTGAAATCAGATACCTTTTTCATATTCTCACTTCTTTCCATTTACAGTTTCCGCATTATTTAATAACCTTTAGAATTGGTTTATTAGCTTCCTTTTTGTATTCATTCTTAAACTCATTAATGTAATAATCAGCATTACACTTCACATTCAGTAAACCTCGTTCTTTATTCCAATTCATTCCATATATCTTATTAATTCTTATATCTGTGTCAACATCATATAAAGTCCATCTATCTGTTTCCCACATCCCTAAAGGTGGTATTTCGCTGAATAAATTAAAAGGTATTGTTATATCAGAATTTCTTATACAACCTTTTTCATCCATAGTAAAATATAAACATCCTGCTTCATTTCTATTTATATCCTTGCCTCTGCACTCGCCACCATGTCTGTTGCTTCTCTTGCAATATGCACATTCTAAACGATTTGGTAAATCTTTTGGTCTATCCATCTGCAACACCTCATTTTCATTATGTGGGGGATTTCTCCCCCATTTTTTTGCAGTAACCTTAACATTAGCAATTGTAATCCCTGCTGCTAACACTCCTAGTCCTGCAAGATTTAACTATTTAAATAAATCTTTTAATTTTATCTTAAATCCCTTTAGTGTAGCTATTAAAACGGTAATCCCCCCTATAATAACTCCTATTCCCATACCTCTTAAAAAATCATCATTCATATCATCTGGCTCTCCTAACGTTATTCATAATATGCTTCGGGTTCCTTTTCTGGATATACATTCTCATTGTCATACGTTTTATCAATTTCAATGTAAACATTGGCTTGCTTTAATGCCATAAGATATAATTTGAATTCATCAATATGTCTTAGAGAGTTTAAATTGCAATTATCATCAACACTAAAGCTCCATTGATTCTTTTTATGAATATCATCCCATCTATAAACATCAATACAAACGTTCATTTTTTCATCATGTTCGCATTCAAAAATGATTCTTCCTTTTTCTTGCTTTAACCAACTTCTTTCTTCAGTTTCCTCAAATTCATATGAAACTTCTACTGATTCATAGCTTGGCCCATCATCATAAGTAACCTCTAACTCATCAGTTTCAACATTTTTGCTTACATACTCACACCACTTTTTAAATACATCTGAAATTTTAACTTCCCTCATTTCAACATCTGTAGCCATTAATTCTTTAAAATTAGATAACAACTTTCTATTATCGCCAGTAACTTTGTTTAATACATCTGATAAAACGCTGTCCAACTTGACAATATATTGGGAATAATCATAGTTTTCTAAGTATGGAACCATGGCTGATTTTATTTGCCCTTCAATTACTTTTCTTGCATCTCCACTCCAACCAAACAACTCTTTTAATGATTCACTAATTCCTTTTTCAACGTAATCTGAAACCATTTTTTCTATGGATCCATCCTTTAATTTATTTTCAACTGTTAATTTAATACTTTCTTCTAAATTCATTTTTCATTCCTCCAATAATCTAATTTGTAGTCCTTCCTTAAAGTACTTCTTACACTTATCCGTTCTTTGTTTGTAAGTTCCTGTAACTCTGCATATTCCACGACATAATTTAATGCTATTTTTATATTGCGGCTGATAGTTCATGCAAAAGTGGCAGCAACATTTATTTATTAGAATCTTTCTTGAGGTATCCATCCTAAAAAATATCCTCTTCGCTTATGATTTTACCGCCCATACACGTCCTTATTATGCTTTCACGAGTGAACATACCTTTTTCTTGTTTTATCGTCTTACAGAGTCTATCTGTAGCTTTATCACTTATTCCTAAAATCTCCTTAATCTCTTTTCTAGAGAAATATTGTTTTAATAACTTTTCTTCTAAGAAATTTTGAAATCCCCATTGAAGCTCTATATCTAATGCATGTCCATTTCTACCATGGTGTATAGAATAATGACATTCATTGCAAAGATTTATAATATTCTTTTTGCATTTAATTAATGCAGGCTGCTGACTTCGTTTTATCCTGTGGTGCTCTGTAATTATTCCAAATACATTACACACTTCACATTCTCCGTATTTAGCCATTATTCCACCTCTACTTATCCCAAAACACTCTGATAAACCTCAAATAATTCCAACGTCTCTTAACTAATTTTTTATTATGTTGCTTGTTTTCAACCTCTAAATTAATTCCATTTTTCTTTAATAAGACTAATGATCTTATGCATACCTGAATTACATCAAAGGTTTCCTCAGCTATATGAATTAACTTACCTTCTTGAATAGCTTCTAGCATCTCATTTGATTCCTCTTTAAAGTCTTTATTTATAAGCTCCCAAGTATCCTTTTCATTGTCTTCGCCAGTTACAGGGTTCTTACCTAACTGCATAAACTTAATCATCATCTTCACCTCTCAAACACTTTATAATTTCATGAAGTCCCTTGACTTTATTTAGACTTCTTTGCATTTTCCTTTGAGCTTCTTTTACTGCAGCTTCTATTGTTAATGTTCCAGTCATATCATCAAGATAAATATCTGAGGCCTTTATAGATATAATTAAATTTATAATATCTATCATCTTCTCTATTCCTCACTTTCTATGCACTTAATACTAATATCCTTACCTAGCAATATTCTTAATGGATCTGCATAACTGTTCTGTATAGCAGTCTTTTTAAGTGCTTCTTTTACAGTAATAATAATTAAATGCTCTTTCTCTTCAATTTCACAACCTTCAAACCATGTCCTATATGATATTTCATGCCATTGATTAAAAATAATCTCATGAAATGGAGTCGGAAAGGAAAGGGGTTGGAGTTGTGCTTCTTCTTCTTTCTTTTCATTCTTATCATTCTTTATATTCTTATCATTCTTGTTAGTGGTTACCTGTTGGTTAGGGGTTGGTGACCCGTTGGTTACCTGTTGGTTAATGCGTTGGTTAGCTTCGTTACTTTTACCTTGGTAATCCCCCCAATTTACTATGTTTATAAGCATTCCTGTCTTGGTTGATTCGTAGGTTAAAAATTCGTATTTTTTGAATTTTTCGAGTGCAGTTCTTACATTTTGTCGTGATATACCTTTTCCAGCTTTTTCGATTATCGACTTAGAACTTGTTACAAATTCGCCAGGATTAGCTTTAAATTGTTTACCTTGCCATTCCCGTTCTTTTCCTTCATGGTTAGCCATTCCTAGAAGGGTGATAAGAATAACTTTTTGCTCTGGAGTTGAATTTAACCAAATGGCTTTTTTAAACAGACACCTGTGAATCTTAAACCACCCTTCATTCATTTAATCAGCTCCTATTTTTTGAATATACCTTTATTTAATGTTTCATATTTAAATCCTTCACTTTGTACCAATTCTTTTAATTTCAACATATTTTCCCCATTAGCAACTACTCTAAGTTCATAGAAATACAATGTTTCTATTTCTTTTGCTTGCTTTTGAACTAGTTTAGAATGTGTATGAATAACCTTCTGTTCATTTACTTTATCTATAGGCTTTATTTCTTCCTTAGGAGGTTCTGGTGGGTTCTCTGCTTTACTTATAGCTTCTGCTCTGATATTAATTTCTTTAACTATCTTATCTAATGGATAATTCATATTTATATATCTATCAAAATCCTCAAATTTTAGCTTTGATTTTATATTTACATTAGCACTCTCTATAGTTGCTAATATTGTAGATTTCTCTATTTCTTTTAATTTTAGTTCATCTTGCTGTTCTTTCGCTAAACTTGCAGCTCTTTGTGCTATATCCTCTTTGACACTTTTAGCACTTGCTGAAAGATTTAAGTATTTGTCCAATACAGTTAAATTAGATGAATACTTTTCATTTAACTGATATGCTTGTATACTTTCCTGAATAAGTTCTAATGCCTTGTTTCTCTTTTCCTCTCTACGTTTATTATCAAATATAGTAATTCCTTCTTTGATTGGCTGCTCTGCATCTGAAATTAAACCCATAAGTTCTTTACACTGCCCTTCAAATTCTCTAATAGGAACTTCCATATCTTTCTTAACTGTTTTTCTAAAGTCATCAATCTTGTTTCTAAGTCCTGCAAGTTCTTTTTGAGTGGCTTTGCAATCCTGTAATCCTTCTTCTGTTACTACTATCCCTCTATATTTAGCGATTGTTTCCTTTAAAGATACTTTCACATCTTTAAAGTTTGTTTTTATTATTGGCAACTCCTTAATTACTTCTAAATCTTTCATTGGTCCATCTCCTAAAAATCTATTTGTTCTGGAATTATATTTTCTTTTTCAGTATCTTTTTTTTCTTTCTCTAACTTTTCTTTTATCCTATTTAATTTATTTATGCATGTCCCCAAGGCAGCATTTGTTATATCCTCAATTTTTGATACTCCTGCCCATTCTAAGAACTTCTTTTCGTTGGAATGAGTTTCATCTAACAGACTTTTAATTGTAAATACACTAGCTTTATTAATTTTTTGTTTACCTTGTTCAGCCTCTTGATCTACTTCTCCACCTTCTATTGAATCTGATTCGGCTATTTCAAATGCCATTATATATAAATATCTTCTTGCAAAACTTTGGGTCCCTCCTATATTCTGTATTGCACTGCATCCTTTTAAAATTGCTATTTCAACCGGGGTTGACCAGGTTTTAAAATCTTCAATTTTGTCTGAATCAGTAATAGTAAGCTTAGCTTCATTAGCCTCAAATTGGAATTCGCAATATAACCCAAGTTCATCACATATTCTATTAATGTGAGGTAGAAAATCACCTAATTCAAAATAAGTGTAGTTGGAGTACTTATTGTATCCGGTCTTTTTCAATTCTTTTTCTTGAAGCATCACTCTTGCCCTAGATATTTTTTTCTGTATGTTTAACTTTGGTTGTTCTTTATTCTCGGCCATACTTGCCTCCTAATCTCTATAAATACTTTTGTAAGTCGAACATTTCATATCATCTTCTGATAAATTTTTTCTCTTACCTTCAGAGTCTTCATAATACTCAAAATCAATCATTTCTATTGATTCTGAGCTACACATCCCATCTTTATTATGGATACATGTTATTGCACTACATTTAACTAGCAACTTGCATTTCTCCCCTCATATGGTATAATGGAGTTGAATTTTTACGCATGGCTACTTCGGATACTTTGGTCGGGTCCTTAGTAGTTTTTTTTATTTCTACATTCATACTCCAACTTTTCCTTTATAACTTTTTAATTTTTTCTATACATTTAGCACAAAGCTTAATTCCACTAACTTCCTTTAGTTCAACTCCTGCTTCTTTACAGCAGCTACAACCAGGATTATATTTTCTTAAAATTATAGATTCATTATCTGTAAAGATTTCCATACTACTTAATTCTGTTATGCCTAAAGTTTTTCTTAGTTCCATAGGAATTACGATTCTTCCTAGTGGATCTACTGCTCTTACTATTCCTGTTGATTTCACTTTGCATCATTTCCTTTCTTTCCTTTTCTCTACACCATGGACATTTATAGCCATCTGTAGGAATCTGGGCATATATACTAATATTCCATATTGGACCACATGTACACCTAGCAACCATATAACATCATCCTCTGCTTATGTGCTATTAGTGGATCTAGTTTTTGACTTAGCCTAACTGTTTCATCAAAAGTAAGATTGTCTGAGTTATTTGCAATGCTTGTCTCCATTTCTGCTTTAGCTTCTTCAATAGCTGCATCTAGCTTATCCAATATTTCTTCTTTAGTTCCAGTGAAAATAATCATTTGGCCTTGCATTTTAAATCCTCCCTTATTTCCACTTCACTGAACTTTCCAGTTTGAAAATTATGTGAAGCTAAATTTTTGCAAATATACTTATCCTCATATTGGTCGTATATTTCAACTTCCCAATTTTCTCCTTCGTGATTGAATACTGTTCCTGATTCAATCAAATTTAATTCCTCCTTTTACTTTTTCTTTCAGCATATGGTAAAATTATGTTGAAAGAGGGTGTATTTATGGATAATAAATTTTTAGATTTCAAAGAGCAATGCTTTAAAAAGTTTCTTCCAGAGACTCTTGAACAAATTTCTAAAGAGGTTAAATCAAAAATTAAAGATGCTAATCCAGATGATTTTAAAGACTTAAGTGCTTTAGAATTTCAAGCATATATGATTACTCTTGTAAATAATCCAACTGTATTTAATTCTCTAATGGCTAATGTCAATTTAATCGAAAATTATCATTCTTGGCTCACTGAAAATTATGATCTGATTCCGAAGAAGAAATAGCTAAATAATTTAAAGCTCTTTCTTTCTCATTTTGCTGCTCTTGAACCGGTACTTCTTGAGCAGTTTCTACTGGAATTCCTATTTCATCTCTAACTAATCTAATTTGACTATCTGTAATAATTACTGCACAATGCGGGTCATGATTTTTCTTAAGATAATTAGCTACTGGTGCACAAGCTTCTTTTAGCACCCTCATTTCATATTCGCGTTTAGAAATACTAGGTTGAAATCCGTAGTCTTTAGGGCTGGTTGATTCCAATACCTTCTTAATAATCCTTATACTATCATCCACATATGATTCAACCTGGTCGTTTTCAGTTATATCTATACATCTAAGATTTATAAGAACCTGTTCTAATGCTTTTTTATAACTCATTTTTGTGTTCCTCCTACAATATTTTTATTATGTTAATTAGCTTGGACTATTACATCCTTTAATCATTAACTCTAGCTCTCTGTTTGGTTTCCAATTAATAATTGCTTGTTTAGCCGCTTCAAAATCTTTAATTAAAGTATTTCTATAAGAATTTACATTTAATTTATTCTTGTAATCATGCCAAAAACTTCTGAATGCTTTCTTTGCTAATTCTCTATATGCAGCTGTATCTTTTCCACCTAGTATTGCTACTACTTTCTTATTTGCCAGATCATTTAATTCTTGTTGTTGTGAATAATCTATAGTTGTGTTGTTTTCGATTTTTGTCATTCTGTTATCAAGTTCTACTGTTTTTTCATCTATCATTAGAATTGCTTGGAGCTCTTTAGATATTGGTTTGATAAATGCTTTTGCCAGTACATCTTTTGCTCTTAGTTGATAGTTAATTAACTTTTCAGCTACCTCAGGTTGTTCTTCTTGCATCTTAGGTGTTATAGATATCTTTGCTAACCATAGTGGAAGAAAATCTAAGTCTATTCCTAAAACCTCATTGTTTGGGTCAATTACCCCTGCTTCAAATTTGAGGCACCCCTTGTTTAAAACTAAATCACTTTGAATATTTATAACTTGTCTATCTTTTTGACCTTTTGTAAGTCCTATCCCATTACAGATATAGCTGACTCCTGTGAAAATTTTTCCTGTTGATTCATCCTTAACAGCCACTAAGCTATCTCCGAAAAACTCAACTGATTTGATTAATAAGTTGTCCATAAAGTTCCTCCTTTGCTATTGGTAAATTATGTTAAGCAGTTTTGTAAGGCTTTTCAGCCTGTCCATCTTTAGACTTCATTGATTAATTCTTCTAATGCAATTCTTACTGAATCTTTTCCAAACTTTTCAACTAAAAAATCAATTAATGTGCTATAATAATTCATTAGTGCTTGTTCACAAGGAGCTCCATTGCATACTACCTTGAATTCATTGTAATTAATTCGTTTTGCCATGATCTTACTCCTTAAATTTTTATAATCTATAATATGCATTTAATCGTTTTGTGTGATTTTATTAATCTCATTTATAAGTCCAGCAAATTGATTGTAATTTTCAAATTTCACATCTAGTCCAGTATTTAATGAACGTAATTCTTCAAGTGCTTCATATATTGAGCTTGCAATCGACAAATTAATTTTTTTAGAATTAACATCTAAGTAAGGAATATTTTCAATACTCAATAGCTTAATTTTCAAATTCATCCCCTCCTTGAAGTTTTGATTACTTTGATATGCTTGTACAAATTATTGAAATCTAGAAAAATATTTCTGTGACAGTACTTTCAAGTGCTTTAGCAATCCTTGTCATTACATCTTTTGATGGATTAGTTTTATTCTCTTTATCATTTTCTAATGTTGACACATAACCTACTGCTACATTAGCTCTCTCTGCAACTTCCCTAACTGTCAAGCCTAATTCTTCTCTTAAAATTTTCATCCTGTTCAAATTTGATTCCTCCTTTCACCGTTCGGTATGATTGAATAATATCACATTCAATGCTATTGAACAATTCTTCTATTCTATCATATTGAACTAAATTTGTAAAATATCTTTCAATCTCATTGAATTCCTTTTATTTCCTTCTTTTTTCATTGACATTGAACGTTAAAAGTAGTATTATTGTTCTATCAGAATGAACGGAGGAATTTAAATTGTTAGGTGATAATATAAGAAAGATAAGAAAAGATAAGAAAATGAGTCTTAATAATTTGGCAAGGGTTAGTGGCATTTCCGCAGGATACATAAGCGATCTTGAAAATAATAAATTTACAAACCCTACTATAGATAAGCTAAATAAAATAGCAGATATTTTAGGCGTTGAAACTTCGGATTTTTTCAAAAATGATATAGACATGTGGGACGCTACTATAGCTGACAGGGTAAAAGAGGAAGTCGCTGTATATGAATCTATTAATGAAGATAAATCAAATATAATTAATTTGCCTATAGTTGGTTCAGTAAGAGCTGGAAAACCTATTTTAGCTGTAGATAATATCGATGGTTATATGCCTACATTAAAAAGTTTTCTAAATAGAGATACAGATTATTTTTATTTACGTGTTCAAGGGGATAGTATGAATCAAGAATTCGGTGATGGTTCACTATTATTAATTGAGAAAACCCCATGTGTTGAAAACGGAGCAATTGGAGTTGTATTGATTGACGGAATGGAAGCTACAGTAAAAAAAGTTATTCAAAATAATAATATGATAACACTAATTCCAATGAGCACTGACCCTCAATATGTTCCGCAAATGTATGATATAGTCAAAGATCAAATTGAAATAGTAGGTAAGGTTAAACAGGCAATTAAAATTTATTAAAAGTACATATTAAATTGCATATCTATAATAATTAGAATTGAAGGTGTTGTTAATGAAAATAGCTATCTATTCTAGAAAATCAGTCTTTACTGGCAAAGGTGAAAGTGTTGAGAATCAAATTGATTTATGTAAAGATCATTGCGAGGTTTATTTTAAAAACGAGGAATTGGAATACATAATCTACGAAGATGAAGGTTTTAGTGGTAAAAATGTTAATAGACCTAATTTCCAAAGATTACTTAATGATATTAAATCTAATCAAATCAGTGTATTAATTTGTTATAGATTAGATAGAATCTCACGTAATGTTGCGGATTTTTCTTCAATACTTGAATTACTGCAAAAATATAGTGTCGATTTCATAAGCATTAAAGAAAGATTTGATACCAGTACACCTACTGGCCGTGCGATGATATACATAGCTTCTGTATTCGCCCAATTAGAACGTGAAACAATTGCAGAACGAGTAAAAGATAACATGCTTCAGCTTGCAAAGTTAGGAAAATGGTCTGGAGGGCAACTGCCTCTTGGATATGCTTCAGAAAAAGTTAATTATATGAATGAAGAAATGAAAGAAAAATCTTTTGTTAAATTAATTCCTATCGATGAAGAATTAGAAATAATAAAGTTTATATATAATAACTATCTTTCTAAAGGCTCAATTCTAAATGTTGTAAAAGATTTAAACAATAATGGATATAAAAGCAAAACTGGAGTAAACTTTGAACTGACTGGTGTAAAAAGAATTTTAAGAAGTAGTTTGTATGTCAAATCGAGTGAATCTACACACGAATACCTAAAATCAAAAAACTTTAACGTATACGGTAAAGCTAATGGAAATGGATACTTAACTTATAACAAAAAAACTGATAAAGATAATATAATAGTTGCCATCTCAGGTCATTCTGGAATTATCCCATCAATTGATTGGCTTCGAGTACAAAAGAAACTCGACTCTAATGCTGAAAAATCAAAACAAATATCAAATAGAAGTGGCACTGGATCTAATAATGCCTTGTTTTCTGGACTATTAAAGTGTGGAAAATGTGGTTCAAATATGGTAATAAAATATAATTCTAAAAATAAAGATGGTAAGAGTTATATTTATTATGTTTGTTCTAATAAAGAAAAGCAGTATTTAACTAATAGATGTGCAGCTCCTAACTTGAGATGTGACATTGTTGACCCTATTATAGTAGAAACAATACAAACCTATAATAAGAATATCATATTAAAGACATATAATGATAAACTGAATGATTTATTAAAAAATTCTGATAAACAGATAGTTGATAATTTAAAATCACAAATAATTGAAAAAGAAAAACAGGTTATAAACCTCGTTAATGAATTATCAAAAACAGAAATGGAAGATGTAAAAAAAATATATAGGTCCCAAATTGCCGCAATGACAACTGAAGTTAATAAATTAAAGTTAATCTTATCTAGTAGCGAAGAAACTCATGCCCATTTAAAGGATTCTATTTTAGAAATAAAACATTTAATACAAAGTTTCATAGATTTTAATAAAACTTTTAATACTACTGATGATATAGATATAAAACGAACTCTACTAAGAAATATAATTGAAAAAGTAACATGCGATTTCACAAACAAAATTTTTGATGTGAAGTTTTTTTGCTTGGATAACATGCAGTTAGATAGTTCAAGCGAATCCATGGACTGCAACTTATATACAAGCCAAAGGCGATGTAATTGCTGA